CCCCCCCCCCCCCCCCGGACACAGGCTCCTGTGTCCGGGGGTTTTTCATTCTGCGCCTACTGTGTTGATGCTGGCAGACACCTAGCGCTGTCACGCTCGCTGGCGCTTTCATGGCCACGAAAACACCAGCTTGGGAACACTCACTACCAGGCTTTTCCTGACCCGGAAAGCGCCACACTGTGGTCATTGTTGGGCCAGCATTGGGCCACCATTGCGCCATACGCTGGCTCATCTTCCGCCCATCATTGACCCATCATCAGCCCAACAAAGCGCCATCAAAACGCCATTATTGGCCCATCATTGATCCAGGCCGCCTCCTGGCTCTTACATGGTCTAATAATGGGCCGTTATAAGGCCAACAAAGAACCCGATAACGACCATGAGGTACCACTGGCCATAGAGAGGCCAACAAAGCGCCTTTATCTGGCCATCATTGGACCAGATAAAGACCCGCTACTGTCTCTTACTGTCTCTGGCGCTTATCTGGCCTCAAACTGGTCACCATTGACCGTTTATTGGTCTTTCATTGACCATTATCTGGTCACCATTGCGCCAGCTACAGGAGTCTAAGCGCAGCCGGATAATCAGCCATGCTGCATCACAGCCCCGGTTGCAGCTGCGCATCTCAGGCAGTCATCAACCGGGGCTTAGAGGGCTACAAGACCAGTAGATTCAACATAACTATGCATCACGACGTTTATTTAGGCAGTATCGACCGATGGCAACAGCGCAACTTACAACAGCGTCTCAACGTACGCTACAACACTGTTTCAAGGCTGTCACAGCACTGTTTCAAGACGCTGATACGAGGCACAAGACAAATGGGTTCTCAGCCTCTACGTAACATGCGAGAGGTGCGCTACGCAGGCTGTTACGACACTGCTACATGAGGCTTGTTGCTGCCTTGTTTCATTCTGTTGTTACCCCATCTGAGACACGTTGAAACGCCAATAGTCTCAGATGGGAAATAGGCAGGCATACAACAAACGCGTAACAACATGGTTTTCACACATGCAACAGGGCTCTTTCAAAAAGAACTGTTACAGCCCTGTTGCATGTGGCAGTGATACACCACCGGATAACTCAATATAAGCGCTATATAACACCGGCTGCTTCACATGCAATAAAGCATGTGTATCAGCCGGTGTTACGCGTTATCCGGTGGGCTGTTAATGGAGGCTTCGCCGACATGTTTCTGCGCTCTTCTAGCAGGTATTGAAACAGGGTTCTCAGACACCAGATGCAACTCCATCTGGTGTGCTCGTTGCAGCTGTTATCTCAGCTGCTGCCTCTACTTCTCAGAGCACAGAAACAAACGTCCCTGAACCAGTCTGTCTTGTTCCAAAACAGCCTGTCTCAGGGCCTGACAGTGAGTCAACGGAGCCCGGTTACACCGCGCTCCTTTACGGCGTTTACGGGCCTGTTCCAGTCCCGGCAAGACGGGGGTCACAGCAGTGTGCCAAACCTGCGCTCGCTCGGTTCGTCACCCTGTGACAGCGGCTGGAGCCGCATGGTGAGACCACGGTGCCAAGCAAGCTCGGACCCTGGTCTCACCTAAACCCCGTCTTAACAGGGAAAACAGGCACACGCGGTACCACGTCTCGGAGGCGGTACCGCCTCAACGACCCGTGGTACCACCAGGGGTGGTATCGCCTGTTTTCCCCTTCGTTACGCCACTTTGCCCACCTTACGCTCCCTAATGGTCGCTGGCGGTGGATCAGGTAAAAAAGGGCATAAGAGGGGCTGGCTCAGTCGTACGCTACGCGTACTCCTTCGGTCGGCATAGCCGACAGCCCTTCGGTGACCGTCCTCGCTACGCTGCGGGTGTCACCTCACCCCTGCGTCGCGTTGCTCCTTGGGGCTCTTACTGCGCCTGTTACGCTGTCGCTTCACAGGCTTGCCCTCCATAGCCCCACTGGGGCTGTCTCGGGTGCCCTCTGCGCGTCTGTTCCAGACGCTTGAAACACGGCACAGACGCATTGTTGATGCATCTGCGCCATCGGGTCTTCGCGATGAGTCCCGTGTCCCAAGGCGATGGGAAACAAATCATCGACCCTGATCTACGATTCGCAAGTCGATGACCGCAAACCACCTTGGTCGTATATGTCGCTGAGGGAGACACAAAATAAAGTCACACCTGCCTCATCAACATATACGATTCACGGTCTCATCACTCAGACCCTGAGAAACACCTGTTGCTCGTCAGCCAACTCTTACGTTTTTAATGCTTCGCACAAAAACGTAAGAGTTGCACATCATGGAGAGCAACAGGATTCGGTAACGGCACATCCATAGGCTGTACCGAGTGTCACTAAGGTCACCACAGGTTCCATCACAGAAAATACAGTAACTGGTAATACAGGGGTGGATACACCCAGCATATCAACGCTATTCATGGAGTTATTAACATCTGTTTCATAAGCAGATATACACACCCACCGAGCAACTAACACAAAGTGCACAGTGTGTAACAGCAACCCCATGCAAGCAATGATCAACAAAACTCTCATCCGACATGACGCTCCACTGAGACTCTCCCAAGTCTCAGCACAAAACGCATAACCAGTCGGATCATGAGAGATCACTGAATCGCATATGGAACAACCCACCCCTGCCTCGGGTTGTCTGTTCCATATGCTCCGATACATCGAGTGCCACCGCAGGTGGCACCGGGCTTTTCATCGAAAGATGGAAATCATTTCAAAAATGATTCCTGCAATCATTTCGTTCCAACAGATCAGCTCGCCGCTGGCGAGCCGAGCAGTTGAGAAGAGTCTTATCATGGCCAATACATGGCCAGATAAGAGCCATGAAAAACGACAGACAGGAGCCATCTATATGACCGACACCAACAACACGATCACTATCGCTGTTGCGACCGAGCCCACCACGAAGGTGTTCCAGCTCGGAGAGACTGTAGCGGAGACCATCGCACGGATGAATCTTGCGCTTCTCCCACACGTCGCAGGCGACACCCCGCAGTCGATCGACAATGATGACGACATCAGTACCCTCATCGACATCCCCCATGTTGAGGTCAATGTCGTCACGAACAATGCCTACCTGAATGGTTGGCTCAATAAGAACGGGCACAACTCCCGCCTCGTTGACGATGAAGGCATTCTGGACGTCCTTGAAAACGAGGACATCATGACAACGATCGTCGTCCCCGCTGCCGAGAACCTGGCAATGAACCCAGAAAACGGCGAAATCTCCCTACCACCCAACGAGAACAACATCCTCGTTCGCGTGCAAGACGAGATCATGCGCTCCGACGATAATGGTCAGCGTGTTCACGACACGTTCATCACGTTGATGCTCCCACCGGAGTATCGAATGACCCCGTCCAACATCGATCCCGACACATACGTCCGTGTCGTGGCGATGCCCACCTACGTCCACCTCGCAGACCAAGATCCCGAAGCCAACAAGGACGCCTAATCAATATCCCTTGATGATGGTGATCCTGTGGCCAAGGTAAAAAGACAATCGCCCACACCCGAACCACATATCAATCACCATCATCAAGGAGAAAAACAACCATGACTACTACCAAGAACATCGACCCACGCACGTGGTCGACTCGCAACAAGATCATCGCCGCGATCGCCGCAACCATTACTGTGATCCTCGCTCTCACCGGTATCACCATTGCAGTCCTCGGCTCGCAGTCTCGCAACGAAAAGAACTGCGCAGCTTACCAGGAGATCATCACCGGCAAGACCTCTCAGCTGGATCAGGCGATCCAGGACGCTAATGATGCACTAAAGACTGTCGACGCATCCCTGAAGACGGGTGAGGGTACTCGCCTCGCGCACACCGGCGATTTCCCTCTGTCCTCTGAGGGCCAGAGTGCGATCACCGATCTGAGCAAGGCCGTCGATGCTGCTAAGAAGGCCAAGGAGGCTGAGGACGCCAAGGTGAATGCTGCTGCTACCGACAGCAAGAAGAGCAAGTGCTCGGGCGAGCCCGACACCACCTCTGTTGATGCTGCCATCAAGGCCATCAAGGATCAGACACAGTCGTTCATCGACGTGCGCGATGCGTACCGTCTGACCAAGGCCACCGATGAGGCCAACGCTCTAATGGACACCGCGAAGACTGATCTCGCAACCGCGCAGCAGAGCGCGGCAGAGCAGATCGCTGCTGTTGACGCCGACCCCAGCATGGAGTCTGATGAGTCTGTGAAGGCCGCATACGATGCTCTCAAGGCCGTGGAGACCGAGTCTCACACTCTGTCCACCACGGTCACGGTGACCACCTACGATGAGGCTGTGGCCTCCATCGAGAAGGCGAAGGCCGTTGAGCAGAAGTCTGCTGAAGTGACGGCTTCCGTGGCATCGCTACAGGAGGCTATCACCGCCTACCAGGATGCGAAGGCCGCAAGCGCCTCGAACGCTTCCACCACGCCGGAAAACAGCGCCCCTGCCCCATCGTACGGTTACAACGGCAATGGGAACAGCAACAGCGGCTCGAACTACTCGGGTGGGTCTTCCTACACCCCTGCGGCACCTCCGGCCAATAACTCTGGCTCAAGTCTTGATGGTCGCATCACCTCCGGTCCCGGAGGGACAGGGCCGTCGGGACAGACAGGACCGGCAGGACGAGATGACCCTGATCGTGCTCATGGCTGCATCATCATTGAAGGACAAACCATCTGCCATTGATCAAACGATCGCACAAAGCCCCGTAGCGTGGTTCTGAACCCGCTACGGGGCTTTGCCATCTCAACACCCCACGCCCCAACACCAAAACAGAGAAAAGAGATCAACCCATGCTCCCATGGACCACACCGCTATGGCTCACAGTGGCATATATCGCAGCAACAGTAATTATCAATATCACGATACATCGTTGTAGAAAAACCCTCGTTAAACGGCAAGAGGGAAAACAAGAAGACAAACCTCGTACCAGAGATGCCACGTATTGGATATATACCATTATCTCCCCAATGATAAACTTAATAAACGCAATCGTGCTGACACTATTGGTTTGGCTCAGCGCTGTAGGCATGACCTGGTTGCACGCCAACCGCATCTATACATTCATGATCGTTACGTACGTGATCATTGGAGTCGGATCATCATTCGCAACACACAGGTTCCTCATTGGAGCACTAGATTATCGATTCTTCATTAAAAAAGATCCACTCATTGACCCATACGATCAGACCATCACCATATACGTCAAAAGATGGGTGATATTCAACGTCATCACAGATATTGTCCTATGGATGCTCATGGTTTCTATCCCTGAGCCAATACGGCAATTCTTCTCATGAAAGGATTAAAGGTATGGCAACACCACCTCTCAACATCGATGAATCAATGTTCGAGATCAGTGGCCTAGACCTGTTCAACCGTGTCCGTGAACGGATGGGGTGGACTGATCGGTACCTGAAGAGCATCAACGATGCTCAGCATCCGTTGCTCAAGGACATCGATCAGATGGTCATGGCGCTGGAGATCCTGCGCTCGACCGACAAAGAGATCACCATCGTGCCAGACTTCGACACAGACGGCATCTGTGCTGGCATGATCCTCTACGCGGGTCTCAACGAGATCGGTCTCACGACCAATCTCCATGTCCCCGACTACCACCTGGGTCATGAGATCCAGCCTACGGTCATCAGCACGGTCAAGCAGCAATTCCCCAACACGGAAGCTGTTATCACCTGTGATGCCGGAACCAACAGCCGCGATGCTCTCGCATACGCTAACCACATCGGTCTCATCACGCTTGTGACCGATCACCACGTGGAAGAGATCAAGTCACTTGCGCATATCCTCGTCAACCCCAACAGGATCGACGAGACATACCCCAACCGAGAAATCTGTGGAGCGCACGTGGCGTACCAAGTGGTGGAGCGATACGCATCGCTCTACCACCCCGACAAGCTCTCTGCTATCACGTGGCTCAAAGTCTTCGCAGGCATCGGAACAGTAGCTGATGTGATGAGTCTCGTGTACGAGAACAGAGACCTCGTACGCGAAGCCCTCATGTTCACCCGGCTACTCATCGCTACCCCTGAGCCCGAACCCACCTACACGTGGGTAAAGTCCAAGTACGAAGAGCCAGACGAGTTCGATGGCAGTGACATCCCCATCGACAGAACGCCCACGCTGCTGGCTATGCTGCGATCACAGAATCACCACCCGGTGTACATGCGAGCATTTGAAGGGCTAAGCATGCTGCTTGAAGAGCTAGGCACAACCCACGAGCGTGTTGATGAACAACTATATGGGTTTTCCATAGCTCCAGCATTCAACGCCACCAGACGTGTCGACGGGGACTACAGAACAGGCTTCGCTGTCTTCACGGCTAACACTCCAGATGAGCAACGAGCAGCCGCTCAGCGGCTTGTTGAGTACAATCTCCAGCGCAAGACACAGGTGCAAAAGATTCTGGGTGAAATCCTCGAAAGCGATCAACCGTGGGCACCGTATGTGTTCCCCACGGATGCGCTACCAGGCATGCTCGGACTCATTGCACAGAACCTCATGCTCATGCATGGGCACCCTGTGGCCGTTGTGTGCATCCATGCTGACGGATCGTGTTCTGGATCCATGCGCTCCCCCACGTGGTTCCCCGTCATCGAGCAGCTCTCATCGTTGCAAGATCCGACCATCGGCGCACAGGGTCACGAGTTCGCATGTGGTGTCCATGCGCCATCACCACAGGCACTGTGCAACGCATTGGCAACTCTTGTCCCCAAGCGCCGAGATGAGATCATTGCCGAAACAGGCGTTCTGATCCACTCAGATCCAGCCGCCCTTGTCCTGGGAACGAGCTCAGATGCTGATGCGCCTCTCTATGAAATCAAGGCGATCACGCAGTACATGGGGGCTGTGAGAGAGCTCGCGCCATTCGGGCATGGCTTCCCAGCCCCACCTGTCGACATGGTCATCAACCTCGCAACGTGCTCGATCCACACGATGGGTGATCAAAAGCAACACCTCAAGATCATCACGCCAGAAGGTGTGGCGTTGCTGTGGTGGAACCGTTCTGATCTCGCACCACTGCTCAGAGAGCGAAAGAACAGCGTCGACCCGGCAGACACCATGTACCGCCTACGAGTCACACTGAACCTCAACACCTTTGCAGGTCGCACGACCCTGCAAGGGATCGTTGATCACGAGGTAGAGATCGAGCCAGGATCATAAGAGAGCACAAACAAGCAAAAAGGAGCAGCATGCCACTAAAAGAAATGATCCGCGAACTCAGACTAGAGACTCGCAAGAGTCGAGCTGGCATCACGCTCATTGCCATTGCAACGATCGCTGCATACGTGGGGATCATGGCGCTCGCATACAACGTCACAGGGAAACCTGTGTGTGCGATCACCTACACCAACGCATTCGCGGCAACATGCGTCATCTTCTGGCGCAAGCGAAACGAGAACACGATCGCAAAGATCAACCGCAAACGTGTCTCAGTGAGAGAATACATAGCAATCCCCATCATCGTCACCGTCGTCAACCTGAACGCGACGCTGATCGCATTGTGGGTGAAGCAAACGCTGAACTACCAGTCACCAGCACAGCAACTGACGGAGACGACACCGGCTGTAGCAATTGCCATCATGAGCCTCATCATTGCGCCGATCGGGGAAGAAGCCCTCATGCGAGGGTTCCTGTACCCGCTTCTAAGGACGCGGTTCTCAGCTGCATCGACGATCACCATCACGACGCTGCTGTTCGCACTGCTACACGGCAACCTCACCCAGATCATTCTCACGATCCCATTGGGTATCACTCTGAGTTACCTGTATGAGAGAACGCAGAATCTCACGGCCTGCATCAGTGCTCACACGCTATTCAATGCCATTGCATTGGTACTCCCCAGCGTCCCAGTTAAGACTACTCAGGCAGCCATCGCAGTAGTAATACTGCTCATCACATTCATCCTATGGGTGGATCTCCCACGAGACACGCAGAAAGGGGGCACGGAAGGTCCAGTGATCTGGTAATGCGATGAGAGAGTGAGGGGAGGTGTGACGGTGGGTGAAGTACCCCGTCACACCTCCCGGTTCGTACACGGTACGAACCGGGGATTGGAATGAAGAAACAAGTTTCTTCAAATCTTTCAGCAATTACAGAACTGTCACAAGAAAGGAGGATCGCCATGATTATCCAACGCGGCCTCATGTATGACAATCGACAGAACATCGTCATTCCGAATCTGCCAAAGGATCTCGGTCCATGGGATCCTCCCAAGCCTGGAGAAGGCATCAAGGGCTTCGACGGCACGCCGGGTGCAATCCTGCGCCACGTGGTCTACAACCGTCTCCCCAGCGAGACGAAGCAGGATCTGCTGGACAACTGGCAGTACCGGGAGACCAAGAGGCGAATCCGCGACAGGCGCGGTGTGCTCATCCGCGAGCGCATCGTCTTCCTGAAGCGAGCTCGCGTGTACGCTGCTGAATTCATCTATGCGCTACCGGACACGAACTCTATGGAGTTCAAACTCTGGATGGAGCGTCAGAACCACGGCGGACTCACCCGAGCTGAGTTCCTTGCTCAGCAGAAGGCTCAGCGTGAGCGACTAGCAGACCGCCACTCTCTACGGTGGAATCCTGCGAAGCACCGCGCCAAGAAGCAGGCCAAGCAGCAGGCGAAGTACCGTGCACGTACTCAGGTAGCGTGACATCACCGTAGACCCACAATCTCGGGATCGTGAAAAGCGGTCCTTTCGCGAAAAGAACAGGGGCCATCCTCACCGGATGGCCCCTGTTTTATTGTGATGCGACTTCTCCCACAAAACACGAACGGGAGCCGTCCCACCAGCTCCCGTTCGTTTTACGTTGTGCGGTCCCACATCGTCCCAGATTTTGGTTCACGTTCCACGAACCCGAATCAACCTGTCGACGACAGTATACACGCATCTAAGCAACATACGCAACACCAATAACCGCAATGACAACTAGGCCGATTGTGATCTCCAACATATATTGGTAAATCATCGCGAGCAACACCGAAACAGCACTGTGGTCCCGATCACCAACACACGAACGAAAAGCAAGCTGTAGCAGATGTTGCAACTAAAACAGCTACATACGACACCCCTGTTTCCCTTGAAATATCAAGCCAAACAACACCCGTAGCAAAAGGCTGCTACACACCCAAAAACGGCTGCTACGGCACTTTCGCGCATCATTGCAACGAAAAGTGCCACTTGTAGCACTTGTAGCGGCTTTTTTGACCCAAGTCTTCAGGTGCGCATGCGCGTATGTGCGCGTGATACACGCATCCTGAAACATAGTCAAGTGATAATCTCACGATACGGAATATATTGATTCTCAGGGTTGACAGATACAACTTCTCCAGGTATCACACGTGCGTGTGCGCACATGCGTGCATAGCAAGGAAAATACCTGCTACATCTGCTACAAATCAGGCTTTTCCTTGAAATACCAACGGTTATATATGTAGCAGATATTTATTAAAAGTAATTCTCAATAAGTACTTTCTGTTGTAATACCGCCGAAAAACCCTGTAGCAGATATTTTTCTACATCCGCTACATCCAGAAGAAAAACTGCTACAGGCCCCTCTCACAGCATCCATCAACTCCCCTTCATGAGCAATGCGCTCCGCTGAAGAGGCTCCACATCCCCGAGAAGGCCCCCAGGCGCGTCTGTACGGCCCTGGGAGACAAAAACCGGCACTCAGATGCATTGAGGTCATTTCAGAGCCCCACAGACGCATCTAGGGCACACGAGACCCCCACTCCTGTGGTCTCTCTGGATAACGCGCTACCGCGCGTCGAGAGACGACGGAAGATGACGACCGGTAACATGGTCGTTGAACACCGTGCGCAGCTTGCGCGATAACCCCATATGATGTACGATTCCTCTGGCGTACGAGTACTTCCCTGTATCCCACATACGCGGCAGTCCCACCACTCGTGCCCCTTAGAATTGAAAGAAGGTCCCACATGCTGCACTCCACTAACGCCGCATCCAACATGACGAGGATGTGGTTTCAATGACGACAAACAACACCTCTACCACACCTGCTCAGAAGCAGGCAAAGCCTAGTCAAGTTATGCTACCGCCGGTTAATCAGCTGATCTCCGATGAGGTCGAGCTATTTTTTGCGATGCAAAACCAGGAAATCCTCAACGCCCAAGACGTTGAGTTCCAACTACTCAACCGCATCAACAACCGGTTGATTGCAGAGAATGCGAACTACGGCCTCAAAGGTACGCGCGTCTACCAGACACTGCGCACACTTCCGCCAGCAGTGATCGCTGACTGCATGCTCAAACGAAATCGAATCGTTCGTATCATGCTTTCAGATAAGAACACGGACCCCAACTACGACGTGCTTGCCGTGTATATGGACCACGGTCCAGATACCGGCATTTACGTCACCGATGAAGTCTCTATCCGAGTACTTGCCCGTGAATACAACTACTCGATTTCATCTAAAGAACTTGATCAAGTGATGGACACAATGGCCGACAACGCCCCTCGTGTCATGGTGAACACCAACCGCGATCTCGTGGCTGTCAACAACGGCATCTTCGACTACAAAACGAAACAGCTGTTGCCATTCACGCCTGAGATCGCCTTCACGGCAAAGTCCGCGATCAACTACAAAGACAACCCAATCAACCCCGTCATCCATAACGATGCGGACGACACCGACTGGGACATCGAGTCATGGATGGATGATCTCAACGACGATCCCGAGATCGTGAACCTCCTGTGGGAGATCATGTCGGCCATCATCAGGCCCAACGTCGCTTGGGACAAGACAGCATGGCTTCTCTCCGAGGTCGGTAACAACGGTAAGGGTACGCTTCTGACGCTCATGCGTAACCTGTGCGGTGAGCGAGCATGGACATCCATCTCCGTTGCAGACTTCGGCAAGGACTTCCATCTGGAACCCTTGATCCGAACGAACGCCGTCCTTGTCGATGAGAACGATGTCGGTGAGTACGTCGATAAAGCGGCAAATCTCAAGGCCGTCATTACAAATGACATCATCTTGATTAACCGCAAGAATAAAACCCCTATCGCGTACCAGTTCCGAGGCTTCATGGTGCAGTGTGTCAATGACACGCCTCGGTTCCGAGACAAGTCTGGCTCGCTCTACCGTCGGCAGCTCATCATCCCGTTCAACAAGAGTTTCACGGGTGCTGAGCGCAAGTACATCAAGCAGGACTACATGCACCGCACCGAGGTGTTGGAATACGTCCTCCACCGTGTGCTGAGCGGCAGCTTCTACGAGCTGTCTGAGCCAGCTGCCGTCAAAATGGCGCTCCATCAGTACAAGATCGAGAACGACCCCGTCCGAGCGTTTGTCGAAGAGTTCCTCGATCGTATGATCTGGGATCTTCTCCCGTGGCGCTTCCTCTACGCGCTCTATCGAGCGTGGCTTGTCAAAGACCAGCCGTCTAACCCACCACTGGGCTACAACAAGTTCGTCAAGCATTTGACACTTGTGCTTCAAGACACGCCTGATGAGGGCAAGAACTGGATCGTCACACCAGCCGCTGTGCGCACCAAGAACCGCATTGTCGGTGATGAACCACTGGCTGTCGAGTACGATCTCCACGATTGGATCGACATCCAACCAGCCGGAGGCTCTATGCGCAAGATCGGTATCCCTCACAACATGCCGATCTCCACACGAGGACTCCTACGGGCCACTGTTGCCTCCACTACTGGATCAACAGATGACGATCAAGACGACCAAGACAGCGCTAATGCTGTGAACTAACCATTCAGACACACGACCCCTGCTCCCCCACATACAAACCGGGACGAGTCAGGGGTCGTGATCCATTTATTCAACCGTGAACACCGCAATTACCCCAGGTGTTCAGAAAGGATCCCCAATGATTCTGAAACACACCACCCACGCTGGATACATTCGTCAGGACGACGTGTATACAGATCCCAACGGCGTCAACTACACCGTCTACCAGGACACTGACGCCGACGATCCCAGGTCGTGGCTCACCCACGAAGAGGCAGCTCTCGTTGTCATCAACGCCGATCGCAACACGCGAACCGACGACATCAATGACTACAATGACAACCCGGTCATCAACGATCTTCTTCGAGTCATGGAGAAACATGACATCGATGATCCAAGCGCCATCTCGTCCGAGTGGTTGGAGGGATGGATCCATAACACCAAACCCGATCATCCCTCATATGACATCGAGATGATGACAGTTCACACCAGCCAATCCAGCTGGTTCACTGTCATCGCAGCAGTCAAGGAGGGTTACGGTTCAGCTCGTAGCCACATCGACACCTTTGCCGCATGGGCGCGTGGTGACGTGTGGGTCGTATCGCCCGATCACCCCGATTACGACACACTGTGCGGCATCTACGCCGATGATCCCGAAAGTGCCGTCAAGTACTACATCAAGGACTACATTCCACATGAGCCACCTCAGCTAGAGACGCTCTTCTGAACGACATATCACAACGAAAGGGGGTAGCTCATATGAAGCGAACCACCTACAAGAAAGCGCGCTTTGTCTTTTGGGACATCGAGTCACTCACTAACGTGTTCACCGTCGCTTTCTTCGACCGAGAAACCCGTGCTCTCGACGTGTTCTATCTTGTCGACGTGGGCACTCCCGTCGGTGATGCACTGCGTCAACACGACCTGGACCACCACACGGTGCTCATGGCTATCCTCAAGCGCAATCCGGCATGGGCTCGCCTGTGGAAGCCAGACGAAAACCCCATCCTACGGTTGCATAACCTAAGTACGTGGCAAGCCAACCACACTCTGGCTCACATCATTGGGCTCAGCGATGCAGCTTCTGTGAACGACCCACGTTCCCAGAGCACGTACCTGCGAGAGTATCGACCTGTGTGTGACACAGATCCGAACTACGATCCTGAGACTCATCCGTTCGTGTGTGGCTACAACTCCGCCAACTACGATACGACCCTCATGGCCATCTATCTCGCAAGCGTCATGGAAAGCATTCAAGAGCCTGTCCGCCAGGCCCGTGAGCGTGCCATGCTCGCCTCGACAGACGATGAGAAACGTCGTATCTACGAAGAGATGATGGACACATGCAAGCTTGCGTTCCAGCGCACCACACCTGTCACTGCCGCTGAGATCCGTCGACACAACGACGCGCTCTTCACGGATGAGTACATCCGTCAGATGCCGTCGTACCTCACCTCTTCTGCTGTTGCTAACGGTAAGGGCTGGGACGGAACTGCCAACAAGGTCAGGCGAGCCATGCTGCATTCGGGTCGACACCTCGACATCGCACGCTTCAATGAGAAGCAGCAACGTGTGGGTCTCAAGCGCCTACTCGGCATGCTGGGCTATCAGATCCTCGAATCTGATCGATTGAAGCATGACTCAATCATCGAGACGATCGATGACCTCGTTGAACTCATCGCTTACAACGTGAGCGATGTTGTCAACCTGGCATATCTGGCTGATCACCCGACGTACTCAGGTGGTTTCGACCTCAAGCATGCGCTCATGGTCGACTATCCCGAGACTGTCTATCAGGCTGTTGACGGTTCCAAGTCAAAGCCGGACTGTCGCCCAGGCCGCGTCAGGCGCGATCGCCTCACCCCTGACTCCACCTCAGCCAAGTTCGTTGCGCGCGTTCTCGCGCCCTACGAGAGGCTGAAGGACATCAAAACGGTGTCGTTCATGTATCCATCCAAGCAGCGTGCCCAGGAACTGGGTATCGAACAGTTCGACGTTCTCGAACTGGCCAAGAGCTTCTTCTACGAGAACATCGAAGACAACCGCGCTCGCGCTGCTTTCAATGAGGTGTATGAATACTACGCGAGCATCCGAGGCAAGAACTTCAACGGATCCAAGGCATACGCGGAAGATTACAGTCTGGATCCAGACTGTAACAATGTCGACGGCGATGGAGTCATCGGAGCCTACCGGCTTAATGAAATCCCCAAGCGGGCCACCAACGTCCCCTACTTCCGAGCGGACGGTACGCCGACATCGTGCTTCGCGACGTTCTCGACAGGCGGTATTCACGGAGCTGAGGCCAACATGATTCTCTTCGAGGATCACAACGCTGAAGCCAACACTCTACGAGATCTCATTGACGCAGTCATTGAGACTCTCCATGTTCGCGATCTGCCTGAACCAGAGCAAGCCATGGCCATCCGTAAGAGTATCCGCGTGACTCTACCTGATGAACGAGTCATCCCCTGGCAACAGGTCTTGATGAGTAAGTCGTCGCCCAAGCCGGAGCGAGGTGCGTTCTTCAAACCGGTACGCAACAAGGAGCTCTTCGTCAAGCGTGGCGACGGATCGACCAAGCTTGATCCCAAATACGCCATGACATCGGTCGCGAAGGCTGTTCACGAGGACTTCTCGTCGTACTACCCCTTGCTGCTCACCAACCTCTCCGCGTTCTACAACGAGGCGTTGGGTGAGGACCGCTACGGCAAGCTCTACCTCGACAAAGAACGATTCGGTCAGCTGATGAAGGATCCCTCCATCACTGCTGACGAGCGAGACATGTTCAGCTCCAAACGAAGCGGTGTCAAGCTACTGCTCAACAGCGCTTCTGGCGCAGGTGACACAGAGTTCGAAGGCTCGCCCATCCGTATGAACAACATGATCATCTCCATGCGATTGATCGGCCAGTTGTTCTCCTGGATGATCGGACAGGCTCAGACTCTTGAGGGTGCTCGCATCATCTCGACAAATACGGACGGTCTGTACTCAGCAGACATCGACCTAGAGACAAACAACCGAGTGCTCGATGAGCAGTCTGAGCGCATCCATGTCTTGATCGAACCTGAAGAGCTTCTTCTGGTCTCCAAGGACTCGAACAACCGTATCGAGTTGGCTGTACCACCTGCGTATGAGGACGGTACTGCAAAGCCTCAGGATGCAAAGATTCTCAGCGCGTCCGGCTCATCTCTGGCATGTTGGCGCAAGCCATCACCCACGAACTCGTTGGCGCACCCCGCTGCTCTCGATCGAGCAATGGCGGTGTATCTACGAGCTATCGCGGTGACGAACCCAGAGCTGATCAACAAGCCAGTTGAGCTAGATACTGCGCGTGACATCATGACCGCGATCGCGCACCAGGATGACAGCGTCGAAGCGTTGCTGCTCTTCCAGAACGTGATCGCAGCATCCCCTGGTATGCTCACCTTCCACTACGCGGCTGATCCTATCCCGGCTGATCAGGAGGATTCTCCTGAGCTGGCAGCTCGCAACCCGCGAGCGCTCCAGCACTACAACAGGGTATTCGTCGTCAAGCCGGGCACCAAGGGCGCAGTCTCTTTGCGTGCAGCCGGTGCATGGAAAATCAACGCCACAGTGGCCCAGTCTCGCAAGAAGCGCGGCGACGCTCCTGTGGTGCGCACTGACGCAACCGCCAATGCGATCATGATCGCTAACGGCTATGCGCCAGATGCAATGACTGCGCATCAGTACAGCATCCAGCAGGCTCCGGTTGATCAGGATATTTCTATCCGCAAGATCACCGGTATCGAGCCTACCTGGCACATGATGGTTCTCAATGAGGATCTCATGTGTCTGAGCGAGGATCAGCGCCGCGCTCTCATCGAGCAACTGGATCTGGATACCTATGCCCAGATGTTCTGTGATTCGTACGAGTCGAACTGGATGAATACGATCCCAGAGCAAGAGCCGGAACAAGAATAAAACAACAGGAAGGAGCACACATGCCCAAGCAGGTACGTGTCCGAGGCCATACCCTCATCGCTGAGGGGAAGCCGTTCACCAAGTGGGGTGATCGAATCTTCCCCGAAATAGGACCGGATGATCAGACGAACATCACAGGTAGAGCCAAGTGTTCATGCGGGATCATGTCTGATCCTCTCTCGTCGGATCGAGCCCGTATCCGATGGCACGCTGCCCACAAGCAGGAGGTCATCGCTAATGGGTCGCCCTGAACACTATGTTGAGGGCTACCTTGTAGACGAGTGTCGACGCCGGGGATGGTGGACTGCGAAGTTCACCTCCCCCGGTATGAGAGGTGTTCCCGACCAGATCGTGGTGACACCCGCTCGAACCATCTTCGTTGAAACGAAGAGCGACATTGGCTCTCTAAGGCGTCAACAGATACGTGTCATCACGCATATGCGTCGCAGTGGCGCATACGTATACACGGCTCATACGCGACAAGACGTCGACGCCATTATTCAAGAACTACACATGCTCAATGAACAATCAATCAACAACAATAAATAATAAGGACATTCTTATGACCGATACCCATATCGCACAGACCAAACACGATGCCATCATGGACCATGATGTCATTGTTTTTAGTAAAGATCGATGCCCTCAATGCGATCAGACAAAGCGTGTAATGCGCAAGAATGGTATTGATTTCCATGAAGTAGATCTTCAAGATGAGAGTATCAGGCTAACTGACCAAGAATACGAAACTCCCTACGAATTTGTCACTCAAGTGCTTAAAGCAAAAGGTGCCCCAGTCGTAATCGTTAAGAATCATCGTTTGGACCAAGCTATTAAGGCATCGGTTTACGGCGACTTTACGTTCTGGTTCGGTTTCCGGTCAGACTTCATCAAGGCGATCACTCCCGATAATCAGGACTAACAAACAACAGAAAGAAGGGGCAAACAACAGAAAGAAGGGGGGATGCCATGGTCTACTACGAACCGCGTGTCACGCAAGCTGACAAGGACCATATAACACACAGGCTATCCAAATACGTCATGGACATCCGCCATGATCACGAACTATACAGACACCTGCACTGCTATTGGCCCGATGATCCAATCGGACCTAACAACTGCTCGTTCGATGTCATCACTGCGCCAGGGTCCATCACCATCTACGGTGATTGGATGAGTGCATTCACACTTCGTCGCTACGGCGACCAGGATATGTTGCTCGACTTCTGCAATGATAAAGGTATTGCCATCGGTTATTGGGCTGAGAAGCTTGATATGGACGAGCACACAAAGAACGCAGCCATTATAGCTATCGACACCGATGCTTTCTTCGAAGATGTCAAAGAGTCACTCACGCAATGGTTTATCGAAGAGGGCGTTACACCCAATCACGATAATCTGGATCCGGTCATGAATGGCCTTCGTGAAGATGTTTCGTTTGATGACGCAAAACATCCTTTTACCCAATTGCTTGACCTCTCTATTGATCACCCCGTTCAGATTTCACCTAATTCGAATCCCGCATACGATTGTATTTTGCCTGATCCGAATCCCGAAGATGCCTGTAACATCTTCGATCCAGAAAACGTGCCAGGTGAACACTACACCCTTGAATGGGTTAGAACATGCATGGCTATTCAATGGGCTGCTCAGACTTATACAGCCGCACAGTCCTACAAGAAGCAGAAGCAAATACATCGATACCTAACCACAGAAAGACATATGTTCCTGGGTGATCTCACATTACCGGAGAAACCTCCAGTGGTAGGCATCTGACGCACAACATAGACAGAAAGGAGGGCCTCATATGGGATTCCCGGTCCTGATGGACCAGCAAGCCGCCGCTTCGCAGTTCATCCAGACGAGACCCTATGCGGGTGTTTTCTTGGATATGTCGGGTGGCAAGTCACTGGCAACGCTCCATGCGCTCTCCAAAATCCAGCCCGCAGGCCATGTGCTGATCATTGCGCCGATCAAGATCGCCAGGCTCTCGTGGATCTCTGAGATCGAGAAATGGGGTGTCAACGTTCGTACGCGATCGTTGATCGTTAACGAAAAGGATCGTAAGCTCTCTCGCGAACAACGATACAAGCGTTACGAGGAACTTCTCGATCCGTCGACACCCCCGACTCTCTGGTTCATCAACCAGGAGCTCATCTACGATCTCGTCACGTGGCTACCGCCCCTTGACCCACACGATCGTAAGAAGATACCGACACCCAGGTGGCCCTTCCCGACCGTCATCATTGACGAATCTCAGGGCTTCAAGTCAGCATCTTCTCAGCGATTCAAAGCTGTCAAAGCTGCCCGTGGTCAGATCTCTCGTATGATCCTTCTGTCAGGCACTCCTGCGCCTAACAGTCTGGAGGATCTCTGGTCGCAGGTATACCTGCTCGACATGGGCCAGGCCCTGGGGCCAACCATGACCCAGTACCGTATGACGTACTTCGAATCGAAAGTACGTCTTGCCAACGGTACGCAGGTCAACTGGCAACCGCGCCCAGGCGCGAAAGAAGCGATTTACCAGCGCATCGACCATCTGGTGATGAGTGCCCCGACTGTCGCTCGCAAGCCGATCCCAGACATGACGTTCCACAACATCATGGTCGACATGAGCAACAACTCGCGTCAAGCATATCGAACGCTGGCTAATACGCTCGTCCTCGACATCGCCCAGGCAAACGGCATCGACCCACAGGCCGACCGTACACTGAGCTCCGTCTCAGCGACCAACAAGGCAGTGCTGCGCACCAAGCTTGTGCAGCTTGCTTCGGGAACCATCTATCTCGATGACACCGAGGATGTAGAGACAGAGGAAGAACTCCAGCAATTCGGCGTTCGTATCGATGTCTCGATGCTTCCTGTCGCATCACGGTCTCTCACTGCACCCAACGGGCGACAGTACGCGATCGTGCACAATGCGAAAGTAACAGCTCTGTTGCATCTACTCAGGCAGCAAGACAGCCCCGTCTTGATCGCATATTACTTCACGTGCGATCGTGACATCATCGTCAACTACCTTACCGTCCACGGCTATGACGTGCGTGTCTTCGATGGCACCCGTGATATGTACGAGGCGTGGAATCAAGGCAAGATCCAGGTGATGCTCATCCACCCGGCATCAGCCGGACACGGACTCAACCTGCAAGACGGTGGACACACCCTCGTGTGGTACACGCTTCCGGCATCACTAGAGCACTACATGCAGACGAACAAACGCCTGCACCGTGTAGGACAGCAACACCCTGTAAACGTCTATCAGATCCTCACACGAGGCACGATCGACGAGAAACTCCCAGGTGCCCTAGAGAAGAAAGAGCACTTGCAACAATCGCTCATCGATGCTGTCGAGAAGACCGTCGAAGACATCATGACGTGATGATGTAACACCATCACATTCACGCAACGGCCTGGATAACCACTCAGGCAAATCTGGGCCGTTGCGTCCCCATATCAACGAGAAAGAGGTGATCACCATGAGCCAACCTCAACACAGACAACCCCTAGCTGTCAGAGTTCGACCAACATCGATCGATGGCGTTATCGGACAAGACACAGCACTAGGCGAAGGATCCATCATTCGCCACATGCTTGATGCGTCTGCGCCGCCTATCAGCGTCATTATGTACGCCCCTCCAGCAAGTGGGAAAACAACGATCGCGCGCATCATGGCTGCGACAGCCGGGATTCACTTCGTTGAATTGTCAGCAACATCAGCCAAAGTATCCGATGTTCGCAAGGTTCTCACCGACGCGCAGCATCATTTGGACACAGACGGCACACCGACGATCGTCTTCATCGACGAGATCCATCGATTCTCCAAGTCGCAACAAGATGTACTGCTCCCTGGTGTCGAACACGGCGTTATCAGACTTGTCGGTGCAACGACAGAGAACCCTAGCTTCTCTGTCAACAGCGCACTCCTATCCAGATGCGTTGTCGTTACCCTGTCGACACTCACCGATGACGACATCTACAAGATCCTACAGCGGGCCATTCATCATCCAAATGGACTGAACCATGACCCGCAGGACACATCCATCCCCGATGACGTTCTTCGTACCATTGCGATGAATGCATCGGGCGATGCCCGGCAAGCGCTCACACTCTTGGAGACTCTCGATGCCGTGCGTGGCGATCAACCAGCCACGATCGACATGCTGACATCTCTTGCGCCACACGCTATTCAGCGTTACGACCGCGATGGGGATCAGCACTACAACATCGTCTCCGCTTTCATTAAGTCCATGAGGGGCTCCGATCCCGATGCAACACTGTACTGGTTGGCCAGGCTCATCGAAGGCGGCGAAGACCCCAGATTCATCGCGAGACGAATCGTCATCCATGCGGCTGAAGACGTGGGCCTTGCAGATCCGTCTGTGCTACCCCTAGCTGTCGCTGCGCAGCAGTGCGTTGCACTGATCGGGATGCCAGAAGCTCGCATTCCGCTGGCTGAGGCAGCGCTTGCAGTTACCACTGCGCCTAAGTCGAACGCCACATACCAGGCTATCGATCGAGCGATCGAGCTGGTGCGAACCACAGGTTCATTGCCTGTGCCTAAGCATCTGGCCGACGCTCACTACCAAGACGCCGCAAAGCTATACGGCAACGGTGTGGGATACAAGTATCCCCACGACTATCCGTATCACGTCGTAGCTCAAACATATCTACCTGACGATCTCAACGATCGCCCAGAGGCTCAAGTCTTCCGTCTCGATGACGCAGGCATCGGCCATGAACAAGTCATTGCTCATCGACTGCAAGCAATCGAGCACATGACACAAGCAAGCACCGATACCGACATGTAACAATCAACGCCCAACGGATCAATAACTGATCAGTTGGGCATTGATTGGCAGCGTGCGTAGTCATCAAGAGATCACGGAATCACCAGAGCCGACTTTCGATAAATTCTGTTGACATCTTCGATACTGTTGGCCTGGACAAGCTTGTCCACACTGACACCGGTCGACGCCGAGATGCTCGACAACGTATCTCCCGGCTGCACAATATAGATGCTACCATGAGCCCCATCTACAGGAACAGGGTCCGAAACCGGAGGTACTGGGTGATCAGAGTCTCCTGGTACCTGCGGATCAGGAGACTCGCCCGGTTTGTCAGCATCCCCTGGTTTCACCGGTGAAACCCCCGATTGTTGATTCTCGGAGACGCTACCGCGTCCCGAGGGTGATTGAGAAGAAACTTGATGGTCAGATTGAGATTGAGACTGTATTGCTGGTCGCTGGTACCCAACGTGGGACCACACTGCCAGCAAAGCAGCCAAGATCACCATGGCGACAACGCCCAATGCGGCGAATACCGCATTGGGGTTCTTCACTGAAGAAACACTCTTCTTATCCTCTCCCATGACACCCTCCTTTCTGATGTTACGTGTACGTGAGATTCTCTCACAAACAATCATACACGCATACATCAGGAAAGGATGGATTATACTGGTGTAGCAGGATAATCCATATCCACAACAAAACAACGAAGGAGACATTACTATGGCTCACCAGATTTCCGCATCGCAGATCCGCCCTGGTTCTACGATCATCCTCCGAGGCAAGATCGAATACGCCCGTGTGCGCAGTCTCATGGGGCCTGAAGACATCGACAAGCTCAACGAGACCCGTCGTGTTAATCGCAAGCCCGGTGCACCGTTCTACCCGCTGGACCGCAACAAGCCGGTCACGCGACTCTCACTATCCAACGTTGAAGTCGTCTTCAAGAGTCCCGATGGCAAGCCTGATCTGGAAGAGTACTACGTCTATGAGCGTTTGTTCCAGACTCCCGAGAAGCCTGAACTAGGCAATCGTTGGAGCATTGACAACAAGGGAAACCGCTTGCCGGTTCTTCTCAAAGTTGTCGACGGCAAGGCTGTGCAGATTACGGACAATGAGATCCCTGCGTCGACCATGTCGATGCCAACGGAGCCAGCACGAGATCAGCTCGTCACCGTTGTTCTCAACGTCTACTCGTCCGGTATGAACGCCAACAACGGCATCGGCCTTCAGACCATCATCTTCGATGGCGAGCCCGAGTGGTTCACTGGTGGCAATTCTGCTGTCAACAACAACGCACTCGCGGCTCTCGGCATCACGCTGAGCGGCCCGATCGTCGCTCAGGAAGGCGTTGTCATGAACGAGCCTGCTCAGCAGGTTGCGGCTCCTGCCGCCCCGATTGCGCCCGTGGCTGCTCCTGCGGTTGCTGCTCCCGTCGCGCCGGTCGTTCCGACTATCCCGGCTGTTCAGCAGGCTGCGCCTCAGAACACGGTGGTCGACGCAACTTCGGGGCTGGCAATGCCTGCTCCGGTGACCCAGGCTGTCGCGCCTGTTGCGCCCGCTGTTCCTGTGGTTCCAGCTGTTGCGCAGGCTGCGCCTAACCCGCAGGCCGCACAGCTTCTCAACGCTGTCGCGCAGCAGCAGGTTCCCGTTCAGGCTGATCCTGCGTCTGCCTTCGGTGTGACCCCAGAGGCTCAGCCTCAGCCGGTTGCTCCTGAGGCGTCTGTCGATAGCCCCTGGGCTATCTGACCAGTGACACATGATTGAGACGGATGCTGCTTCCACACTGCCCCACGCAGTGATAGCAGCATCCGTCTCATCGTTCCTCCCGTCTTTCCCATCTTCCACCCCCATCACATGTCGACACGAAAGGGCTCACCATGACCGTGTCTTCAGACACATTCAACCCCCGTACTGCGTTCCCCTCGTTCTATAACAACGAGATCATCACGCACGTACTCGGCCCTCGTGCCATCTGGACCGTTTCCGATCCAACCTCCAAGATGCCGATCGACATGCGCCATTTGCTGGGTGGCTGCTCTGGATGTACGCATCCAGGCCCCGTGCGCGGCGCATGGGCACGCGATGAACGCGTGCTCGTCACTCTCGATGAACTCACCGCTGGTCTCCCCACAGCCGCCAACTGCGCCATGTTCGTCGACGCACCTTCCCAGGGTTGCGTCGTTCTCGACATCGAGAAGACGTGCCCCGCCGACGTACGAGACAACCTTCTTGCGATCGGTGCTCTATACGCTGAAACATCTTTGTCCGGCAAGGGCTACCACTTGCTTCTCCCCTTGCCCGCGTCGTTCAATGAACTGACTGTTGCAGCCAGTAAGGCTGTACTCAAAGGTCCGCACGGGTGGTGGGAGATCTTGCAGTCTAACCACTTCGTCACATACACGCGCAACCCCACCCCGATGCCTGTCTCAACAACTGTCGACCATGAGCTATGGGACCAAGTATGGCGATCCGTCGCAGAGGATGCGAACAACGCACCAGTCGTCACATACGACAGTATCGACATTGATAAGAGACCGGAACACGATTGGTATGAACCAGTCCTCCATACGCTCATTGCTCGTTCACGCTTCTTCGGTCGCACACTTGACAACTTCGAGCATGATCATTCTCGTTACGAATGGGCTTATGCCCAATACGTTTACAACAACTTGCTTCAATTGCGCGTGAGCCCACAAACGATCAGCTTGCCATCGGGTGACAGCACCGCGATGAACAGTATCGTCGTCGACAGTGCAACAGCCTCATGGCTGATTTACGAGACTCTCGATCATTACCTGGAACATCGCGCCAAGCATGATGAGACTCGCAGTGACATGCCGTTGCTGCTCAACCTTGCAACACGTGTTGTGACAACGCGAGAAGCAACTGAAGCAACTGAATAATCCCAGCTAAACCCACGAAAAGAGGTAAACATGCTGCTCTCCGAACGAAAGAGCAAGCAATACATCATTGTCATTGATCAGTATGATGACAATCTTGGTAGGTACATTCCAAAGAGTCACACTATTGAAGCATCAACGTTAGTCGAAGCCATTAGCAACTGTGACCATTTCCGCCACACCAGCACAGCAACCCACCCATCGCACCTGCTTTCTGTACGCGAAGCCCAGGTGTACCCAAAGAGTTTCATGGATGCCGATCAGCACAACATGATCAGCGTGCTCAAAGAACTCGCACACAATCATCCCGACCTCATAAACGACATCGATGAATTCGCTGAGACATTCCAATCTTACATGGACACTCTCAATCTCAAAGACTGCATCCGAGATACCATCGATCTTCTTAACGCCATTCCTGGGATCGATGACATCGACTGTTCACTGGCCGACGACTGTGACTACGTGATGATCGAACATTACTCCCGATCGTTGGGTAATCTCTATCTATCCAACGGAACAGATACGCGACATCTGACCTGCGACCGAAACGCTCAAGGTCTTGACGGTCTCGCTGCACTCATCTGCGGCATCAGGAATATGCTGCGCCCGATCGTCTGAATCCTCACGAACACCAGAAAAGAAAGGTACCCACGAATGGCCCAGCGACCTTTACTCATCAACGATAAAACAATGCCGTGTTACACCGCCATTGTCACCATCGCCGCTGACACTCTCGACAACGCTGAGCAAGTGCTCAACGAGCGCATTTATTACGACGAAGACTACGGCTTCCCATACGAAGTCACTTACAGTGAACTCCAACCCGAAAAGTCAACCCGAGGCATCATCATCGACGCCTCAGTCATTCGGGATAAACTCGACTCATTCATGAAAATGCACTCTATCGATGGCAATGATCCATTCGACAAACCCATGGTTGATGCGTACAACCGTATCAAGTCGATGAACAAGGGTGATCTTAATGCTCTCATTTCATCGATCGATGACAAGTATGTATGGGAACTTTTCAATGACCTGTGCGATCAAGTTATCGATTCTGTCATTGATACGGTTATGAAAACCAATCCTTCGTAACAAACAATAGACCCTGGGGCTACTAAACATTATACCCCAGGGTCTATTGCCGCACTACAACCCAAGGAGTGACTAACATGCTACTCAATTGGTATGGCATCCCAGGTATCGGCTTTGAATGGCGTGGTTCCCAGAGTGACCCACTACTACACTACAAAGGACGCACATTCAATGCCAATGATATTCAGGATGCTATATGGGATTCTTTCGTTGACGAAACAGGCATCGTCGATGACGGAATCGAATGGGAAAACTACGTCCGAGATAAGGCTAGTAGCTACCTAGACGACATCATCGACTTGTGCGAAAACCAGACAATCGCCCCAACACACATCCTGCCGTCCTAAAGATCACCACGTGCACCACGTTGCGATAACACCGCCAGCAACAAAGAGCGCAACATACACATGCTCCAACCACGGAACACCGGCGTGATACCTCAAGTGATTACCAACAACACTTCGCCTGCGAGTCGACACAACGATTCGAGTGTCACCCTTCTCGATCACATCCCATGTAGACGGCATGAGCGGGTAGTACCACACCCATCCAGCCATGCTCATAGCATCAAGCAGGACATGGGTCACCATACCTGCGAGCAGCCACACGAGAACCGGTGCCACCGTTACCGTAAGAGCTCCCACTCCGAGCAGTACCCATAGCGTGTGCGTCCACCCTCTGTGAGCGATAGGTGCCGTAGCTGATTCACTTGCACTCTGGCGACGCCACATGGTCCCCCATGGCATGAAGCGCCCCATCAACGAGTGCGGTAGATCCGCATCAGCCAGCAACGTACCGACGATAAACAGCGGCATACCAATTGCAACGCTGATGTACCAGTACTCATCATCGCTCACAAACAGATGGTGAATCCACGTACTCCATGAGGCGATGGATCCACCCAGTGCATCTAGGCCATCGGACACCCACGATTTAACAGAGTCGATAACCCCGTAGCTATCCTCTATCGCCTCTGTATCCATCAACGGTATCACCTGAGAATGATCAGCACTTTCGCCCATCAAGATGGCAGCACGCCCGATACCAAGCATCGCCAACCCGGCAACAATATGATGCGAACCCCGCATAACTCTCTCACCTCTCCTATGTATGTTCCGACAGTATGTATTCATTCTACCGTCCAATGTGACAGGGTGCGGCGAGGTCTTTAGCCTCGCCGATGAATGTCACCGATTCGCTTCCCTTGGACCATTCTGATTCTGTATGTACCGAAGAACAATGTCATTAGAAACATCGCCCATAGTAGATATAACTTATCCCGTAGAAGAACACGAAAGGAGGGATTCCAGTGGCAGCAAGAGCGGCGCACACAAAGTCGATGGACGAATCAACACGTCTGGAAAAGAATCGGCGTATCGCCAAGTCTCAGAAAGAGACTCGCGAGCGACGGAAGAACAAAGACATTCTCGTTCGCACAGTGAAGATTCAGCGCAATAAACTCTCCCACTCTCAGCTGGAAGCCCTCGAAAGACTGTTCCTCGAAGGGAAATGGCTTTACAACACTGCACTGGCTCACAATCAGTTTGACGAAGAATTCCGTAGGAGCCTCGACAATACGGTTGAGGTGAAACTTCCAACCGGGGAAATCGAACGCCGACCCCTCACTGCCCTTGGCGGACAAATGCAGCAGGGTATCCTCGCACGCATAAGAGCCAACCTTAAAGGGCTGGAGGTTCTCAAGGACCACGGTCGAAAAATCGGAGGTCTGAGGTTCATCTCGGAAATGACCTCGATTCCTCTCAAGCAGTTCGGAGGAACCCATAAGATTCATGGCAGTAAGGTCAGGGTCTCTAATGTTCCGGGATGGATGAGGGTGAACGGCCTCAACCAGTTCGATATGGAACGCGACGACTTTGCTAACGCTGTCCTCATAAAGCGTGGCCATAACTTCTTCGTTGCCTTTACCGTGTACCGAGAGAAAACGGAACATAGCTCTTTGGCTACAAAGAAGTTTGTCCCGGATACGACCATCGGCTTAGATATGGGCGTCTCAACCCATATCACGTTCTCTGACGGCTCCACCGTTAATGCAAGAGTCGAAGAATCAGACCGCCTCAAGCGACTTTCACGAAAACTCGGTCGCCAGGAGAAGGGGTCAAAGGCTTTTGCAGAGACGAAGCAGCACATCAGAGACGAGCACGAAAAGGCGGTCAATAGGAGGAATGACGCCGCGAACAAGGTCGCGAGTTGGATCCTTGAGCATGAACACGTATTCATGCAAGATGAAAACATCTCGTCCTGGAGGCGTAGATCGAGCGTTGCACGAGGCTCCAGGGCAATTCAGTATGGGATTCTCGGGAGAGTGAAAGCAAAGCTCATTGGTCATCCGCGAGTCACGGTTCTCAAGAGGAACGTAGCGACGACCGCGACGTGCGTTTGTGGCGTAAAAACGCCGCATAATCTCTCGCAGCGCAAGTTCGAGTGTCCGTCATGCGGATACTCTGCTCCGCGAGATATACATGCAGCGCAGAACATGTTTCTCCTAGCGACTCCCGACAATATCAAAATCAATGGCTATGGAACGTAGCCAAACTCCTGTGGAGATGAATATCAGACGAAGAGCAGGACAGGTATTGCCTTCCGACTCTTCGCAGTTCGTCGATGAATCAGGAAGCGGTGACATCTTTAATGTCGCCGTAGTTCACTGGAACACCAGGGTTTTCGGGAGAGTTATGGATGGTCATACAAAGTACGACCCGAGACAAGAAATAGAGAGTCAGACCGCCTCACGGCGCGGTCTGACTCCAGTCTGACTTATTCAACCAACTTTATTCAGGAGGAAATACCCCATGCTATTCAACGAGATGCTTGTGACCACTACGATCAAGCTACTAGATGCTAACCGTGTCCCTGCTCTCATGGGGGAGCCAGGTATCGGCAAGTCGTCGTTCGTCGAAGACGTAGCACGACGCACCAACACGAAGTGCTTCACGCTTCCGTGCAACCTGTTGGCCGACAAGGCTGACCTCACGGGCGCACGTCTTGTTCTGGACGAAAAGACGGGTATCTGGTCCCAGAAGTTCTTCCCCCACGACACCATCTCCCAGGCAATCAATTACGCAAAAGAGAACCCGAACGAACAGCCAATCTTGTTCTTGGACGAGATCAACCGAACCACGTCTGACGTGACTTCGGGAACTCTCACCCTTGTGACGCTGCGTCGCATTGGTAACGAGGATCTACCCAAGAACCTGCGCATTATCGTGGCGGGTAATGACAAGGGCAACGTGACTGCCCTTGATGACGCATCGGTCTCCCGATTTGCCATCATCAACGTTGCACCCGACGCGTCGACGCTTATTGAGGTTCTCGACAAGAACCTTCACCCGTGGGTGAAGACTGTGCTCGAAAAGCACCCTGAGACGGTGTTCGTCAAGAACACCAACGAGCAGGTCGTCGCAGATGGCCAAGACGACGATGATGACGACAACGCCACGGTGTCGGTCTTCGACCTTTTCGACGGAACCGAAGAGATCCGACCGTTCGCCACCCCACGTACGATCGACGGTGTCTCTCAGTACCTGGGCGTCCTGTCGTTCGAAGAGGTTGCCAGTCTCATGGCTACTCCGTCGACGACCCGAGACGGTCGACATGTCTCCTATCTTCAGGAGGTCATCGAAGGTATGACTGGCAACACTTCGTTCACCACCTTGCTGATGGGCGTCATCAGCGATGAGCTCAGCAAGGGTAGCACCGGTAACAACAACGCTCAGCGCGTCGTCAAGCCACGCATCTACAACGAGCTCAAGAAGGCCGCGACGACCAGCATTGATGCCGTCAACCAGGTTGTTGCAACCATGACCGACAACGATGCATCGGGCTGCTTCGTGTTCGCTATGTACGAGCGCAATGACAACCATGTGATCATCCAGGCGTTGAATGCGCGACTTGAGAAGCTTGAACAGAGCCATATCAACGATCTCATTGTCTTGTGGTCGAGTGGCGCACTCTATAAGAAGAACTGCGAAACTCTCATGCATCTCAGCGATGGCGTCGCGCTCAAGATCAACACGGTCATCGCGGCCATGGGCATCGACTGAGTTCATCACATCGTGTCCGGCGTAGCACTTCGTTCTCCTTCGGCTACGCCGGACACGACCACATACAGCCCGTTTAAGCTCATTTATTCTTCTCACCCGTTTATTCAGAAAGGGGTGCCGATGGCTTCTCCATCCATTACCCTCAACGGGCAAAAGCCCAATCATATCGACCAGTATGTTCCCATCGCCCCTTTCACGGGTGATTGCGAACCCCTCGCCACACTCGACACAATGATCACTCAGACCATCTTCGAGCCTCTCACCCCAGGCGGTCATGTCGATCTGACGATCGACGGACACGACTGTGACTCTGACGGAGTCAACGACCTGCTCCTTCGAGCCGTTGGCGAAGTTCTCGATGCAAACGCACAAGCCACCATGGGTGCAATCTTCGAACAGTCTCTTGTTCGATGGATCCCATCGGCATCATCGCCTGTCGACGAAGCGTTTATTACTCAGGCAGCGGCACGTTGTAAGCTGCCTGATCCCAGCAAGGCTCTGTACACCACGCAGAGCGACGTGATGCCTACCGCCAAGGATGTGCTCGCTGGCAACGCCGGTACGGACCTCCTGTTGGTGTCCCTGGGATGGACTTTCCACCCACACACTGTCGGCTTCTGGTTCCGCACGAACGCAGAATTCGACAGTTTCAAGACGTGGCTACGTGGCGAGCTTGCCAACATCGCATCGAACATCACCCCGGCTAACAACCGGATGTTCCAGCAGTTCGACAAGATCGACCTCAGCGGCCTCACTGAGTCTCTGATTCTGCGAGCAAACGATTCGCAGGCTCTTGATGAGTACTCGTTCGCACGTGTGCTCATGTGGGCTCTCAGCACGTGGACCCACATGCAGCAGGTTAACCAGCCTGGCGCGCCCGAGACGTGCGGCATGCTGCCCTTCAGCATCGCTGAGTTGGCACTGCCACGTACGTTGGTTCTCATCAATGTCGAAGCCCATGCACGGGCGTCGATGCGCAAGATCAACGCTGAGTGGGATCTCATCATGAAGTCCCTCCACAACCCGGTCAAGCTCATCACGCCGGGTCAGCTCAGCAAGCTGACAGCACTGGCACGCGCCCAGCAAAAGGCATCTGTGCAGGCTGCCAACAGCCTGTCCAACACACAGCACCAGGCTGGCCGTAGCGGTCGTGTCGTGTTCCGCAAGCGGCCCACCCGACCTGTCGACATCTACAAGTCAGTCATGCGAGTTCTGACGCGCATGTCGAAGGTCAACCAGTCGCTCAACTCCATCAGAAATGTGAGCACGAGCTTTGTTCGGGCCAATAGGCGTCAGCCTAACGACCCGAATAAGCCAGGTAAGGTTGTCTCCCGCCAGTACATGCCGGACATCCACATCTACCTGGATACCTCCGGTTCTATCTCCACAGAGAACTACGAGGATACGATCAAGATGCTCATTCAGTTCGCTCAGCGAATGGGTGTGGATCTGTACTTCACGAGTTTCTCGCACGTCATGTCGACACCTGTGCGTCTTCGTATCAAGAATCGCTCTATCACTCAGGTGTGGAAGCAGTTTGCTGCCGTGCCAAAGGTGAGCGGTGGTACCGATTATGAGCAGATTTACAAGCTCATTAACGAACACCAGACGCTCAAGCGTCGACTCAACCTGGTCATCACCGACTTTGAGTGGTGGCCTGGCTCATATCACCTTGAGGTTCCTGAGAACCTCTATTACGTACCAATCTCTGTCCCAGACAATTGGTACGGGTCTTTGCGCGACAGCGCTGAAAGGTTCACACGATCCATGAAGACGATCGACCCCACCACAGGCTCTCGTATCCTCGGCATGACCAAGTGACACGCTCTCTCCCTTCCCTTTCACCATCTGTTGGCAAAAGGGAAGGGAGTAGGGGCCAAACCTCATTCATTCAACTATTCAATATTCGTTTATTCATACAAAGGAGGCACGCCTATGGGCCTGTCCAACTTCACACCCAATGACGACGACGCTCACAACCCGACTGGATCAGGCGTTGGCTCGGGTGCGCCCAACATCGTCAGCGTTGGCCCATCTGCGCCATCGCACAATCACGCGATCACCGGTGGCTCCGAGATTGATGACATGCTCATCAATTACAACGAGGAATACAAGAAGTCCTCTCCGGCGCTCTTCCGTGACGAGATCGTCACTCAGACGATGAGCATCATCTCGTCGTCGCGCAAGCCGAATGCACTTCTTGTCGGACCAGCTGGTGTCGGTAAGACAGCAATCGTCGAAGAGATTGCCCGGCGCATCGCCAACCAGGAGGCATCCGTGCCTCCGCAGCTCAAAAACACCACCATCTATGAGTTGCCGATCGCCACGCTTGTCGCTGGCGCTGGAATCGTCGGTGAACTAGAGAACCGAATCACTGACATCATCAAGTTCGCCCAGGATCCAGACAACGACGCACTGCTCTTCATTGATGAGATCCACATTATTGCCGATGACAGCAACCCTACGTACTCGAAGATCGCGCAGATACTCAAGCCTGCACTGGCCCGAGGATACCTGCGTGTCATCGCAGCGACAACGATGGGTGAGGCAAAGCGTCTCGATGATGATCCGGCATTCAAACGTCGCTTCTCGTCCGTTATCGTCGATGAGCTTAACCGAGAACAAACCCGTTCGATCCTCGATGTCGTTCTGCCCGGCATGCTCACCCATTACCAGAACAAGGTGAGTGTGACATCGGATGTCCTCGATGACATCGTTGCTACCGCTGATCGACTGATGAGTACTGGGCATCGCCCCGATACGGCAATCACGTTGCTCGATCGAGCTCTCAGCCACAGCGTGATCAGCCATCACGCTGCGATCCAGGAAGCGCTTGCTTCTGGCAACGCATCGTACGCGCAGATGCTTCAGCAGATCACTCAGATTCCACTGACCTCCAAGCGTCTCAACACGATCGCTATGCTGCTCGTGACTGGTCAGTCGCAGCCGCCACAGCTTGATGTCGAGACTCTGGAGCATGAACTCTCCAGGTTGAAGGGCCAGGAAGATATCCTCCCTCGTATCGTCGATGCACTGCGTCGACGCGAGCTGGGTATCTTCCCACAGACGCGACCAACATCGTGGCTTTTTGCTGGCGCATCCGGCGTCGGCAAGTCCGAAACCGCCAAGATCATCTCCCAGATGGTCACGGGACAGGAACCCATTCTGCTCAACATGGCAGAGTTCCACGATGCGCACACGATCAACCGGATCATCGGCTCCCCGTCTGGCTACGTTGGATCTGAGAGTGCCCGAGAGCGCCCGTTCGATACCTTGGCATCAAATCCCTACAGGGTCATCGTCCTAGATGAGTTCGAGAAGGCGCACATGTCAGTACAGCGACTGTTCCTCTCTGCGCTTGATACTGGCGAAATCCAGATGGCCAACGGCCCCGCCGTAGACATGTCTCGTTGCATTGTCATCGCAACGACAAACGCCGGTAGGCAGAAGTTCTCTGGATCCCAGATGGGGTTCGGTAACCATACGCAGAGTATCTCCAAGCAGTCTCTGACCAATGAGCTCCAGAATAGCTTTGATGCAGAGCTACTTGGCAGGTTCGATGATCTCATCGCATTCATGCCGCTAGGAACCAGCGAATACGCTGAGATTCTGCGTGATGAATATGACCGCCAGGTTGCACGAATCTGCGCTGAGAACCCAGGTCTGAGCTTCGACCCCATCGACGATGACACCATCGATCGATTGGTCAAGGAAACGTACCTGAAGGATCAGGGCGCACGCCCTGCTGTTCGAGCTATTCGAGGTTTCATCGAGGACTCTCTGCTCTCTGCTGCGAACAACTAACCAGCAACGGTTCGCCTACGTAACAAACGTTGCGTAGGCGAACCACACCCACATTTCTCATCACTGACACATAAGGAGCTTCCATGCGTTACACATGCACGCATACTGTCGAGAACACGATCACCGACAACAACGGCACTCGTATCAAGGTCATCGCCACATACGGCATTAACGATGACCGCATCAGCGTGACGGGCGAGGTGTATTACGAGCGTCAAGACAATGACGGGTTCTTCTTCGACAACGAGCCCGACGATTGCGGCATGGTCCATGACCACATTCTTCAGGCGTTCCCGTGGCTTCGCCAGCTTATCGATCTCCATCTTGCTGATGCACGAACTGGTGCACCCATGTATGCGCTTGACAATGGCTGGTATTGGCTGCGAGAAGACGACCCCAACGATCGTTACAACGCCATCATCACCGATAAGAGTCGACGCCGCGCTGCGCAGTATCTGCGCACGACACCCTGCATGCTCGCAGGCATCGAGACAAAGGAAGACCTCGCGCGTCTCATTGAGACAACCCTTGCCCCGGCATGGGAGAAGCAGGTCGATAGCGCCCTCGCGCTTTACGGTCTGCCTTTCTACGAGCCCAAGCTCAACAAAAACCTTGACTCGGTACACATCGTCTACACAGACGATAAGGGCTGTCTCTACGACCAGCCGCTAAGCGATCTGCCTGATGTGGGGATGCTCATCGATCCTGGCAGTGGCGATGATATGGAGATTGTCGGCTACAGGCTCGTGTAACCCCCCACTCCCACAACACTGTTCCGTCTCTATGATTGGTCGGCCTGTTGGTAACACACTAACGGACCGACCAACAGAACACACATTTATTCAATTCCTCTTTATTCAAATAGAAAGGAGGGCTCATATGCCCATCCTCCTCGACAACCTCGACGAAGCGGCGAAGTTCAGCACTGCTGTCGAAGCTACCAAGGCGCGCACCATTAAGGCCGTGACACCCAAGTACTTCTCGTCGCATCTGACCGGTCGCGGTAAGAAGCAGGGCTTGCTCAACAGCTCTGTTATCCCAGGCCGCTACCCCATGGGACTGGACCGCAACACCATGGGAACCACAGACCTTCGCTACAAGATGTCGCAGACATCCAATGCAGTCACCAGCCGTATCATCCCGACTGGCACCATCGTGAAGCGTGCCTACGAACAGGGCTACGGTCGCATGACTGTACCTGTCCCCGATGACATGGACCAATTCGCCGTGCGTCTCACCGATGACACCGACACGTTTGACGTGTGGGCATCGTGCTCTGTGCAGGGCCTTGCTATGCGCGAGGACAACAGCGGCACGACCAAGGTGAAGGATCTTCAGATCTCGTATCGCACGATGATCTACGTTGTCCCGCCCAAGCAGACCGAAGACATCGATGATCTGAATGATCAGATGCTTGCCCGTCTCATCAACGATCTTGACACCATCGATCCTGACGATCCCGACTTTATCAAGGTCGACGATGATGACATCGACCTGTTCGACGACGAGGCAACCGACGAGTTCATCCTTACTGAGGATGAGACCTATCGTGAGCGAGCCACCTTGCTCAGCACGACGATCAGCACCTTCCCCAACAAGGCAGTCAAGATGAGCAATGCCAACCTGGCGTGGGCCACCGTCGATTGGAGCTACGCTCCTGCTGAGGACGCTGAGAATCTCCCATGGGATGAGATCTTCCGTGCCACCCGCATCAACCCATCACGTAAGCGCGACTTCCTCGACACGCTGGCGAAGTTCTACACCAACTACAGCGTCTACGACAACATCACAGACAGTGCGCAGCGCTGGAGCAGCGATGACATCGCTGATGACATCCATGATGTCATTGACGCTCTTGTGTCGAAGAAGCATTCCTACGACGATGAGCAGTTGGCGCAGATGGTCTACGAACTGCGCTACATGGAGCAGTACAACGTTCCGTTGTCGGCGTATCGCAAGATCTACAAGTCCATCAACATGCTCTGTGACCCCCAGACCGCTTCGCTTCTGGTCAAGCAGAACATGAACCTGCTCATGAACGACACGCTCAGCGACCTCGGTAGCAAGCGCGATCAGTTGGAGCGTGCGCCAGAGACCATCAAGACCATTCCTGTGCAGCGACAGCTCTCGCCTCAGCAGCTTGCTGCTGTGTGTTCGACTGAGCCACTTATTCTGACTCAGGCAGGCGCAGGAGCTGGCAAGAGCACTGTCATCCTGGCGCGCATCCAGCAGCTTGGTCTGTGCGGTGTCAATCCGGCTGACATCACCGTGTTGTCGTTCACGAACGCAGCCGCAGACAACATTATCAAGAAGAATCCCAACGTTCGTTCCATGACGATCGCGCGGATGATTCACGATCTGTATATGAGCTACTTCCCCACCCACGAGCTAAGCTCTGTGGAGACAATCGCTAACTCCCTGGGCATCTACATGCCTAAGGATCCGTTCGCGTTCCAGTTTGCTAACAAGCTACGCAATCTGGAGGGTCGTAACTCTGAGGGTGCGCACACCGCGCTGAACAACTTCATCGAATCACACCTAGAGCAGACGGTTGACGCGCTCAACCTCATCAAGCAGACATCACTAGAGCTTGAGATCATCCTGGCTTACCAGATGATCGACAAGATGCCGCTGCCTGCTGGGTTGAGCATTCGTCACTTGATCATTGACGAGGTACAGGATAACTCGGTCTTCGAGTTCATCTACTTGCTTCGTCTGGTGAACAAGCTGGGCTGTTCACTCTTTATTGTGGGTAAGCATTGCTCACGTTAAACCCTACTAATTGCGGGAAACTCATGTTTTCGCGACAACGACCGCGACTATTGGGAAACCAATAGTGCAGCAGATGGGATAACGCCCATCAGATGGTAACACCGTTGTTGTCAATGACAATCCGCAGCCAGCCACCCAAACGTCAAGTCGTGGGAGGAAGGTTCATCGACTATCGAAAGCACTGACACATTGTCGGCAATAAGCCATGAGTAATCCCATGGTGAAGCAAGTAGAGTAGCGACCGCATATGCATCATGTGGTACGCGAAATGATGGGCATGTTCAGACATCCGTGCTGAGCATGAAGATATAGTCAGACAATTCACGGAACGAGGAAATTGATGCACCCTCACCAACAACCCCCCACCAAACAATTCGTAGAATTCTTCAACCGTGAGAAGAACTAGGGATGCTTCGCAAACCCTCTACGAGTTCCGTTCGGCGAACCCGAAGGCTCTGAATGCTCTCGAAGCATCCGGTGTCTTCACGCCGTACAAGCTGGAGACGAACTATCGTTCTAACCAGGAGGTTCTTGACATGGCAAATGTTCACCTCCTGTCCGAGATCGAGGCAAACCAGCTTGCGCAGATCCGTCTGCGAGCCAACTCGCTGACCCCTGTGACGGCAAACTCCTTCCAGGAGAAGGTGCGCGTGGTGCACGAGCACTACACGGCGGATCAAAGGTTCCTCACTGACCTACCGATGCTTCTCTCGAAGCACGTCAACTCTTACATCCAGGAATGTCTGGGTCGCGGAGAACAGGTCGCATTCTTGGCATTCACCCGCCGAGAGGCTTTCGCCATTCAGAAGCGCCTGGAAGAGCTCTTCCCCGGTCGCTCGGTCATTTCGATGATCTCCGATCGTCGTCGTGCGTCGACGTTCTTCTCATCGTTCATCGAGCACCACTGGAGCGACATCGAGGCAGTTGATCCGACGAATGCGTCGTTCGTGTTCACCAAGGAACTCGTAAGCCGGGGTCCGGGTAACAACCCGAACGCTCAGGCAGCGCTCGCCAAGATGGCTAGTGAATGGTGGACTGCGTCCGCCCTCACTATCCAGGGTTGGGTGTACGAATACCAGGCAGGCATCATCACCAAGAGCGTCTTCTTCGATCGTCTGAAGAAGTGCATCTTGGACCACGAGATTCGCCACAACTCGATCCGTGATGCCTTAATGCATCGCAACAACGAGGAACGCAAGATTCGTAACATGGAAACCAAGGCAGATCTGATCGTGTCGACGGTCCATGGCGTGAAGGGCCTTGAGTTCGACAACGTTGTTGTCGTCTACAAGGACCAGTCCGACATGACGGAGGAGAAGAAGCGACTGTATTACGTTGCGTTCACCCGCGCTAAGAACAGCCTCTTCGTTCTTTCTCACGGCACCACGCTGTCGGCACGAATTGTCAGCGACTACAACCTCATCGTTGATTCGCTGACCAACCCCACCTCTGGTAACGACGTTGATGACGATGGTGAGAACCATGCCGTCGATGCGATCGTCGTTGACGAGGATGATGTCCTTGATGCCATCGAGGATGCAATCCCCGACCAGAACGCAACTGCGCAGTCTGTGCAGGCTGTACCGCCTGTGCCGACTGTGCCGACTGTGCCGATCGCGCCCACCGACGCAGCTAATGTTGTCACTCCTGACATCATCGCTAGTGTCATCAACGGTCTCAGCTCTGAGGCTGACGCAACGACGAGCGACGAGTAGCGCTTTCACGCGAAGCTTTTCGCTCCACCACCCCATGGCTCCTGGAATTTTCCAGGGGCCATGGGGATGCTCTATCTACTACCCCCACTTCTCTTTCACTTTTGAAAGGAGCACACATGCGTGCTATCCGCCAAGGCGACGTTTGGTTCGTCGAAGCCGCACCCGTCCCTGGTGGCGGGACCGTCGGCAATGAAATCTGGTCCGGTCGACCTGCCGTTATCGTGAGCAACGATGGTATCAACCAGCGATCTGGTGTCGTCCAGGTCGTTTATCTCACGTCACCGAACAAGCAGCGTCGCACTAACACCATCAACCCCACAATTCACGTCAACAGCCGAGAATCGATTGCTGTGTGTAATCAGGTGGCAAACGTCGATAAGTCCCGACTCACGAGCCGCATCGGCCATATGGAAGACCATGAGCTGGAGGCCATTCAGAACGGCATCGCTATCGCTCTTGATCTTAACTAGGTTGTAACACCCCAAATGAACAGCCTCCAATGACCTCACCCGTCCCTACGCAACAATATCCCGAGCACGCAATGTGCTCGGGATATTGTCATTCGCCCAGCCGACTTTTACGCTGCATCATTTGAATCCGAATCCGACTCGCTTGTCAACGATCGGTTCAGCGTCGACGACGCCGAAAACTTCAGCACGTCATAACCAGGCACCGCGCCTGTACCCGACTTGGTGAACTGCACGGTATGACCGGCCTTATGCAGTCGGTAGAAACGACCGAATCCCGTGAGCATGACCGATCGGCCAGAACGAGTCGTCGTGATGATCTCATCGACGATAGCCGCATACACAGCTCGCACTGTCGCTGCGTCAATACCCGTCCGCTTCGATACGGCCTGTATCAACTTCGTCTTCGTCATACGGGCATCATCATCCACCCTCACATTCTTCCCCACGTCCTTCTTCAAGACAGCCATGATCCAACCTCTCATCCTTTCCCTACACGTGGCGGCACGCAGCCACTTTCTGATTATGTTCGTGTATCAGTCTAACATATCGGAACACACCGATACCTAACCGACCGATACATAAATATATCCCCAGGGGATGAACCCCTGGGGATATATCAGCCCAGCCTCATGCCAGACTGTCAGCCACCGAATTCGTAGCCACCAGACGGTGCCTCCCGTCGAATCTCTTCGAGTTCGGGATCGATGTTTCGAGACTGACTACGAGTCGTCGTGGTCGTCTCTTTCGCCATCGTGCCACGAGCCTCTTCGATGTACGCCGCGCGCATCTGCGAAGTAATGCCAGCAGCAGCGATTTCGTAAGCAGCCATCGTTGCTTTCTTTGCCAGACCAGGCTTTTGCATCTGCTGACGCTCCAGCCTCATCTGACGCTCCTTGGCCCATGCGTGACGATCCTCTTCATTAACACCGAACAGACCGCCGATCATGTCGTCATCCTTTGGGAAACCCAACATTGGTCACTCCTTTCATAGAGATGGTTCGAAACCATCATTGTCATTAGGTCGATCGTACCCGCCCATATCAAACCCGTCATCGACATCATTGAGTTCAAAATTCTCAGCCTTGAATGCCGACGTGTCATGAGCGTTGTACTCTTGGTTGTCACGCGCACGGTTATACGCACTACGTCGACGACTAGCATCTTCTCTCATTCGCTCCGTGTGCGGATCCGCATGGGCATTGTCATGCCCTGGAGATTCACGCGCATCAGAGTAAAACTCCCCCCGTTGCCACCGGTTATAGGTTTCCTCTGGCGTCGCTGCGAAATCTCGCATCTCCGATCGCCATTGAGAACCGTACTGCTGCGCCCAGTGACGTTCGATGTCCGGGTGAGCCTTCGCCACCATATCCATCGCGTGAACGAACGATGTCGCATAGATGTCTCGCTGCGCATCTCGATCGAAACCATCGAATTCCATGGCATCGAGACCACGACGAGCTCGACGAATCTTCTCACCCATCGCTCCAGGAACGGCTTGCACATCCAGGTTCTTGTCTCGAACAAACCAGGCCGAACCATAGGCAAGCAGCGACTCATTCAGATCCGCAATATTGCCATTCATCGCTGCACGCTCCATCTCACGAGCCATGCACGCACTCAACGACAACTCATGCTGCATCTCGTTGTACGGAGGACGAACAGTGAAAGAACCACCCACAATGGGCTCACCCATGCGCGTGGACCAGATACCGGTCCACGTTCGATGGGGTTCACCCGTCTGAGCGTCCACCGTCTCCACCATGTCCATATCGACCTCGCCATGAGCGGTTTCAACGAACGCATTTGCCCAATGAGGCTCATAACGCATCCGTTGGCCCATGAGCATACGACTAACGGTGTTCACCTTTTCGGGATCCAAGCCGTCCTTGTGGACATCATCCCAGAAGCGCTCCATCAAGTGTGCGTAGCCCTCTTGAATCTCAGCGGGATCCACACCAGGTTGCCGCATCTGGTTGAACATCGCTTCGCTCAGACCAAGATGCGTCAACGCCGCACTCGCTTCATTGAACGGGATGCGGCCATTACGCTCCTTGGCTTCAATGCGCTCCAGACGACGCTTCAAAGATGGCGGCAATTCGCCACCATGCTTCTCTCGATGTCGATCGGCCTTATCATGCAACTGTTTCGACTGACTGCGTCGACGGGCTTCAGCCATGTCTTCGACAGCCATACGAGCGTCTCGCGCAAACGACTTCACCTGTTGACGGAAGTTGGGCGACAGCATCCACATAGTGACACCCATGCCAACAGATTCAGCCACAGCCGTCATCGATACGCCGTCTTTCAACGGTACCAATGCGCTGAGCACCATCATCGACGCATACGCCTTGTGCTTCCCCTGAAGATCATTCATGCGAGAGGCAATGTCAGCCTTTCGCTTCATCGACTTCAGATTCACCTGGCTGAGAGCGTGAAGATACCCATCAGCGTGGTAGCGCATATCAAGCCTCAGCTGCTGCGCCCAATCGAGCGCAGGCTTTGGCTCTACTACGTGAACAGGTTCAGGCTTCTTGTCAAAAATCTGCTCCTTGGTGACAACCATCGTCGCAGTTTCGTCTTGAACCTTCTGCGGACCAACGTCACCCCCGTAACGAGGCGCTGGAAATTGGCGAGGTGGACGAGCCATCTTTTCCTCCTTTCTGTTGCTTTCTATCTCTCCGCAAGCCTGTTACAGCTCGAAGCCGTCATCAACGCTTGGGGTTTGCGCCTGGGGCTCAGGAGCACCCATACGATGAGCAGTGGGTAGCACACGCGACGTCGATCGACCCACGGTCACACCACTACCTGGAAGCGAAGCCTGGATCGAACCCGATCGCTGAGCCGGAACCTGAGGCCCAGACTGTCCAGACACAGGCGCAAGAGGGCGACCCTTCTCATCACGGCCATGTGAAGCCAGCCAGTCCTTGGCGACATTACCCACCCGCACAGGACCACCCGTGCGAACCTGAGATCCCGGTGTCTTCGGGGGCTGAGGAATAGGAGGCACAGACGGTGCAGGCTGAGCTGCCTGAGTAGACCGAGCAGACCGGGCAGTGCGCACAGGCGGCGGAACAGTCGTCACACGCGCACCCTGAGGCGGAGCAAATCGATCAAAGTTCGAAGTTGCCTGGGTGACAGGCGCAGCAGGTGCAGAGCCACGCATCTCCTTCGCAGCCTCACGATAATGAGCCCGTGCATCGTTCAGCTTGCGCATCTGATCATACGCATGCGTCAGAGAGTCTCCACCGAACTCAGTGATGTACTCCTTCTCCGCATACTTGATGGCTTCCATCGCCTCATCGTTGATGAGAACACCAGCCCACGATGCATCGGAGATGGCAGCGCGTAGTTCATCGCCACCGGATTCCACCATCTCCCTCACATCGCTTGCATCAATGCCTGATGCCTGCTGGATTTGCATATTCTGCGCAAACAGCCGGGCTCCATCACGCAGAAGCGCATTCACATGCGTTTCCTTCTCAGGAGCGTTCTTGTTGACAACAGCCATCACCTTGTCAGCAAGGCTTCCCGTCCACTCATGCGGATCAAGACCATAATGCTCCTTGATTTCGCTATCGGTTGGCTCTTCGTACCATATCGTCGACATGCCCATCTTCCTTTCGTTTAGCTGTATTCGACTCGTATACCAGTATATCGCACTATTGCAACGATGACGACACAGGTCAACACCCGACAACACAGAGAAGCAGGCCCCACCCGAAGGCGAGACCTGCTTCTTCCTGGCTTCAGCTCATCGTCACACAGTGATCACAACTCGAAACCGTCGTCGACAGACACATCTGCCTCATTGTCCACCTGTGCCGTCAGACCGTAACGCTCAGCTGCACTGGTACCCGTATGCGAGCGCACCGGAACAGCCCACGATGTCGACTTACGTCGACCGATCTTCTCGTCACGCTCGATGCGAGCCACTGTGTCTTCCATGGCGATCACCGGTGCCTCGGCCTGCGTCTCCGCATCAGCCTCCAACACCTCACGCACACGAGCTGGTGCAAACTTGGCGTTCCACTGACCCTCAAACAGGTTAGCGTGAGCCTCAGCCAACGCTTGCATCGTAGTGAAGTCACCACCGTATGCCAGTCGATCCATTGGAGAAGCGAGCTGCTCAATGACCTTCTCATCCTCCAAATTCAACATCGTTCCGTTGCCATCGCTGAGCGCACCCGCAACCTTGGTGATGTTGTCGCTGTTCACGGCCACACCCAAACCGGCATCACCATAGAACTGCGAGAACATGGCAACCCACTGATCCTTGGTGGCCTGAACCGGCTTACGATCGTCGTCCGTCACGGTGTTCCACACACCGTTAGCATCCCGTGCAATCATCTGACCACGCCACAAGCTTCGCGCCGGACCCATGAGCAACTCGTAACGGTTGCGAGCGTCCACCGGATCATGCTTGGCTTGCAGAATACTCTGCGTCACTGGGTACGTCAGCTCCAACACAGCCTTGAGCTCATCGTTACGAAGAGCTCGTACACCACGCTGAGAGAACGTACCAGCGACACCGGTACCAAACGACTTCACAGCCGTTGCATACATGGTGCCGAGCTGATCCTCGCGCGTCACTTGTGTCGTCGTGAGATCCACCTGATTCTCCGGGTCATAGCCGATGTACCGAGCGTAATCCAGCATCTTCTTGGGCGAACCCTTTGCGCCGGTCTCGATACATGCAACCTCCACAGACTTCATGTGCTCCTGAACGGAACCGAACGACAGCACAGCCTCACCGTACTGATTCTTGAGCGCATCACGGTACATGTAGGACGCTGCATCCACGACATCACGACCCGCTTCCAGGAACTCTTCACGCGTAGCGTCCCCTTCGATCAGATCGTAATAAGCATCGTTGGCGCGCTGATGAACCTCATCCATCGCATCAGCATGACGAGAATCGTAGTGCTGCGACACCTTCACATCGAGCGCATTGTGCATCGCCAGCGGGTAACGACCCTCGTCGTCCATGCCCTGGCCCAAATCGATGAGGTTAGCCTCGACGGTCAGACGCTCCAATGCCTGCTCATGTGCCGGACCATCGCCCAACTTCACGACGGCAACAGAGTCACCATCGAAGTCTCCGTCGAAGCATTTGACCATGTTGGGATTGACACTCACACCGGTGAGACGATCGTCAAGGCTCACGCGCATGTAACGAACACCCGCATCACGAAGAACGGGGTCACGCCACACAAGCGCGTAATCACCGTCGCGCAGATGCAGTTTCTTTGCCAGCTCCGGGCCAACACCGACCTGGTCGATGTCCAGACGAGGATCGCCCGTCCATACAGCAGTGGCCGAGTGCGGCAGACGCGAAGCCATGAGACCTTCCTTGAAGACATTGTGCTTACCGGTGAACCGGCGACGCATAATGTCTTGTGCAATGCCGTCGTACGCAGTCTGAGCGCGATGCATCGCCTCAGCCATCGTTCGACGAGCATCAGAAAGCTCCTTGCCAGTCAGTTCACCAGACGCGGCGCGATCGGCAGCATGCTTGTAGCGAAGCGACCATTCACGGATAGCCAGATAGCGATACGTGTAGTCGTGCACCGTCGACGTACCGTCATCCAGATCCTGACCCGATCGCAGATGCGAGCTCAGCACAGGCACACGCCACGTAGTATCAGTCGCATGAGGCGTACGAGCACTTGTTGGCATCGTCAGCGGGAACGGAATCTCCATATCGCCGCCAGCATCGCCAATGAGAGAAGCGAAGTCGCTACGAACACGACGCACGTCGAACGATCCACGCTCAGTCAACGGTACATCGCCCATCTCGATGAGACGGCGCTGCCCACCAACAGCGAGATCATCATGGCCGTCGCGTAGGGTGCCATCAGGCTCGATGTCCAAACCGCACACCAAGGCCATCTCGCGCAGTTGTGCAAGAGCTTGCAAGTTGCCGCCGTACATCTGCTCCAGCACCTTATCGCAGCCCTGAGACTGCAACGCCCACGCAAGCTGAGACGACGCCTTACGGCCCTGGCCAGCACGGATCGCAGCTTCATCGTATGCGGCTGTCTTTGCATCCACCGTCATATGGGTACCGATGAACGACACCTTACCCATACCGGCCTCAACGGTCGTACCGTTGGGCAAGCGAAGCGGTGCAGTCTCCTGCATCGCCTCACGGGCAGAACCACCGTTGAAACGGGACACAGCACTAAACGGTGCCATGACGACATCCAAACCCGGATTCTCACGGAAGAGAGTCATCATGTCAGTCGATCCATGGAGCTCTTCGATCTCGTCAGGAGACAGATCCGCGCCACGGTCAACAATGAGCGAGATAACGCCCTTGTTGCCGTGCATGTCAGAGATCTTGTCGCCAACGATCAGATCGCGCATCTCACCGTTCGTTCCACGAACACGGTACTGACGAGCGAAGTCAGCAGACACAACGATGGAATCCTCCATCGTCCAACCGCCTGCCGTTATGAACGCCGTGCCCACAGGCTTCGTCACGGACGATGCGTTCATGAGATTAGAGGTCGTCATCTGCTGACGGTCAAACGGATCGTAGCTCATCAGCTGAGCCTGCTCAGTCAACATGAGTGGTGCACGATCATTCTTATCGGAACGCACGATCGAACCGTCAGGGTTCACCTGAGCGCCAGAGACCAGATAACGAGTCACGCCCTGGTTCACACCGCTCGATGTCATGATCGGATCGAAGTAGCCATCGGCTTCTTCGCTGAGCAACGACATGTTGCGACCGCCGGTCAATACCCACGGATCCATGGTCGTGTCGTTGGCCGGATCGCCACCAATACCCTGTTCACGAGCCCGAGATGCACGGAAGTCAGCGTCGATCGTCGACCCATCACGCAAAGCGTTCGGGTAACGCACACGACGCGCTTCGGTAGCAAGAATGGCATCAAGGATCTTGCGATCCATGCCTTCTTCGAGAGCGCGCTCGTAGTGATCCGCGCGATGGCGCGTGTCCGACAAACGACGGTACACACTGTTCAGCGAGGCGGGTTCTCCCACGCGAGACCGACCCGAGAGCACATCAGCCTGAACTCGGTATCGAATCGCGTCACTCATCTGCTGCTCGTAACCGATCAACCGGGTGCGCTCTTCGAGGGACTTGTTCTCCCCAGGCTTCTGTGCCAACACACGTGCGTCAAAACCAGGCACGATCATCAGATCGTTACCAGAGTTGAACCGGGTGATGATCTCACCGTTCTCACCGCGAGCAAAGATCTGTCCGATCGTACCGCTCACGGGCTCTTCCTTACCTGTCTGCGAGCGCATGATGGAGCCCGTCCACTCCACAACGCCGTTGGCGTCGACGCGGATAGAACCAGGCGTCACAGCGCAGGACTCCAGCGTGTCAGACACAACCTGAAGCATCGACTGAGTGAACCCATCTTCGACCGTCTCCATCGGCAAAGCCGTGGACTCATCGAAGGTGATCAGTCGATCACGGAACGTGTTGGAATAGAACGACTCCCCGACGATCTTCTCCTGAGGCATACCAACGCTGCGCATAGCAGCCACGAGATCATCGTTGTTGCGCCACTGGCCGTGTTCACTCGTCATATAACGGGCGACACGCACCGGATCGAACACGAAGTCATCAGAGTCGATAGGCTCATCGATACCGATCTGGGTATCGAGAAGATCCCGAAGATGAGCACGAACGCGCTCTTCCGGGGTACCCGTGTACGCCACGGAACCGGCCAGCATGTCGTGAACGCCCGACAGATCGCTCTCTTGATCCATATCGTCAAGCAGACCCGTCGCCTCAGCGTACTCAGCACGAGTAGCCTCAGGCTTTAGCAGCGTCGTCTCAGCACCACGAAGCACATCCCAGTACGCACGGCCAACTGCCGCCAGATCAGGATCACCAGACAACATAGGGATGTACGTGCCCTCACGGGCAGCATCCTCGTGATCGCGGAACTGCTGGATCAGACCGTCGACATCGAGCTGCTCAATCACATTCTGGCGAGCGCTGTGCACAGCACCGGTAATGAAACCGGATGCCTGTTCACGACCTTCGGGCGTATCGGCAAAGAACCGGGACGACGCAGAACGCTCCTTCATCTGACGACGAATCACAACCTGCTCACCAATCATACCAGGCATGTCCTTGTACGCACTTGTGAGCGTGCCGGTGGACAGATACGACTCTTGGATCGTCTTACCCCTACTGGTCTGACGCTCGCCCACGTGACCCACGATACCCTTGCCGTCTTTGCGCTCCACCGGTCGACCCAGTGCAACGCGCACGAGATCGCAGACCTCATCAACAGTTGGCGTGTAGGCCATCTGCTTGTTGTCTCGACGAGCAGTCGTGGAGAAGTACAGAGTCGCGCCGTTGTCGTAAACGCGACCCACCCACTGCTCCTTGTCGCGGGTGTCAGTCAAGCGCACTGTCATGTTCGTACCCGTCAAGCGCGCACGGATTTGACCGGGACGCAGATCCTTCTCGATCGTATACGGAATGCCCTCTTCTGCGAGCATGTCCAGCACAGCTCGGGAACGAGCCAGCGCATCAGTGCTCATGAACTGACGGGCGTTGTAACGGCCTGTTTCGGGGTTGCGAGCGCCGTCCAACACCCACTGACGAACCTCGTTGTACTCAGCTGTCGACATACGACCCATGAGCTCGGTGAGACCCGAAACATCATCAAGGCTCAACGCGCGGCCTGCCTCTTTGGCCTTCCCTTCGTCAGTCAGGCGGTACAGAGTGAGTTCCGAGGTCGTCACCTTCTCAACGTTACTCGGCTTACCGTCTGCGTACGCAGCGATGTCACCGTCAAGAACGTACAGAATAGACGTTCCCGCCTGCTTCACGCTGCGACGGCTCCCCCACCGGGGATCATACGGAGAGATCGGCAAGCGCGGACCAGCTGCACCAGCAGAGCCATTCAGACCGACCATGTTCCTGAACTCTTCGTACAACACCTTGTAGCCCTTACTCGACGCATCGGCAGGCTGGAACAAAGGCTTGTAGCCAGGTACATTCTCCTGCATGACGCTTTGGATAGCGTTCAACGCATCGGCAACAGGGAGATCCCCATCGTTGAAAGAACGGCCCTGTTCATGGAGACGCTCTTCCATGAGATCTCTCAGTCGTCGACCCTGAGATACGAGAATCGGAGTCTTCGTGATCTCCGAGGTTCGATTGATTGTGCGAGCAATCATATGCTCGTACATGTAACGCCGCAAACCAGCATTTTTCGTTTGCATAGCATTCTCCTTTCGGAAGTTCGATCCACTGGATCGATCGGGTATTACCCTCCCATTCTACCTGAGAAAAATGCTTATTTCGACTGGAAACACAAGCAAAAAGCGATAAACGCAAAGAAAGGAAACTCATCATGATCGACCCCACTGACACCTACGTTCCATCCAAAGAACGACAGATGCCACCAATGAGCAAAATCATCGACTACTGGAAAGAACACACCCAGCCCTGGATGAAGCCTGCTGTCATCGGCTGGGGTGAACCGTGCTGCTTCGCCTGTGGATGGATGCCACCGGTACGTGGTTGGAATCAAGCAAACGCCTTCCTTGATCGTGCTCATCTCCAAGACCATGTTGTATGCGGAGACGATAGCCCATCTAACCTCGTACCATTGTGCCATTTATGCCATAGCGTCATGCCTGAATGTGACGATCGACAACAGGCTCTCGACTGGGTGAAAGATCGATATGAGCGCTATTGCAACACTCGTTATCTCAGACTCTTACAAGAGAGTTGGCAAAGCTTTACCGACAATCACCCCAACTTACATAATCCATCGAGAAATACGATGTTCAGGCTAAGAGTCGTCCTACTCGAACTCTTTCTGCAAGAACTCAATAAACACCCCGAGTTCTACCTCTTTGATCACATCTGCAAAGACAGATAAACAGCGTCACTCAACTCATCACCTTGGAGATCATAACGAAGCCACTCCGGCTGAGCCAGACAGACATACCGGCGACCGAGCTTGCGATCACGGTCATGGTCGCGCGAACCCCACATGTGGGTCTTCACTATAGCCAATTCTTTCTCCGTAAACTGAGCAAGGCTCGCTTCGACTTCTTCTGCGCCCATCCAATCACGAGATGACCCATTCCAATGACTCCATTCCTGACCATTATTAGGATCGAGCCTCTTGTAATACAACTCTCCATCAGAAAGCCGCTCAAAAACAACGAGAACAGGCATCATACCACTTATCTCACTGAGTCTATGATTGTGGCACTCTACATTACCTGTATCCCACAAACGCTTTGCTAGATCAAATGGGCTCGTTGCTGCCATAATCTCTTGGCACAACATATCTTTTGCCAGATCCAAACGATCAACGTTATCCATGATTTTTTCCTTTCGCATAGGGATTCTGTTGATACCTCAGTCTAACACAACATTATGCATCACGCGACTATGATACACTGAATAATGTAAACAACACAGACCAGAGAAAGGACCGCCACCATGCCACGAAAACCCTCTCAGACTCTTGAGCAGTTCAACCCTGCTCTCGCTGATCAGCTCGTTGATCAATCACTGCGCTCGATCGCTCGCGGTTCGGATAAGAAAGTCCAATGGCGCTGTCCCGTTGACTCTCGTCACGTGTGGTGGGCCAGCCCCATGAACCGTACGAACGCGAAGAACCCCACCGGATGCAGCGTATGTAACGGCAAGACTGTCATCCCCGGTGTCAACGACGTTGCCACCACTCACCCCGACGTGGCCGCTCTCATGGTCGATAAGAAGCTACGCACAAAACTCACCGGCTCTTCCAATAAGAGGGTTGAGTTCTGGTGCGGCAAACCCAAGCACAAGCACTGGACAGCGCCATTGAGTAACGTCGCGCGCCAAGGAACGCGCTGCCCTCAGTGCTCAGGTCGCCGCCCCGTCTCTGGTAGCAACGATCTGGCAACCACTCACCCCAAGCTCGCTGCGCAGCTCGTTGATCAGTCTCTCGCTACCACTCTCAAGCCAAAATCAAACAAATCCGTGCTCTGGCAGTGCCCGGCAAACCCCAAACACACGTGGAAGGCAACGCCATACAGCCGTACGACTAAAAAGACCGGTTGCCCGTACTGCTCCGGCAGAAAGATCGTCCCTGGTGTCAATGATCTCGCAACCACACACCCTGCTTCACACCCAAAAACCGCCAAGCGATACCAAATGCGCCTCACCGAGATGGTACAAGCGCTTGTCCCTGGCAGCACAGTTCTCAGTGACGACCGTACGGTTCTCCCTTCGGGCAAAGAGCTAGATATTGTCGTCCCTGACCACCACCTGGCTATCGAGTTCAACGACATATTCTCCCACTCTGAGGAAGCAGTCGTCACAGTACACCGCCGTCCCCGCCCACATAGTTACCATGCCGCCAAAACACGTGAAGCGCGCGAGCAAGGCTACCAGCTTGTCCACGTGTGGGAAGATGACTGGCTGCATCGACGTGATCTCGTTCTACGCGCTCTCGCCCACAGGTTGCATGCTGTTGACCGCCTGCCCGATGTCCTCCCCGACATCAACCCGCTGGCCTGTGAGCGTCTCTACGCACGCAACCTCACGGTGAAACTCGTTCACGGTGGCATTGCCCGACGTTTCTGGCAGGACAATCACCTCCAGGGGCCGGTTCACTGCACCGTCAATATCGGTCTCTACGATTCAAACGATGTTGTGCGTGCTCTGCTCGGCATCGGTCGCAAAAACCACGGGTCACGTGTCTCACTACCAGATGGAACATGGGACATCCAGCGTTACGCAACACTGGGTATCATCGTCGGTGGTTTCACCAAGCTCCTTGCTCACGCTGAGACGCTTGTGCCTGTCGACACGTGGACATCCTGGAGCGATAACGACATCTCTGACGGTGGGATGTACCAAGCAGCGGGCTTCGTTGTGGATAAACAGCAAGCTCCAAGCTACAGCTACGTCGGACGCAAAACAAAGTGGGAGCGTGTTCACCGCTCCACATACACCAAGCAGCGTTTCATCAACGATCCTGATCTCGTCTATGAACCTGGTCAAACTGAGCACCAAGCGGCACTAGCCAACAGGCTCTACAGGATCTATGACGCAGGTAAGACCCGGTGGATCAAAACCGTTGCACGCTGAATCTGCATAACACACAACACAGAACCGGGTGGCAGTCTATTGGACTACCACCCGGTTCTTACGCATCTCTCACACCCCGAAAATCACTCGTTCTCTCGACGTTCGAACACTCGCGCAATAGCGCGATCGAAAGCGCCTCCGCCGAGATCCTCCCACGACTCCAAGCCGTGCAAGAACTTGTAGAACGCATCATGAACTCGCCACGATCCCAGATCCGCGATCTCAGAGATCGACTCATCGTCCGCATACACACCGCTCGTCTCATCGGACGATGCAGCTTGAAGAGTACGCAGCTCGTCACTCGACACACCCTGACTGATGTACATCTGCCCATCCAGCGAGCACAGCGAACCGTTCGCATCGGTTCTGAAGAACCGTGCATCAGACGCCATTGGGTGCTTCGCTTCACGATACGCAGCAATGATGTCACCATCGAGATGGTGCAACACTTGCCCACTCTCGCTCATCAGATGCTCACGGCTAATCTGACCTTCCGCATAGCGCATCTTCGCTCGATCGGCCAACATCTCCTGACGAGCAGCAAGATCATCCCGGACATCTTCATTGATCTCGTCATCCTCGTTGAACATATCGTAGCCCGATCCCAACTGAGCACGCAGAGCCTCGTCACTGTCCATGTCATACTCTTCGTTCTCCATGTCGTGACCCTTACGCTCTTCCTCGATCGACGCGATGAGATCCATGACCTCAGCCGAATACACATCGGGATCCAAGATCGAGATACCGTAATCATCCAGATCGTACGCCTCGCGATACAGATCCATTGCCTCAGTTGCATTCGCAGCCTGCTCAATACGCTTATCTAGCATCTTCATGAAGTCAGGCTGGTTGAGACGCACATCGAACTCCAGTGCCGACGAGAGCGTCGGAATGGTCTGTAGCGAATACTCGTGACCTGGGTGTTTGATGGTGTTGCTGAACAAGCGCCACGACATCGGAAGAATCTCCGCGTTACGGTTCCAAATTGGCGAGATACCTGCCGAGAAGATGATCGAATTACGCTCCGGCAAGAATGCCAGATCGTTGTACCCGATGACGCTTTCTTCCTTCGCGCTGATCGTGTACGACACCTTGCCCTCGACGTTCAAGCCTTCGATGAGGCGCTCAGTATCCTGAGTCACCGTCTTCGAGTCTCGCACCGCACGGTGGCGCGTACCGGACATCTTGGCCAAGGTCTCGATCATCGTGTCATCCGTTGACTTCAGGAACACGATATTAGCAACGTTACCCTGGATGATCTTGTCTACACTGTCGCCATACACGTCTCTGGCCTGCTGCAACGTCTGAAGAATCAGCGTGAATTGCTGCTCCTGACCCAGACCAATGGAGAGCATCGTCTCAAAGCCCGAGATACCGTGACCCTCAGACTGCAAGTTACCGAGCTCGTCCAGCATAAAGCGTGTCTTATAAAGCGGCTTCTGGTTGCTCTTCGTCATGTACGACTTATCGAAGTTCAGATCCACCAACTGCTTCACGAGAATCAGCACGAGCTTTGCGTACTTCATCAAGTGGGGCGGAGTCACGAGGAACACAGCCTTTGCCTGCTCTGAGTAGCGAACCGACGACAAGATGATCGCAGGAACATTCTCTCGTACAGTCTTGAGGCTCCCCGCCTTATCCAACAGACGAGTTGCCGGATAACGCAGATGACCGGGAACGAGAACCCCATCCTCACCCTTCACCATCTCCACGAGAACACCGTTACGAATGATTTTGTTACCCGTGATCGGATCCTTAACGAACTTACGACCGTTCAACGAGAGCTGGTAGCCCTTTGTGAACTGGAAGTAGAACGTCTTCAAGAGAACACCCGTGTGAGGGTTGAACAAACGCAGTCGCACGTACGCCACATCATTTGGGAACTTTCCGTCGAAATAGTACCGAGCCCATCCTTCTCGAACCACAGTATCTTCGTGCTCGAAATCCTTACCGAGGTTGTGCTTCAACTCAGGGTCATCAAACGCATCCCACTTCGCCTGAGCGCCAATGAGACCATCACGCTTGGTGAAGTTCTGAGCAAAACGGACACCGAAGCGACGAGGGAACGACAGACCACCAAGGTCTGTGTTCTGAGACGGGGTACCAGAAGTTAGAGTCGAAATCGTCTGATCAGTAAAGAACGACATTGCCGTAATTGCAATACCGTACACCGACGCCAACATCTTTTCCGCCCCAGCCATTGCTCGCAGTGAGTTATTTGCATTTGCAATCGACTTACGCATCGATGATTGAGGCAATGCCTCAGTAGCGTTGAAGAACAGGGTGAGCAAATCGGATTCCGGCTTACCTTCCCACAGGAACTCGATGCGCTCAGCCTGCATCTTATCGTGCTCGATCAGAGCGTCGACTTCATCAGGATCAGAAGACTGCTGATCGTAGTAGCCGCTCTTAATGCGCTCGTTCACTTGAGTCATCGGAGACTTACGCTTCTTCGAGGTGAGCTGCACGAACAACTGATAGCAGTTGTAGAGCGTCACCTTGCCCCACATGGCATCGAGCTTCTGTTCCAAAACCTTCTGATCCATACCGTGGCGCATCGCGTACTGACGCAGCTGGTGTTCCTCTTCGAGGTAATAGTCGATCAAGCCGTATGCCGCACGCTTGAACGCGTTGTTCGCAGCATTCGGCCACACAGGATCTTCTGCCCCATCCACTGGGAAGAACACGTCTGCGATATTTCCAACGTAAAGCTCACACTTGGTCTGATCACCTTCCCGAGCAGCCTCAGACGCCATTCCAAGCGGGTTGTAGATGTCAGTCTTCATGGCATTGATCAGGTTGAACTGCACAACCTGGAATCCGCGCATGGTGGCACGAACATAGTTCTTCACCAAGAGCTCGCCCTTGGGATCGTTGATCACCATGTTATCTGGGCGCTTCTGACGCATCCAAATATCAAGCATTGGCTCAATGTACGTCTGACCCTTACCAGCACGAGTCATAGCCAAGATCATGGTGTTCGCAGGGGCCGTATCCACGTAATAGACGCCAGCAGGACGCTGTGGCTCATACGTTGGAAGTTCCCATTCACCATTCACCAGATCAGCCAGGGTGTTGAAACCCTTGAGCTTATTTCGATTGGCATTCCCTGGGTTATACGGCACGTTTCGAGGATCCAGACGACGACGGAGCTTCTCGTTATCCGGTAGTCCCGATGCGTTCCACAGGGCTGTGCCAAACTCTTCATCAAACATCGGAACCATCTTGGTCACGGTGTCGCCGTTATCGTCCGTGAGTGCTTCTCCCTCAAACAGAGCCACATCGCCATCCTCGTCGAGAATGTCCTCGGTTGCTCGCTGCGCAAAAGCAACCTTCTCGATGCCCTTATTCGAGACCATCGAGTGAGAAATGAGAGTCGTTGCACTCACGCCCGTGTGTGCACCCACATCAGGCACCACATCGAAACGCTCACGCACCTCTTCTGGCAATGCCACGTGCTGGTCATTCTTGTACTGGTTGATGTCGGTCGTATCCCGCATCAAGTTCTGAGCCTTCAAGTTGCGTAGCAGTCGCATACGCAGCAACGACCACACAACAAGACCAGCGATCGACGACACGATGAACTTCAGCCAATCGAACGACAGCATCCAACCGATAGCACTGTTCGGTCGCTGAGCCAACTCAGCATCATGATCGGCCTTTTCTGCTGCGATGGCATCCACGTGCCACTGTGGCTCAGGAACATCCTCAGCATCTTCGTAACACGTCTCATCAGACGTATCGATCTCGCCTGTTTCCAGAGCCGGAGAGAAACACCCTTCGCTCCACACAGGCTTGCCCAGCTCCTTCGTCAGAGCCTTGTTCTGTACTGCGTAGCTCGGAACAGATGAGCGCCACAGGGCGTCACGACCCATGGCCACACCCATCGTGCCAAACGAGAACAGCATCCACACGAGGATGAAGACAAGCACACCGGCAACAGCCGATGCGACCTCACGCGACACCGGAGAGATCTTCGCCTCGATGTCGCTACGTTCTAGTTGCTGATCGCCGTGCACATCCTGATAAGCCAGTGAGTCAAGCTCGTCTTGCTTACCCAACTGATTCCACGCCTGGCTACCGTGTTCACGGGGCACTGCTCCACTGGATTTCTTTCGTCCGAAAACCATATGCACCACCTTCGCCTTTCTCTTCTGTCTCTTACGTCTTTTCGATTCGGTTGATTCACCAACCTAATCATATCAGAAACAGAAGCACAGAGACACAGAAAAGAGGTGCGGCAAGGATTAACCTCACCGCACCTCTTGTTCTATGCGATCACATCATCATGTGCTACACACCGATCGACGTTGCGCTGTTAGTCACCGCCTGCGTAGAAGCATCAGCGATCGCCGCTGCTGCATTCGCATCACCCAGCGTGCTGTGCAGCATAATGCCCGCAATAACACCGACTGCGAGGAACGCCATCGCCACCAACACCGCCAAGGCGATGTACAGATGATTGGCACGCTTCGCGACAACGCTTTCTCGATCCATCTGATCCATCAGCATCTGCTTATCGAGCTGGAGCGAAGAAACCTGACTCTCGAACTGACGCGAGATCTCGTCGCGAACAACGTTCACACGAGCCGCTTCTTCCTTCGTGCGCTCATTCGCACGCTCAATCTCAACCTTGGCCTGAGCCAAAGCAGCCGTATGATCAAGACGCATACGCTCAATGAGCTTGTTCGTCTCTTCCTGAGCAGCCAGAGCACGCTTCTGAGCTTCCTCGCGCTCACGCTTAATCTGTTCACGCAGTTCCTTCTCACGAGCAGCAAACTCAGCCGTCTTCTGCTCGACGATATTCTGACGAGACAGCTGCTCTCGCAGGGCCTCAGCGCGGGCGATGTCTTCCTTGCGATTCTCATCAAGGAACGCACCCATCTCATCGCGGAACTGCTCCATGAGTTCTGCCTCACGAGCGACCTGCTCAGAGCGCTTCTGGATCAAGTGATCCATCACGCGAGTGAGAGCTGCATCGAACGACGCCTGAGCGGACTGCTTACGGGCATCCAGAATCCGACGACGACGAAGAGTATGATCCTCGTCGATAGTCGTTTGAAGGTTCGGCTCAATCTCCGACAACTGTCGATCGAGGCCAGGCTTGTGCTTCACATCGTAGAGAGACCTTTCCTCCACAGCGCGAGCCTGCGCGTGATCCTCTCGTTCCTTCTCATACTTGGCGATGATGGCAGCACGCTGTGCGCCAATGATGTCCACGAGATTCGCACGAGACTTATCAGCATTAGCATCAGCCTCAGCCAGCGTCTGAGCCCACACGTTGTCAGCACCAGATCTGGTGCTCATCTTCGCGGCGATCTCGTCGCCAGTATTCGAGACAAGCGAGAAGTAGAGATCACGCAGCTCATTGATGTCACGACGACGCTGCTGAGCCAGTGCATCATTCGCCTGCTGAGACAGCAGCTTGATCTGACCATCCAACCAGTTATCGTCGTCAAGGTGATCCAGGGAGAAACGACTGGCTTCGTCCGCTTCGCGACCGAACAGGGTCTCGAAGGGAGTCATGTCGACAGTGAAGCCCAGATCCTCATCGAGGAACCGACGCGCCATCGTGTTACGCACTGCCTCACGATCGAAGACACGGTTGTCAACGACAGGGGCAGAGATGGAGTTCTCTGCGACCTCAGGAACATCCTCCACCGACTCAGATTCGGTGTCAGCATCCGATGCAACATTGAGATTCTTGAACGGATCGTCAATGTTGGCATCATCCTCGTCATACGAGCCCTCATCGGACGGAAGCTCGTCTTCCAGAGGCTCGTCTAGAACCTCATCAGGATCGAAATTCGGGAGATTGTCGACATTTTCCAAAGACTCATCTGCGTTGTTGACAGGGGCTGCTGGATTGGGGGCGGGCACAGGAATATCCTCAACGAGATCCTCGGGCTCCGACTCAGTGTCAACCTCCCCACCCAGACGACGCCACAGCGACGGAATCAGAGATGACAGAGCCACAGCACCAGAACCGATAGCCTGAGCCTGGGCAAGAGTGATCGTATCGACATCCCCAACAGGGACATCAATAGTCTTCGTGGACTCATCATAGTGAACGGGGTTCACAACAAGAGAACCATCGCGCGTGTCGACAGACGTGAGCATGAAAATAGCCTTGTCGAAGAGGATGTATTCACCCATGCCTTCGGGGCTCAGAGACTGCTCCGTGGGGATAATGCCCAAGATGTTGTGACGAAGCATATCCTGGGTCATCAGGACTTGGATCTTATCGTCAGCAATTCGCTGAAGAATCGATCCCTTGTTCTCGTCACCCTTGGACGAGACCTTCCCCAGGCCGCCGATGCCGCCTTCTTCGATGGGTGCATCAACGGGGAGAGACAGGATGACACCAACCCCATTGGGGAGTGTCCAACGCTCATTATTGCGGATGAGATCAAGAGCCGCACCGGGCTCCGTCTCATCGATGACAAGCGCCAGAGAGTCCTTGGCCTTCTTGGCCTCAGCCTTCTGAGCCTTCTTGTCAGGAACAGGAGCAACAGCAACCTGCTCATCGACGACCTTGGTGTCGTCCTTCTTACCAAACAGCATAGACAAATCCTTTCGATCGATTCGGTTGTATGTGAGCCGGTACCTGCATCATTGGGGATGTTTGCAGGTACCGGCAAGCACACTGTGTTTACACTCGTATACGAGTGTATCACACGTTGTGCCAAATGTGCTCGCATACGAGCAGATTCGATATGACTAAGCCCGTGGCTTGTCGTATGGCAAGACCACTACACGAGCGTCAGACTTCAAGATCGTCACATCTTCGCTACGCAACGTGCCATCGATCTTGGCTGCGATCACACGTTCCTCGGGATGTTCATTGATGAACGCTGCGACTTCCGTCGACAGATATCGCTGCATACGACGCACCATGTCACGTGCACCACCGGCATCAGAATCACTGCGCGATTCGTCTTCCACCAGGAAATCGACAACGCGCTTATCGATCGTCAGATCGATACCGTGCTTACGCTTCACATCAGCCTTAAGAGCACTCAGCTTCTTCATCATGATCTTACGCAACGTAGGTCGTGACAACGGCTGAAACGGCACGATCGCATCGATACGTCCCAAGAGCTCAGGTGGGAACTTGCCACCATCGGTGCTCTTGATCGACTCTTCGATGACCTTTTCGTACTCACGCATGCTGGCCTCACTACCGTGATCATCAGCGTTGTACTCACCGATGGTGCGGTAGATCTCCGAACCAGCGTTGGTGGTCAGCACAATATAGGTGTTCAGGAACGACACCTGTCGACCGTCCTTATCCGAGAGTCGACCGTCATCGAGCACCTGGAGCAGCAAGCGCACAACAAGTGGGGATGCCTTCTCGATCTCGTCAAAGAGCAACACGCAGTGACTGGTCGCCCACACCTGACGCGACAGTTCTTCTCGGAAGAGATCAACACTGTCATCACGACCCCATTCCGACATGTCGAAACGCACGAGGTGACGTTGGTCGTCACCAAAAAGAATCTTTGCGAGCTGCTTCGTGACCTCAGTATTATGCGTGACGATGAAGTCACCTGCTTGATACAGGTGCTCATCATTGTCGACGTAGATACAGGTCATGCTCTCTTTCGCGTCGAGCTTTTTGATAGAACGGATGCCGACATAATTGAACATCTTTTCCAAAGCGCGATGCTTCATAGACTGAGCTTCAATAGCGAGACGCTTCTTTCGATCAAGACGGAAAAAACGAGGTTTATCCGAAACACGAGCCATCACACGAACTTCGTATTTAACCGTCCTAAGCAAACCCTTACCCGATTCGTGTCGTTTGATCCAACATTGCACCCCAAGAGAGAACAAAAGGGTACGAATATTTTCGGCAAGCCGTTTTGATCTTGTAACGTACGAAATGCGATAATGATCGTACTCATCAATATAACCATCGCAATCAAACAACCCTTGAACCAAAGCCCATCGTTGTTCGATAGACGAATGCAAATACTGTTCAGGAATGCGTTGCCGGCTCATATCAATCAACTTAGAAGCAGAGCCAGTAAGCACGTCAGTACATTGAATCCTCCGCTTTTTACTTTTATCTCGCCCTGTATAAAAGTACCAATAGCAACCATCTCTGTAACGATGCCATGAAACAGCACCGATTGCTTGACCGACATAGGCAACCATTTCTTCGTCCTCCGAATAAACATTGAGGAACTCGTCAAACTTAATACTTTTGGTAATCAAAACACCGAGCGCATACGGATCCACAGGGAGATTTGCCGTAGGCCACTGCACCGGCTGATTCATGGGAACAAAATATTCCACGGCACTTTGTTTGTTCATCAGAGACCCCAAAGTCTTAGTCGAATAAATTGTCGGACCATCATACATACCACCCCTATTGGGGTAAACCGCCCACAGGTGGTTGTCGGAGACATCGAGAATGCGTCCGTCTGCCAACGTCACTCGATACACATCGCGTTCTCCCTGAGGGAACACCCCGAGTACCTTCGTCGGAGAGCCGTCGCGAGCAAACACGTAGTCACCAACAACAAGATCACCAGCAAGTTTCCATGCCACAGAACCATCCTCAGAAAAGACTGGTACACGAGTAGAATCTGTAGTCGATTTGCCAACACCTGTGGCTCCAGTGAAGAGCAGCGATGACATAGGCTTGCTCTGGTCGTTCAGACCCGCAACACACAACTGGAGTCGACGAGCGATCGACGTAGTAGCAAAGTCCTGACTAAACACGCGACGATCCAGTTCGGCTTTAATTTTAGCAGCGTTGACATCAATCTCCACCTCAACACCGAACTCAATTTTGAGCACGGTTGCCAACAGCGTTTTGTCCATACGCTCACCGAGGTAACGATGGCGACCAACCATTGCATCGAGCACACGAATCGACTTACGAGGCTGCACAGAGGCAGGAACGTATCGATTCGTGTACTCAAAGATCTGCTCATACAAAGAGTCATCGAAGATGCCCTCATCGACACCGTACTTCTTCGCCATACCCTTCAGAATCGCAATCGTCACCTCACGATCCGTCTGAGGGATGTTAATACGCGCGAGACGCTCAACAAGCGGCAAATTCGATGCGATATGAGCATTGAACTCGTCATACGTCGTGGCAGCAATAACCTTGATACCACGAGATCCCGAGGCCGCAAGCAACGGCTTCAACGCTTCCACGGCAGCAGCGGAGAGCTGCACCACCTGGTGGAACTCGTCGATGAACAGCACAATCTCTCGACCTTCGGACCTAGAGAAGCTCTCAGCCTCGTCAAACAGAGCCTTCAGCCGTGCAGCCATCTCCTCGGGGTTCGACAAGTCTGCGATCATCTTTGCCATGTCGACTTCCAGGTAGATGCGCTCTGGATCATCCTGCATACAGGACTGCACGAGCACCGTGTTATGCGTGACAACATGGCCTCGACCCACCTGATACAAGTGCGTCTCAGAGTCGACCATGATGCACGTCATCTCAATCTCGCGATCGGTCTCGATCACCTCAGCGATCATATCGCCGCGAGTTTCCAGAGATCGTTCCAACTCATGTAGATCTGCTTCGACAGCCCACACGTTGTCACCGTGACGATGGGCTGCACTTTCTTGCAACGCTCGCACAACATCCTGACGATCGTGAATCGAACTGGTGAGATACACCTGCGGAACACGTCGCTTGCCTTCAGGCTTCGCAAACGCACCCGTCAGCACAGGATGGCTCATCAGTTGCTCAGCCTCCACATGCTTACCTGTCGCTGGGTTCATAAACACCGATCGAGAACTATCATCGCGCACGCGGACCCAACCGGTCTGCACTTCAATAGCCGTGAACACAGCATCCGGTGCATCATTCGGCATACTCACGTAGCCAGTAGATTCGATGCGCACACCCCATCCGAGCAACGCGCCGAACACGTAAGGATCCAATGGCAGAATACGACTCTGTCGCACAAGTGCTCCAGATGCCGGAAGTTCCCATGTCGAGAAACCATCAGAGCTATGCAGGCCCTCGGTCATAATCTCTCGCAGAGACATCGTCTCCCACGTCGAGTCCTTCTTGGTGAGAGAGCGGATGTTCCACAGGTGCTCATCGTTACAGCGCACACGGTCGCCATGGTTCGTCACCACAACGTACTCACGCTTCATCCCCTGAGGGAAAACACCCGTCACGGTCACAGGCTCACCGTGCTCATCAAAGACATGATCGCCCACCTTGAGCAGACCCACACGAACATATCCACGCTCATCTGCCACAGGGATCAGCTCATCATTCGGGTGAGCCTTACCGGTGCCAGGTGGGGCCAGTAGAATCACGTTACACATTTCAGGACGAGCCAGAGAGCTCATCAGAGAGACCTTCTCATTCTCTCGGCCCACAATGTCACGAGCAGGTGGCGCAAGCTTCGCCGCAAAGTCTCGCAGCATCGGGTACTTGTCGTTCAAACGATCGTCATCAAACAAATCTTTCCTCCATCTTTCAATCATTTCTATCGATTCGACTGGTGTACCAGCCATTCTAGCATAGTTGGTAACCACAAGAACAACAGAGCAGAAACAGGAAACCGCCCCACTGGAAAAACCAGCAGGGCGGCATCACAAGCCTCAGAGATTCGTTCACATCACAAGCCAAATAATAACATTGCTCTCGGCTGTTGATAGAAACTCATCTCGCTGTGCCATAGTATGACACGCTCTATAGACATCAGGTGCGGCACAACCTGGGGTGGAATACCCTTGGCTGGCCGCACCATGACGTCCAGGGAAGCAAGAGTGTTGTCCTTGGGGTAACCAGTACCCCGTCTGACATTACTACGTAAAGTAGACATAACAACCTCTCTTGCTTCGTTGGTTAGAACTCGGGTTCGTCGTTCTCGATCTCAGCAGCCTCTTCGACCTCAGGCTCAGAAACCTGGGCCTCGGCAGCCGCCTCGGTCTGCGCCTCCTTCTCAGCAGCCTTACGGGCCTTATCGGCCTCAGCAGCAGCCTTGGAAGCGGCGTAGATCGTATCGAGAATATTCTCGTCGATCGGCTCCAACTCGGACGGCTTCACCGTCTTAGAGTTGATGACCAAGCCGGTCTGCTTGCCAGAAGCGGGCATGACATCCGCCTGAATGGCGTAAACAGTCGGACCAGGTCGACCGTTGCGCTCCGGCATCTGGACGATGTTATCGCCCGCAGCCGCAACGAAAGCATCGCGCTGAGAAGCGCTGTAGCCAGCCTGGTGATCGAAAACGGTCTTACCGTCGAGCTCCTTCTTGGTCGAAACCAGGTGAGGACCTCGCTGAGGGGCAGCGCCCTCAACAGGTCGAACCATCGCGTCCAGGAAGACGCGCTTGCCGTCCTTGGAATGGGCGTTGGGGTACTCCACAACGACCAGTTCCACCGACTTCATCGAACCCTTACCACGTAGAGTAGCCATAATGACCACCCTCCTTTCTCATCTCATCCCGCAGGATGTCGGTCGAGGGTTAATCAGCCCTCTCACATACATGGACTTGTTCCATGCAGCGCTCTCTCATCATAGATGAAAGAAATCCTGAATGTCAAGGCGAATCTCATCCCAGTTCCATCGAATCCACGGAATCCATGGATGAAGTCTCGCTCTCTTCCAACACCTGTTCCAGCTGAGGTACCAAACGCTCAGTCTCGCTCCACGTACTCTCACGCACGATTCCGGCAAGACCCTCATCAAACGTCACCGTTGCGCTACGGCGAACACGTTTCGCCACCGGCACCACATCGCTAAGAGCACTCGTGAGAATAAGATCCCTTGTCTTCTTCGCTGACATCTGGCGTTCCAGATCATCAGCGACACGATTCATACGACGGGCATCATCAAGGGGGAGAACCATCTCGATGATGTCTTCCTGACCAGACTCATGCAGATACATTTGTGCATCGTCGATGAGACGTTGACGCCTGCGAGCCCAGGTCACAAACCGATCAGCAACATGACGACCAAGCGCCATGTCGACAACAGTATCGGAACGCACGTCGTGCAGATCCATACCCTTCGTATGAGACAGTGTCCATCGCTCTCCTGGAACCACACTCATGGCACCACGATCATTCTCATCATCACTGCGCGCATCATCTTGTATCGCTTGCAATACAAGCCCCTTCCCGGACAGCATCGACACAAGATCGGCTGTTCGAGAGGCCAACGATGCGCGAGCTCGCTCCAAGCGTTGCTTCAAAGTAATCCGTCCAGCTTTCCCACCAGCCACAAGCAAACGTCCACCGCTCACACCGTGGGCAGCAACACCAAGCTTCTCAGCTTCATCAGCGTCCTTCATCTTCGGGATCGAACGATCTGTCAGCAGAGCTTCGAGACCAACGACTGCTTCGCGTCGCTTATCCACCGACTCCAACACGTCTTTCCACGAGTCGTCATCGCGGTGCTGCCCGTCAACACCCACAGCCAATGGCCCGAGCAACGATCGGTACTTACTGACGCAACGAGCGTGGTATTCCTCTTCTTCCAGATACAGCTTATGCATCACCTCAGACTGCGGAGATACTGCGCCTGCTTGAAAACCGGCTTCCCAGTCAGCAGCACGCATACGCCAATACTCACGCTGCGTATCGTGTTCTCGTAGACGAGACCCATACGATCGCAAACGCAGTGAGAATCCAATCAGATCATCATCAGCACTCATACCCTGAGCCTGAGTCTTCATGCGCTGAGATTGCGTCGCCATGAGCGTCTCGACATCCTGGCTCATCACAGTGAGCATCGGTGTACGTACAGAAAGAGCCTCGGGTGGAAGAGATTGCAGCACTTGATACAAGCCATTGACGCTTCGCTCCATAATCGTCTCATGACCCCGATGGATCAGCGCTCGCTTCTCCTGATCACTCAACCCTTCACGATGAGCTCGACGGTTCGCATATGTCTCGACTGCGATCATGGCTGATCCCATGGGTGAACCAGGACGATCGAGCAACTCAGTAACGAGCTCTGTTGCAACGCTGTTCGCGCGTCGCATCTCCGGTCGACGAGACCCGTAACGCCACAGCGTTTTGTCAGCAGGCAAGCAAGCCAGCAACAACTGAGGCAGTGACTCATCGAGCACTTTCTCATGTGCCCAACGCTTCACGAACGCAGCCACATTCAGACGCTCATAACCCACGGCACTGGACATATGAGCCACGTGCTGGTTCTCATCAAGCCACGAGTCCACGCCTCGTCGCAAGAGCGATATATCCGTGCTGGTGAGCTTGCCCTTCTGTTGCATGCCCTTCTCTGTACGCACACGTCGACCGAGCCCGGCATCGACCATGGCAAGGTGGCAGTGAACATGCAACGTATCAACCTGAATAACGCCCACGTAGCGCAGGTCATCGAAACGATGCCCCATACGCTCCAAGCCATGCATGATTGCCATACGCAGACGCATCTGATCGATATGACCTCGGTAATCGCCCTTGTTCTGTGCGACGAAACCCTTGGGGACAACACCCATCTCCTGAAGATACTCAGGACTGAAAGACAGCACGGTTTTCATCACTGTGTGCCCCTTGTCGAACAAACGCTGAATGTCAGCACTGGCACGGCGCACGCCTTCATCAGACAACGACGGCTGACCATAACCGAATGCAACGCCGCCTTGACCGGACACATGCAGCACGTTGTCTTTGAGCTGATGCCTCGACACGGCTTTCTCGGTGGCGCTCTCTCGTGCCATATAACGCAGGATGAAATCCTCGGTGTCGCGTCGACGAATGGGCGTCGCAGGCTCGGTTGCGCCCTTACGTGCCATATAGCGCATCACGTAAGCGCCGGGTGTGCCACCGCGAGAACCGCCATGCTTACCCCCGCCTGGGGTCGGCACACTGAACTCGTTGACAACAACAATGCTCTGCTTCAAGCTCATCGGTATCGACACACCTTTCCATCAAATTACTTCAAATTGCGTCTATTTTTTAAATAAAGATCATTACATACATACAGTACGGCGTTGACAGGGGCGGCAGGTATGCCCCACCGCCCCTGTCATTACTTGCTGCTCATGATGTCAGAATTCTGGATCATCGAGATCAGCAGCGTCAATCTCGTCCGCCGTTGCAACAGGTGCCGCTGCCTCCACAGCCTCACGAGCCGACAGACGCTTGCGCTCCGTGTCTCGCTCGGCATCAGCGACAGCCTCGTGCAGATCCTCGATCGAATCAACCTCAGGCTGAGCCAGAATCTCGGGCGCGTTCTGAGCAACCGAGGTGTTGATGACATCAGCCACGACCTCACGGAAGGTCGACGCCAGCTTGTCCGTCGTCAGGGTTGCACGCTGGTTCTCAGCATCGTCGACAACCTCAGGCTGGACCTGGGCGACAGGCTCAGCCTGGATCTCAGCCTCAGACTCGGCCTCACGCTCAGACTCAGCGTCATCTGCACGCTGAGCAGCCTGAGCGTTGCGCATGAGCGCATCGAAGAGAGGCGAATCCATGACGGGTAGCACGGTCGGCTCACCACTAAGAGCTCGGGCGATCGATGCACCCTCAGCCTCGTTGGTACGACCATCGGTACCCTCGTCATCGAACTGAGACTCCATCCCGGCGAAGATGTCATCCACCTGGTTCGTACGATCCAGCGCATGGTCAACAGACTTCTCGTTCTCATGATCACGAGCACGAATCTGAGCGAGGTAATCCGGGAAGTAGTCGGACAGATCCAGACCCGATGTCACAGCGTCGACAACCAGACCATCCCGATCAACGACATCGAGGAATGCCAGTGGCGCTTCATTCTCGTCACGAGGTGCGATAACAACACCTTCATAGTGAGCCGGGAGCATCCACACCTGGTTGAGCAGATCGCTGGGGGGCTCGAAGCCCTCGTTAAAAAAGCCCTTTTCGACCAACGACACGAGCTGCTCGTCGGTGAACTCGTAGAATGCATCGACGGTTGTTGCACCGCCGTCCATCTGATCGAAATCAACCTCGGTAATCCCGTAGGCGATCTCAGACGATCCGTAGGGAACAAGTCCCACGAGACGACCTCGGACATGGAGGACAGGTCGGTAGTTCGACCTGGCCCCGTGATTGGTGAAGTACAAGGTGTCAACGAGCACCTTGATGTCAGCTTCACCCTTGACCTCGCGAGACTCAACGCCTCGCATCGATAGCGCATGTCGCGCCCAACGGTTGGAGCGCTTCATGCCGGTCACAGTACTCATATGTTTCCTTCTCTTTCTTTGTTGGTTGGTGGATAGAGGGACGGATACCCCAACGCGATCAGCGCTGGCGCGACTTCTTCTCTGCCTTCTTCGCCTTCTTCACTGCCCCAGGCAACTTATCGGACTTATCAATGGCCTTAATAGCCTTGGCACTCGTGTCAAACTCGGCGCGATCAACCCAACGGCGCATCGCGGCAAACACCTTGTTCATACCGCGATGGCCAAGTGCGCACAGCCAGATCACACCAGCTGAGATCACGATCGTAATGAGTAGCATGGGCGCGACCCAGTACGCGATGAAAGCTTCCGTGCTCGGAGCATTCGCGCTCGTCACGCCGAGACTGTCCTGGACAAGACGACCCATGTTCGGGACGACCTTCAAAGCGCCCCACAGCATGATCCACAGGCTCACGAGAACCCACGAGACAAAGCCGATAACGCGCGCCACAACATAGACACCCATGCGAGCACTGCGCTTGATAGAGCCCTTCTCATCGAGAGTCATAGGCGTGCGAGCAGTGTTGATCAAAGAAGACAGATTCATAACAGATTCCTTTCGGGTAATTACTTAAAGAGTGGAAGAACGAGTGGGACCGCACCCATCATCGCTCAGTAGGTTCGATCACGTCCCGGAGCACCGGCCCAACCGGTGATGTCCGAGATCGAACCATCGCTATCAAGCGTGTAGCTCATCGTGGAATACGACGTGCTCGTCGCCTTGCCGTCAGAGCTCTTGGTTGTGACGCCAACAACAGCAAAGTAGCTGTACTTCGTGCCGTCGACGTTCGTCACAGAGGTTGTGAAACTCTCCAGAGACGAGTTTGCACCCTCATAAGCGAAATACGTCTTACCGGACGAGTCCGTACGCCATGCGCCAGCTTCCTCCCCCGGCATGAACACCGTGAGGAACTGAGAGTTCTCATCCAGGTGCCACCGATCGATGAGTGCCTGTCGCGCAGAGATGTACTCATTGCCGTTCGACCACGTGAGCGCCTGCTTCATGATCGCCTTGACCGTCTCATCGTCGCTGTGCTTACGTGCCGGGGACATGCCGGTTGCTTCGGCTGAGACAGTCTCCTGGTGATCGACAGTCGACGTTTCCAGCGACGCGAGCTGCGATTGCAGCTGCTGCACTTGAGCCTCGTTGCGAGCATTCTCATCGGCAACATGATCGCTGTGCGTTGCGGCGACACCGACACCACCCAGGAGGATCGCACTTCCTGCGATCAGCGCACCGAACCGTGCGATAACAGGCGTCTTCTTGTTCTCTTGCATCTCAACCAACTCCATTCTCATGAGCCGTATCGTCACTAACAAGCAAACGCGCACCAGCGCTCGTCACGCCAGTCTGCACACCGGAGAACGTTCCCGAGGCGGCATCGTATGTAGTCGTCGTCCACGCCAGGAGCGTGCCGTCAGAACCCTTGCACAGCCACGCGATCGGCAGTGCCGACGTGTCTGTCACGCCATAGGTAACAACCGATTCCCACTGATACTGATCAGCGGGTAGCGCGCTCGTCTGACCCGAGGCGTCCTTTGCGAGAGGTGCATACCAACGAACGGCAGCACCGTCAGGCACAAGCGCAGCGAGCCGAGCATGCAGATCAGCCACACGCTGCGCATCCACATCCGAGGTGCTCGTCGACCATCCGCGATACTCGTTCTGGAGGTCGGCCACCTGCTGGCTCTTCTCCTGGAGGGAATTCACAGCCGCCTTCGCACCCTCAACGTCAGGAACAACCTGAGATGCTTGCTGCGCCTGAGCGACCTGCGCAGTCAAGGTCTGAATCTCAGCGCTTCGATCGATCGGAGCACTCTGGGTACCCACAATCGCAATACCGATTCCCATTGCAGCCAGGCCCAGACCCGCTGCGATCTTCAGATCGATACGGCGCTTTGTATCATCGCCATCGTTGTCGTGAGCCTTCTTTTCAGCGCGCTGAGCCTTCTTACGTTCGAGCTCATCGGCCAATTCCTGGCCACTCTTCCAATGCGTTTTCGGCGTTGGTGTCTTCGCCCATTCACTGAGCTTGCTCATTCGATCCGCCATGGTCATCACTTCCTTTCTCTATCTCTTTTCCACTGACGTGATTTCACTCGTGTATCAACATAATCAATCATACCATAACACCCCGTACCAGATGCAATCATCCAGTACGGGGTGCCATGAGTGATGCTACATGATCACGGACCAGGGGTCAGACTAGAGTTCTTATCGCCCTGACCCTTTTGCATCGTGGACGGAACCGTCACCGATGCGAACTTCGAGGAAGACTCCTTCGTGGTGTTTCGATACGCCACGTAGTCCGTATCGAGACCGGTCGAACCAGTGTAGAACTGGCCCACCGTGGGGGAACGATCGTTGAGCGAACCCGAGACAATCTCGCCCTGGGGCTCGTAGTTACCTTCGCCCCAGACTTCCTTCACGGCGTCCTCACCCACATACATGACCGTGTGCGACACACCGCCGGTCGTACGCAGGAGGATGTCACCGGGCTGAAGCTTGGACTTGTCGCCGTTGTAGTCGATCTTGGTCCACTTCGAACCGCCCTGACCCTGAAGATACTCTAGCTGGTTGGACACGCCACCAGCCGGGTACGTATCGTCAGTACCAGACCAACGCACAGCCGTGGCAACGGTGCGGTCACACGAGGCAAAGTAGTTATCCGACTCACCGAGCACCTCCTTGTGGAGGTACTTGTAGATGTCGGTGCCATCGTTACCCTTACCATCGTCGTTGTACGGCCATGCGTAAGAGATCGCAGCCTTCACCATCGTGGAGTTATCCACCTTGCCGCCGTGCGACTTGCACTTGCTGGCAGCAGCAGCCACGGAGCTACTGTTCGCACCAGTCACAGCGCTACCGGACTGAGCCAGGATCGAATCAGCGAGAGACTTGTTCTTCTCCCAGCCGCCCATCTTGGCAAACCAAGTACCAGCAGCGCTCTCGCGAGAGCCGAGCGTGCCGTCGTTGATGCCCTCCCACTTGGTGAGGAAGTACGAGGTCGACGCAGAGACGCTACCGCCCTCGGAGTTATCGATCAGAGCCTTCACCTGAGCCACGCGAGCCGGATCGTCCTTGGAGATCATGAAGCCGAGCTGGGTTTCCAGCGTCGACCACGGCTTACCAATCGACTGCGCATACTCGGTGAGCAATGCGTTACGACCATTGGTCCACTGTCCCAGGCCAATACCCATCAGATCGATCGCCGGAAAACGAGCAGAATACGCCGGATCCACCTGTGCAATCTTGAAGCCCTTGGCCTCAGCGTCTTGCTTACGAGGACCGATCGTGAACTTCTCGTCAAAGATCGTCTCCACACCGGTCGGATCAATGCCGGATTCATGGGACCAGTTGCCCAGAACACCGGCAATATTCTCATCCGACATACCCCATGCCGAGAGCACAGAGTAGACAGTCTTCGCATTCTCTTCGGTCTTAGCAGACACATCACCCACGGCCCCATCTGCTGCCTTTGCTGCGTTTTCGACAGCTACAGTACATGGCTCTAGCAATCCATCGTTACGTGCAGCCATCTCGCCATCACGCAACGCAACCGCACCACCAGCGATAACAGCACCCGCGCCAACAGCCGTTGCCACAACCGTTGCAACAGTCGCGGTCGCCGCCGACACAGCTCCGCCCAATGCGCTGGCAACAGCTGCACCGGCTCCCGTGAAGAAACCAACCACAGCCTTCGCTGCTGCAACGAAAGCTCCGACGATCGCGGAATACAGCGACTGAGCCACTGCCATGATCGACATCATCACCGTCTTGAGCCAATTGAGGAACACAGTCAGCGCAGCGGCTTGCGCCGCAGCAGGGGCTGCGGCTCCGGTAGCAGCTCCGGTCGCGACCTTACGAGCACCGCCCTGGCCCTGACCACCTTGGATGCCCCCACCCAACAAACCGCCGTCACCAGGCTGCGCGCCACCAGAACCCATCACATCGGTGCCGTTCGCTCCTGTGTTCACAGGCTCATCAGGCTGTGCCTGAGCAGATGGTTCAATACCGGCATCAACATCCGAGTTCTTCTGAGGGAGCTTTTCAATCCCGTCTGGTTTCATACCTATCTCCTTTTCGTTCATTCAGCCAGTCCCACACTCAGTACAACGTCAACACGTTGGCATTTGTATTCTGTACTGTGGTCGTTCGCACATTACGCAGCTCGATTTCCAGATTGAGCAGATCGTTGTAGGAATTGACCTGATACGCCTTCTTGTGGTCGTAATAGGTTTGCCACGACGTGATGAGATTATTACGTAGATCTAGGAACGGCTTAACAAGTTCATCCTTATTGGTATAAGAACTCAGTGGCGTTCCATTATTCAAGGTGAACTCAACCTTCTGCCAATCAGGAGCGGGTGCGGACAGCGCAGCCTGAGACTTCATGAAGTCCACGTAGCTCATGCCCTTGGGAACAACCTGATCGAGATAACCCTCGTTCACCGTCCCATGACGCCAATCGAAATCGTAGCCACCGGGCACAACAGTCTTAGACGACAGGAACAGCGTCGACTCACCGGTCTTGCTGCTCTTCGCATCCTGACCGGTCACCTCATCGCCTGCAATCACATCGGGAACCACCGGCTCATTGAGACGAAGCATCGTTCCACGATCGTTCACAGGAGTGGTGGAAATCTGCGACATGTACTGGTCAATCTTCGCCAAGTCAGCCTTCATCTGAAGCAACTGGCTGTCCATCTCAGTACGCAGCTTCTGCTCAGAGTCGCGAGTCACGGCCTCATGGTAAACATCGCCTGCGTTGAACTCAGTACCAGCCGTCCCAAGGTTCATCGTGATGGAACCCGATGCCACAGGGTTGAACGCGATACGCATCTGGTCGTACTGCTGGAAGGATTTATCGCCTGCATTGGGATCAGTCTTCGATGAAGACGACGATCCACCAGATTGAGGCGCACTGGCAGCACCTTCACCCTCCTTGTAGGAGATCTCTCGGTTGATACGGATCGTCATATCGAGGATCTGGAGATCAAAGCCATTTGGGTTATCGAGAACAACGCCCATGTACTTGGCGTTGTTACCGAACGTCACGTAACGAGCCGTGATCGACTTACCCTTCAACGAGTGCTGATGCAGCTCACGATCCGTGCCCGTCAAGAACACCTGGTAGTCATCCGCGTTCGCAGGAAGACGTGCCTCATCGCGGGCATTGAGCAGCACCATCGTGCGAGTCTCAGACGGATCGGTGTACACACCCATCACACGACCAGTCGCCTGTGTACGCGAAGTCGTAAACGACTGAGTATACATCGCAGTCGCACTGAGCTGTTCCTGAGAGTTCGTGTACGAGGACACACCCGCACCAGTCAGCAGTGCCGCACCCGTCAGGCTGAACACAGCCACAGCGACACCAAATCGCTCCATCGCGTGGTGCGAATCAAACTTGAAGCGAGTCTGGAATGCCTTGAACTTCTGTGCAAAGCCAGACGAAGCGCTCTCATACTCTGCGCCCTCAACAGTGGCATCATCACGAACGTCATCCACAGACGCATTCTGATTCTTACCGTTCTTTTTACCTTTACCCCATGCCATATTGTGATCCTTTCAATTCGTGTTCTACGTTTTCTTTTAATCCGGGAATAGACGTGTGGATAGCAACAGCCGGAGCCGGATGAACCGGCCCCGGCTGTCACAGTGACCTTTTGACCATCGTTGCGCTGTTAACCTATCACGGCCACATGGTCAGGAGATACGGCAGAATCATGCCGCCACCGAGATCCTCGATGGTCTTCTTACCACCTTCGGCAATGCCGAAGGCCAGAGAACCACCACCGGCCATGGCCGCACCACCAATGATGATGAGCAGCGCAACAGTGACCCAAGAAGTCTGTTGCGCAGACTGGCCACCGAACAGCTTGTTGAAGAATTTGTAGACACCCCACACAACAGCGGCGGTGCCAAGCAACGCAACGAACAGACCACCAAGGAACTTGATGTTAGTTGTCGCGTTGACAAGAAAGCTCTTCAGATCCCAGTCCGCAACAAGCGGGTTATCCGCGATTGCGAACAGTGCACGATTCGCCTGAGTGTTGAGGGTATCGATCGCCTGAGTAGCAAGAATATCGAGAGACATGTGATCTCTCCTTTCATAGAAGTAGTTGTACATGTGCATCTGGCCAGAGCCCGGCTGGTTGTCAGATGCCTACACTCATGACCTAGACACATACTACACAACCCACGTGTGCCAAGCAAGTGAAACGCCCTCGATCACGCTGGAGATCCAGCATAATCGAGGGCGTCATGAGTGTCACATGAACACTCTCACACAGTCACTGCGCGCTGTGCTCTCACTTTCATGAGGGCATCGGTGGCATCGATGAACCACCCGATGGCTTCATGCCTTTCAGGCCCTTGCCCGCCTTACCCGACGCGCTCTTAACTCCACCGTTCGCAGACTTCCCGGACGAAGGCATCTGCGATGCACCCTGGCGAGGTGCACTCAGAGAACGCGAGCTAACACCGCGAGACGGTGCCGGTCGCGACGGAGCAGGAGTCTGCGCAGGAGATGCAGCCTGAGGCGGTGCCTGTGCTGGAACCTGCTGCGACTGAGGCTGAGCCTGCGGATGACGAGGCTGCTGAGGCTGCGCCTGAGCAGGCGATGGACGCTGGGCACCCACCACACCGCGCTGAGGCTGGGACTGCTGTGGCTGGTTCATCTGACGCGGCTGCTGAACAGAGCGCACAGGACGCGGTGCCTCAGCCGACTGGCGATGAGCCTTCGCTTCCTGACCCTTGGTCTGAGCACTCTGGACATCGCTGAGAGTCTTCTGGCCGTCCTGAGCAGCGCCCGCAACATCCCCGGAATATGCCTTAGCAGCAGCCTTACCGCCGTGCCACGCAGCCTTCACACCGGACGTTGCCTGATCGACACGAGCCTTATCGGCCTTGTCGTGAGCCTCCATCGTCGACTGAATCGAGCTGGTCGTCTCGCTCATAGCATCGTCCGAGTTGTTCACAACAGTGCTCGAAGAGGTCACATCATCACCACTGTAAGAATCGGACGACGCAGACGGCTCAGACAGACCACCGCGAGCATCGACTTCACTAGCGATCTGACGATCTGTCTCGGAAGTCGTCAACGAGTTAAAACTCTCACCGTTGTTCGCGATGTCATTGTTGACGTTGGTGTTCACGCCGCCCGATCCGTCGCTGAGCAGCAAACCACCGCCACCGCCACTACCAGTAGGACCATTCGGATCACTACCAGGTGCACCAGGACCACTCTCATCGGACCCAGGGCCATCGGTACCGTTGATGGACAGCGTTCCACCGCCCATACCAGAGACACCGCCGTTTCCATCCTGGATACCGCCAGAGCCGGCCATGAGACCACTCGATGCCCCGCCGCGACCCGAGCCAGAGCCCATACCGCCACGACCGCTCATCAGACGGTTAGCAGCAGCAGAGCCAACACCTGCGCCAACGCCACCAGCCAAAGCAGGCATCAGCTTGCCGCCACCAGCAGGAGGTGCCACGTTCGTATCAAGGAACTTGTCGACGATCTTCGTGACAGCCTCGTTGAGACCCTTCACGAACGCACCACGGAAGTGCATCATCTTCCACGTCAGGATCAGAAGTAGAACAGTGGACAAAATCGACGTAAAGAGCGTGACGTTACCACTGGTCTTCAGGTAGGTACCGAAGCCGCCCATGCTATTAAACATGTGCTCCAAGCCGCCTTCGAAGATGCTCGGAACCGACAGGATGATCTCCTGAACAAGGCGATAGATGAACATCGTCCCAATGATCTCAGTAATCATCGTGAACGTATAGATCACAACCTTCGCAATACCTGCCATAGAACCCAACGTCGCAAAAGGCACAGCCGTGATGATGTGCATCGAGTTCTTGATTGCACCAGTGAACATGCCGAATGCATAACCCAGGCCGAGAACGATAAAGCACAGGAGCGTCACAGCGCTGTTCGTCCAGTACAACCAGCTCACACCAGCAGAACCGACCAGGTTCACAGAGTTGTGGTACTCACGGGTCGCAGAGGACACAGCATTGCTCGACGAATACACCGTTGCTGAACTCTTGCTAAACGACGTATTCAAGTAGTTATACATGGACAATGCAGACATGTTGGCCCTTCGGAAATTATCACCTGAAACCACCCAATCTCCACCATACCAACCGTCAGAAGGCGTCGTAAACGTAATAACACCCTCTTCGCCAGACACCTGGAGACCAGAACCTTCACGAACCTTCAGCACAGGGTTATCCGATGCCTTGGTCGCAGAGCACGACTTGCCATCAGCCTTCGTCGAACCATCAGACTGAACATTAAACCACGTCGTCGCGCAGTTCTTGACCTGCTCCTGGCCGTTCGATGCTTGCTGACTGATACGACCCTTGACAGCCGTATCAAAATCGGACGCCTGATACGTCTGAGCAATCGTATAGCGCAGAAGCATTTGCATAGATGCCACATAAGCGTTTGCAGGTAGACCGCCACTCGATGATGTATCGGCATTCGCAGCCTCCGTAGAGATAGAACCAAGACCGGATACATTGATGTCTGCCACCTGCTTGAAAGCACCCTTATTAGCAAGCTTGTTAATCGCCACAGTCGTCTGACGCAACTTGTTCACAGATTCCCCAGTGGGGGCCTGCTTAGACGAATCCCACTGAAGCGTAGCGCTCTCTGGCACAGCAAGTCGGTTGCCCTTCGCCCAATTCTCAAAGTCCACAAACGTGGAGATCACAACGCGGGTTGCACCCATACCAGCACCAGCTGTTGCGTCCTTCATGACACCCAACGATGCCGTGTACATCGAACCAATGAGGGGTACACCCACACCCAGGAACAGCATGCGGATCACCAGCTTCTTCAAGCCACTCAGTGCATTACCCTTCTTCCACATGAGCGACGAGATGATGAATGTGAAGATAAAGAGCGGGATGAGCACAGTCCACGACAGGTTCACAAGCGCCTGATACCAGCCGCTAAACCACGTATCCAAACTCTGCATCCACACAGGCACACCCTGTCCACCGGTCATACCGTTGGCCATCGCAGCGCTCGATGCCGAAATCGCAGAAAAGAAGAACTTGAAGGGATTCAGCGTTTCGAGCAGCCAGATCACAGCCGAGAAGATCGTATCGATACCACCAGCGAGCAAATACAGCAACGCCATAATGCTGCCAAACGCCATGTTCTGAAAGTGAAGCCCCAAACCCGTCGACGTGGAATCAAGACCCAACGCGTTCAGCAACGAGCCATACTGCGCGTAAGCGAGAACGCCGCTGTACGCGGAGTTTGCGCTGCTCGAATCGTTGTCGCGAACCTTCAACGAATCATAGCCAATGACATTAGATGCGCCGGTAGTTGCCGAGACCAACCAGCCAGAGAAATTCGATATATCGTTATCCCCGTAACCAATCAAGGCACCCCCCTCACTGGCATTCTGAGCGATCGTCGTCCAGCCTTCCTCCGCCGAGAGACCATCGCCATCACCAGGCTTAGCCGCCTCAGAGAAATAGGCAGTGACGTTCGACGACAAAGTGTAGAAATTGTACTTCTCAGCATTGTCTTTGCCAGGAGTAGCGTACGCGTTTCCGCCGATCATGGTAAGACCAAAGACGGCAATGAGTACAGCTGCCACAAACGACATCACACGGGTGAAGCCCCGAACTGCTCGAACACGGCTTGTGAGCATCAATGGACTCTCTCCTTTCTTTTCTTGGTTCTTGTTCACTTGTTCTTCCTTTCAGCGTTTTTGCGATCTTTCTGCCGGGACATCACAGATCCCCTGTGTCGACCGGGAGCAACACTCCCATCGTAGGTAATATCGCGCACGTGAGCATTGAGACCGAGCGCAAGGTCACGCTTAAACACAACGTTGACCGTCCCTCGTCGCAAGAATGTCAGCCCCTCACCTCGCCGGGTGATGACCTTCGTCATGTCGACAGGAATCTGCTTGGCCAGCTTCTTCTCGTACACAGGCACGAGAGCATCGCTCATCGCACCGAGCGCCGTCCAATCCGCCTCATCGAAATGGTTGAACTCAGAGTCATCCAGCATCGCCTTCACGCCGTTGTAGCACAGGGCGACACGGCCATTGCGACGGAAGAGGCGCTGGAACTGCTCAGTCATGTAGGGCTTCACACCCTTATCGATCAACTCAGCACCATGGATGATCAGTGTGTCACCTTCGCCCAAGGCCGAAGCCGCGAATGCCAGCACGTTGACGAGCTGTGCCATCGCAACACCCTTTCCACGATCCACCAGAGCTGAGAAATCATAGATGACACGACGAGCCTTCTGGGTTCCGTCAATGACATCGTTTGTGATGACGTTGAAGAGATCGCCGTTTGCACTCAGCATGGACTTGAAGACAGAAGACAGTACAGAGTACGCGTGAACCATCTCATCATCGCGATTCGTCCTGCTGGTCAGCGCCTTATAGCGCTGATCCAGGTAGGTCACAAACAGCTTCAGCTGCGGTACCTGATCGTGAGGCACGCCCACAAGACGCAAACGATCCTGGTTGTCCTTCGCATTACGCGCCCACATGTTCTGATCCACATAGAACTGCTCCAGAGTATCCCTCAACTGCGACTGGATGATCGTCCGATCGTCATCAGTAGGCTCATAGACCTGCTCAGTCAGGAGCACCATCTTTTCCAAGTGAGTCGAGAACAGCGAGAGCTGATCCTTGCGATCACCGAACACCTCAAAGGGGTTGACATCGCCCTGAGACATGTCGATACGCGCAGTGATCGTGTCCATGCGCGGACCGAGAACGCCCGTCAAATCAGCACCATCAAGGATGATGTGCACCACGCGCTTGTTATTAATCAGCGCCGCCTGAGAGATCTTCGACCCCCACATATCGGCCACCTGAGCCTTGTTCATGATCTCGGCGCGAGACTTGTCGTCATCGGCAACCACCACATGGTGACTGTACTGATCCACGTCCATCAGAACGCCGGAATTGTTCACGTCGCCCACCATGTAGCCGACGAACTCACCACCACGGTCATTGAGACCGTTGGTGACGAGGTTGAACGCACCCGCCAGCTCAGTCGAGGTGAAGTGGAAGCCCTTGCCTTTCTTCGAGGCGTTAGGGGTAAACAGCGTCGCCAACTCCTGACGCTGAAGACCAGGGTGCGCGGCGATCGACAGGTTGCCGACGCTATCGATGTACCGACGACGCAGATCATCGATGACATCATCGAGAATCTCCAGCGAGGGAGCCTTCAGGAGAATGCGATAGTGCACAGACAGATAGGCGGCACCATCCTGGACCTCAGCGATCGCTTGCTCCACCTCGGCAGACACCTTTGATGCCTTACGACGAGACGACTTCGTACCGTTCTCACTCTGCTCCTGCTCGTCGAGACGATCGAGTCGCTCAGACGCCTTGATCTTGTCCTTGAGCCAGGACTCAGTCACGCGCGAGACCTGCTGGAGCAGCACCGCCGTCACATTCTGAGGCAGATAGGGAATGAGGTTCACACCCCAGAACGGAGGGAGCTCATCACGGGCGCTCTCATCGTGGAAGTAGCCCAAGATACATCCGACGTTACCGTCGATCTCGAAGTAGTCGCTGTGAAACACATAGCCCTGGCGAGGCTTCACCGCAAGCAGATGGGTATACTCCTTAAACGTTGCACCGTTAGTCTTCGAGAACAGAGCCTTGCGCTCCTTACGAGACATGCCCTTGAGGCTACGCTGTTGCGACGCAGCTCGATCGCGCGCCTCATCAGCAGCCATCGAGGCACTTGCTTCGCGAACGCGAGAGGTCGCCATACCCCACGGCGATGACTCATCCGATGCGATCACATTCGTGACACTATCCTTTTTCGCCATAGATGCCACTACTCCTTTCCATCATAATTACTGTCGTGGTCAATTGAAGACCGATTATGGTCGTTCCCCAGGCTATTCTACACGAAAACCAGGCAAAAGCCCATCGCACAGTACCTGTTTGTGGGCATTAGATACACAACAACCTCGGACGCGAACGTCCGAGGTTGTGGTAGCCCTTACAGCTCTGACGGTGCACCGTCTCACCGTCTGTTACTTAGTGGTGACGGGTCCGTAATGAGTCCGTAGGAGCTCAATCGTCTCATCATACGTGAGCATCGCGACCTGCTTGAACATCAGCGACGAATCAGCCGCTTCAGCATCGAGCAGGTTGTGCGCCTTACGCAGATCCTCTTCGTTGCTGGCAATGAGGATCAAGTACTGGTGGATGCTGAAGAAGCTGGAACCCACGTAGCTCTTCAGAGATTTGTACTGTTCGTCCATGAGAGCGATCAGTTCGGGATCACGAGCCTCAGGATCCAGTGCGCGATTACGCCTCTCCAACATTGCGATCTGTGTATGAACACGCTGGGGTTCCTTCGTAGTCACAAAGACCAACTCCACGCCCGGCTCCAACTTGCGATAGAAACGATCGTTGCGGTTCAGAATTGCATTCCGATCCTGATCGAACAACAGCCGCGACGCAGATCCCACGACAGCATACGCCTGACCCACCATACCGTCGACAAAGGTGATAAAACCCGTCTTCTCGTCGACATCCTTGATGCCAACGATCGAGTGGAACTGACCGGGGCTCGAATCAGACCGAGTCAGCACCTTGCGCGCAGTCTTCGGCAGATAGTCGAATAGAGCCGTGATCATCTCACCGCGCATCTCTTTCGTCTTCGAGTACGCAGCGAAGTACGCTGTGGCGGCAATCCACCACACCGAGATGAACAACAGATAGCCGAAGCTTGCGCCCTTCAGTGGCGTGCCCATGAGCAGCCACATGAGGATCACAATGCTACCAATATAAGTAAAGATTACCTTCATCGGGAGCGGCTTCAGCTTGACGGACTTATTCGACAAGCTCAGCTCATGATCGAGGATCGTACGATCCAGCGAGACTGGAATGGAATACCGTTCTTTGACAGCCATTCACAACCCTCCTTTCTTTCTCGTGATTACACTCGTCACTTGTCGAACGAGAACGCGATGCCGCGCGTCCCATCCGGCTTATCTTCCAGGGACAGGTAGGCATCGAAAGTCTTGCCGGTCTTCTTGGACTTCATGCCTGTGACCTTGACCTTTTCCCCAGCCTCGATCTTCTCACGCTGTTCATCAGTCAGCTTCACACCGAGCATCGACTTGGGGGCAACACCCCTCTTGGCAGCCGAGGTCGGCTTGGAGAAATCAGGAATAAAGCCAATGCACGTACGACCCTGGAACTCATATTCTCCAAACGAGCCAATCACAGTGAATTCTCCGCCTGTGCGCGCCGATGTTGCAGTGATCTCGATGTCTTTACCAGCCAGAAGATCCATACACTCCTGATCGGTGAAACGGTGCCCGCTCCAGGTACGGTTGAACCTCACGTGCCTATTCTCAGGTACCCACGTGCCCTCGAAATACTCCTTTTCGACGTAATCTCCCATGTTCAATTCCTTTCTCATTGTTTGTGCATTCGCCGTCATCACGTCAATGTCATCTGTCACGAGCCTGGCAACCTCAGCCAGAACATCGTCTGCTTGCTTTTCACTCTTCGCAACGGCCTTCATGTCTGCAAAGACACGCTCCGTAATCGACAGGTCTCCAATATGCGTTCCCGGCAGCATTCGATAACTCATCTCGCCGGTTTCGGTCAGTGTAATCCTGCCCTTCGTCTCATCCATCAAAGGATACCGAGCCTTCGAGCTTGACACCTCTGCAAAAGTGCTGGTGCGCGTTGCACCAGTGCCCACGTCTCGCCTCTCCAGTTGCTTCATGAGCCACTTAACAGTGGGCGCAACAGGACGCGGTGGAACGCCTTCATGAACGAACGGCTGTGCCTGGGTACCCAGACCCGTCACGTTGTTCTCGTCGTCGTCATCGTCTGCCATCGATGCACCACCGAGAACAGCCTTCCAACCCGGCTTCTTCGGCACCGAGCACGAACCCGTGTAGGAGGGGAAGTCAGTGACGTGACCCTTCTGAGCCTCGTACTCGTAGTCCTCCGCGAGAACGGCCAGAGCCGACCGAGCAAGCAGCTCATAGATCATGGCACCGACCTTGCCGTAGGTCTTTGCCACCTCATCGAGTGAGGCTGGAACATTCGAACCAGGGCGGTTTGCACCGTGGGCACCAGAGTCCTTGACGTGCGTCGAACGAGCCGCAGTGTGCGTCAGCAGAGCTGGATCAATACCGACAGCACGCGCGATAGCAGGAGCGTTGCTGACAAGCTCCGCGAATTGCTCCTTGGTGACGTGCTTGTCTTCGGTACGGGGGTACGAAACGACTTGGGCTTCGTACATCTTTTGATAGATTTTCAGCACGTCCGCCGCCTTCACACCCTTGGCGCTCAAGAGTGCTGACAAACCGGCCAGATCCAGCATCCTGGGTGGACCAGAACGCTTCATAGTCTTGGAATCCACCGTCACGCTCGATGCGTGAAGACCGCTCAGATCCACATCTGCTTCACGAGCACATCGCTGCGCATCAGGATCGGAGTACATCACACCGTTCTCATCGCGGAAACGGGGCTCGTAGAACGGCACCTTCTTCCACGACTTGTGCGCCTTCAGCTGATCACCCACGAGCACCGTCATAGCTGACTTCAATCGACCCTGACGAACAATTGCACGCTTATCGACCAACTCAGAAGCAATACGGGTCCATTGCATGGAGAGGAAGTCCCACCGAGAGCGAAGCCACGCCATACGGTACTCGTCGTGATCTTCCATCGAGGTCAAACGCTTGCGAGAGACAAACGCCTTTTTAATCGACGCTGGGGACTCATCGGTGAAGTACATGCGTGAGACAGGTTTTGTGTTCAGTCCGAGGGCAGCGATGATTTCCCAGGCTAGTAGCCCGCCTTCACCCGATGGATCAACATCTGTGGCAATACAAATCTCACTGCACGAACCAAGCGTTTTCTTAATATCAGCCAAACGCTCAGTGATACTTGTATCCTCTTTCTCGACCCTCTTACCCTTCTTGATCTCCACCGTCTTTTTCTGCTCACGCTCAAACGCGAGATCGTTCAGATCCCACGGGAGATCACTCAGTGCCCAAGAGGCGTACTTTGCGCGTTTCGACGGATCAACCTGATCCACCGGCTGCTTCAGCTCGAAGAGGTGGCCGCGAGCAAACGCGATCACGTAGTTCTCGCCATTGTACGTCCCCTTTTGTCCACCGAGTGCCTTCGCAAAATTGCGCGCGGCACTGGGCTTCTCAGTGAGAATTCCAACCGTCATACATATCCTCCAAATCTGAATCGAAAAATTATCGAAAACGTTCGTATACGAGTATATCAGAGTCGTTCAAAGACCACCATCGTTTCACCGCGATGCTTCTGACGTGACTGTGCTCGCTGGAAATGATTAAGCGATGCCGACGCATCGATCTCATCTGCCACGTGCCACTGCTCACCCAATACACTCTGAGCCACTGTCGACATACGCTCGCGCCATTTCTCACTAATCTGGAAGGCGAAAACCCGCGTCGACGGAGCGACGCTCATGGAAACAACTTGCTTCCACCATTCCAAGAATGCCTCGTCATCCAGATTCTCAGCTCCGTGAGAGGTGTAGATCTCCGTGTCACCATACGGTGGACAGGTCAGAACCATCTCGTGCGAACCACCGCGCATATCACGAGTGGCACTATCACCAAGCGCCACACTGACATTCGTCAGACCTAGACGGTTGATGAGATCCTGGTGAGCCGCCACCACGGCTTCAGAGATGTCTGTGCCGGTGTACGTCACACCGCGCTGAGCACAGGTGAGCATACGCTCACCCCACCCGCTGCACGGATCGTACATGTGCGTCGGCTCATACCGATCGAGAACAGCAGTCATAGCCGTGTTAACAAATGTCGAATACGCACGGATCTCACCGCTGATCGCCAACCCTCGCACGACCTCCAGAGCCGACTCAGGAAACTTACCCAGATACTGCAATCGGTTAGCGAACAGACGTGCGCGCAGACGGCCCCACTTACGGTGGTGAACCTCGTCGGCCTCCCACATCTGCAACTCACGGGCATAGAACGTCTCCCACGTACCACTACGGGCCAGCCAGGAGATCTGCCTCGAACCAGCATTCGTCACATCAATATCTGCCCACTGCTGCACCTGCTTCTCCAAACCTTCCCTGAGATCAGTCAGAGATTCAGGTAGATCAAGCCAGGAGTACTCACGATCCCAATCGTGGCCATCAGGAGCCCCAAGAGCGAACCACAGATAAGCATCCGTCAAAACCTCAGAGCCATCCCACAGCGTCACGTAATTCAGCTGTGCGTCACGAGCCGCTTCACGCTTCAACACATCTCGCAAGATCCACGTTTCAAGCGCATTGCGATAATACTGAGACTTCTCACCCTTCTTATTCCAGGTCTGCGCTATCTTCTGATCCATCTCGCGATCAGCCTCATACCAGTGCTTGCCATGAGACCACGAACCATTGAGCTCGATAAACAGATCACGCTCAGGGATATAGAAATCAACAGCAAATGGGTAACGTTCCTCGTCGCAATACTGTCGCACCACAGTCATACCGTGATGATCTGCATACTCAACAAGCAGCTCATAAAGAGCGTCCTCTGACAAGGAACTATTAAACGTACCTTTCTTTCGTTTTGTATCCATGGCGCGAGCCCGAATTTCAGCAGATTCCATCCCATAATCAACACCATAGCGTTCTTGCATTGTTTGGCGAATCTGTTCCTGAACAGCCTCAGATTGCACAGCGTAATCCACACCATAACGCTCTTGAACCGTTTGGCGACTCTTTTCCTGAAAAACCTCAGATGCAAACGGGTTGTCAACACCATAACGCTCTTGCATTGTCTGACGACGACGCTCGCGAATAACAGGAGAGAGCGACGGGTTATCCGCACCGTAATGTTCTCGAATCGTCTGGCGAATCTGATCTTTCACATCATCGCGCGCAAACGGGTTCTCAACTCCGTGACGAGCCAAATGAGTCGCCTTCGCAGCAGCTTGCACCGATGGTGCATTGAAAGGGCCTCGCGCATCGGCAGGGAGATCAGGACGATTACGACGAAGAGTCTCCAACTGACGACGGCGCACATCTGGATCAAGAGCGGTGCTCGGTACACCGTAATGACGCATAGACGACTCTCGTTTACGAGCCTTAATCACCTCAGATTGCGAGACGTTATCAACTCCGTACACCTCCCGAATCGTCTGTCGCGCACGTTCACGCGTAGCAGGATCCGAGAGCACACTATCCACACCGTAACGTTCCTGAACCGTGCGTCGACGACGCTCTTTCACCTCCGGTAGCGACGATGCATTAACCACACCATACCTACTGAGCGTCGTAGTCTTGATACGCTCCCTCACCTCACTACTCGCCATAGGCGACACACCACCATAGCGAGCCATGTTTGTCTGAGCGGTCTTGTCCTTGAGACACTGCGCATACTCGTCCTTCAAGCCGAGACCCTCAAAAAGAGCGGCAAGAGACATCACATTAGCTGAAAGAGTCTCACTGATACCAAGAATGGCCAACACCTCACGGCGTGTTGCACCGCTACGCACGCCCTCCAGAGCGCGATCGATGTCATCATCCGAACACCGGGTCTTCACATGGCTCACAAGATAGCGCTCACGATCCACGGAAGAGCCGTCAGACCACCGAGGTAGACGCTTCCCCCTTCCGCCAAAACCACGCAGACGCAGATCCTCATCGCTCCCCTCTGGGAACAGACCGGACTGCTTCTCCTGAGCCTTCTTCCGAACCCCATCAGCAAACACTGAGCCCTCGGCCAACGTGTACCGAGCACCGTAACGATCTTCTCGTGTTTGAGCAGCTTTCTCCTGGTACTCATCGAGCTTGAACGGGTTGTCTGTGCCGTACTGAGCGATCATGCCCGCTCGCATCACACCACGACGAGACCGACGATCGGCATCGCGGAACTCTTCGCCAAGGCCAAGACCTGCGAACAAATCAGCAAGCTTGATCAGATTCACCGCGTCATGCAGCCCAAGCTGCTCCAACAGACCTGCTTTGTCCAGATCGCACGCAGCATAGCGTTCCAGCACGTCACGCACAGTCTCCTGTGCGACACGCTGACGCACATGCCCAATCTTGTATGCCTGTCGATCCACACCCTTCAGCTCAGCCTTCATCGAAGAGTTGTGATAACCAGGATCAATGCCGGTGGCATCAATGACACTCTCACGCGACCAACCCCGGCACACCAGGTCAGTCGCGCTACCCTCAGAAAATAGTTTTGCTTCATTCATGAGGCAATTCTATCATCGCTACGAGGGTAGCGCAACCATCACTCCACGATCTTCAGGTTCCCTCGCTGCACTGATTCATCCTTGCTGAGCTCTCGGGCTTTCTCCCGGAGCTTCGCACGCGCGTCAACCACTGTCTTGTGGGTCAAATCAATCGAGGTCGCGGTCGCGTTGTTGAACAGTCGCGGCTCAGTCTTGTCGACGAGCAGCCACGTGAGCATGAGCTCCAGCTCATAGAGCTGTTTCTCAGCGCTCAGCGCACGCTTCGTCATCGCATCGAGGTCTTTCTGGGCGCGCTGCTGGTTATCCAGCACCTGCTCCACCTTCATCTCGATCGCAGCCACACGGCCCTGCCCTGTGCGCAGGACTTCTGCTGCGCGCCGGGTGTTCTCATCGACACCGGGGATCTCGATGTCGAGAGCGCTCATCACCAACGCTGTCACCAACGAACCCGTTGATAGTGTCTTGTTCTGCGTCTTCGATGTTGGTGAAGCCCCCAGCTCTGGTGCACCCAGACGAATGAGCTCTTCGCGGATCGCTTGATCGATAACGGACGGCAGTCCTCGTGGTCGTATGGAGTCACCGTCGAACGTGAAGCGCACATCGCCCTCGATCGTCGTAGGAATTTCACTGCCATCGCGATGACGCAATGCCATCGGCACAGGCTCATACAGGCGCTCTACCGGCTGCTGGGGCTGCTGAGCATCGCTATCTGGCGCACTGTGCTCGATGGGTTCATCGTGATGAGCCCCCTCTACAGGTGCCACCTTCTCATCGAGATCAGCGACAGCGCCAGCATCCGCAATACTGTCAGATTCCGTGATCAGATCATCGGGTTCGTTACGTTGCGGCTCAGGCGGCACAGAGCCGACACCGGATGCACCCACCGGCGACGCATTCCCAGCATTATTACTGTTTGCACCACCACCGCCCGATCGACCAGATTGCCTCTGTCTGTTCAGCCCTACATCAACAACTGGCTGAACGCGAGCGCTACGCGCAGACACAACAGCAGGTCGCTGATTCGCTCCGGCCATGCGATCGCGCAACTCTTTCTGAGCCGCATACAGAGGATCAAACACCTCAGCCGATGGCTCATCGTACTCAAAATTGCTCATTGTTCATGCTCCCTGTACTCTCCCTATGCTCGCCTACTCTTCGCCGTCTTCATCATCCAACAGGTAGCTGTCACCCCGAGTCAGACCGATGATCGTCGACGCCATCGACATGACAGTCTTTTCGAGGTTGGCAACATTGCTGGCCAACGAGATCTGCGCATCCACAAGCTGAGCCAGACGCGCCTGTTCTAGCGTTGGTAGATCGTAGTCTCCGTTCTTACGGGCAACGTGACCATCGATGCACTCGATGATGAACTCATTGGCACTCAAACCCTCTTTCTCGGCCCAGTAATCTACCTTGTCACGCACACTTGCTGGCATACGCACATTGAGCCGAACCATCGGCTCTCCTGCTTCGCCAGCTTTTCTATTAGTCACTGCCACTACAACCTCCTGTCTCGCTTGTTGTGTCTGTGTTATGGCTCTTTGTTTTTCCTGATAACTAAGTATAACACAGAGCCTTGGCACACTCCCGTGTGCCGAACATCATCATGATCCGTCGGTACTGTTGGTACCGGCCCTCCCCCTCACCAGACAACAGAAAGAAGAGGTGCACCATGGCTGTATCCATCACGGATATCGCTGCATACATCCTCGCTCGTGAGAACACGATGGTAACGATGAAGCTCCATAAGCTTGCGTTTTACGCACAGGCTGAACATCTTGTTCACCGCGCATCCCCTCTGTTTCCAGAGGATTTCCACGCATGGGTGGTCGGCCCTGTGAGCCCAGAGCTCTACCGCCTTCATCGGGGCAAGCTCTTGATTCGACCAGGGGAACTGCCTTCCAGTGACCCCTTGGTTCTCACCGACACAGAGCGAGACCTCATCGATCGTGTCTGTGATGCTATGGGTAGCATGACCCATACTGAACTCAGTGACAGAGTGTGTCACGAGCTTCCATGGGCGGACGCTTACGCACGACACGCATCATCATCGCTATCGCATCTGTCGCGTATCCCCATCGTCACCACCGATGAAATTATCACTCAGGACGCAATGCGTAACTACTACAGCAAGCACCGGCTTGTCTCTTGATCAGCACACTACCGTGTGCCGGGAATCGTACTGATTCCCCCACCTCTCTCTTTTTGCTTGGAGTAACCCCATGTCTGAGACAACACGTTTACCCCGTTTGCTCATCACCGGTTCTCGCAACCACCAGTGGACACCGTATGACTCCCACGCACTGCTCATCGCCGTGCAGGACATCGTCGACGAGACTCAGAAGAACCCCGTCATCGTCCATGGTGGCGCAACAGGCGCAGACACCGACGCTGCTCGTGTCGGACAACACCTGTTCAATCTCCAGGCTGAGGTCCATCGAGCCGACTGGAAGAAGTACGGCAGAGCAGCCGGTCCCATCCGTAACAAGCAGATGGTTGAACTGGGAGCGGATCTCTGTCTCGCATTCCCCGATCATCCAAAGGGCCAAGGATCCCGAGGTACGTGGAACTGCATCGGATTGGCGCATCAAGCTGGAATCCCTGTCTTCGTTGTGTGGAACCAGCGCCTGTGGGTATACAACCTCGATCATCCCACACACGGAACGTATCGAGCACTCGATCGATACACCCACTGATACACCTACCAGAAAGACCCATATCATCATGGCCAAGAAGCAGAAGAACGCTCGATCCAACCGTTCTTACAACGTACACGATCATCGCGCAGATGAGCTCGCATTCGATCTCATGAGCGAAGCCCGAGACATCACCTTCGATGTCGTGGAGCGCAACAACAGTGTCATCACTCTCCACGCTCACGTCAACAGCGCTGACGTGGATCCGATCGTCGTCATCGTGACCGCCACTGATTACATCATCAACGACACTCACTTCGACACAGTTACACAGACGCTCGATACTCTTGCATCTGTGCACACCAACTAAGGAAAGACCTCATACCATGGCTGTTAACATCCGTAACATCGCAGGTGAAAGCGCGCAGAAGGCTTTCATCGATCGTGTTATCTCCCGTAGTGACCAGATTTATCCAAACACTGACCACAACGTCATTCGATCGGTGACGGGTCAGCTGTTGGATCTCACGTTTGGAGACCTCGATATGCTCGCAGACATGCTGCGTGTCGACGTGCAGTGGCTGCTCAGCGGTCACGGCTGGTGCCCATCTATCACCCACTAAGCAGAAAAGAGACACCCTGTGATTGAAATCATTAAGAACGATGATGGATCCATCACCACACGAACACCGGATCCTTCAAACTCAATCGATGAACCTATCGGAATCACCGGCCTCTCTGCACGTCAGCGAATCCGCATCTTCATTACCCTGATCATCGCCGTCATCCTCACTATTGGTATTTCATATACAAAGAACGCTCTCAACAGCGCAGATGGATTCGTCTCAGGCCCTGGTGCATTCTCGTCATCCGAGAAATACATCTCGTTCGACGGTCCTGCACAGCGCACGTATCAGCCAAGCGAAGGCACCATCACCTACTGCGATCCTGACGATCACGGTCGATCGACATGCGCCTACGGTCTCCTGACTCCAGAGAACCGCGAGAAGGGTAAGAATTACCAACGTCACAACGTTGATTTCAACCCCAGCGGCTGGCCCGAGACCAACACCTACATTAAGCACTTCGGACCACTCTGGGTCAAGACCCCTATGTTTGGAACGCAACTAGGTGGTGACTTCGTTCCCAATAACACCATCACGGGTACCAAACGCTTGGATAATTCTCGACCTAAGGGTAATGCTTATGTCAAGAATGGCCTTCAATACCCTGAGTATCTTGCCACACAGTATCTTGATGATACATACAATGCGCAGTGCCCATTGTACTACGCTGTGACGGCTAATTACGAGGCAGATGAGCTCATCCCACGAAGCCTGACAATTGACATTGAAGCGTGTGATCAGTCGATCTCTAAGCGAATGACCATCTACAACGTCGAAGCTGGTTACAGCATCAATTACCACACAGGCGAAACCCGTAAGTAACAAAGGACGTAACAAAATGAAGAATCGTATCATTGACTACCTTATCCTCTTTGCGGGTGGTATCGTCGTATTCGTAATCGCTGCATCCGCAGTAGTGGGTTTTCTCAAACTGATCCAAGAAATTGTCGAAGAGCCTCGACCAAACCAGTCCGGCACCACCAGTAATTACTACAGCATCGGCGGACCTGCACAGCACCCGTACCAAACCGATGCAGCATCTGATGGCACCATCACGTACTGCCCTCTCGACGAACTGAGCCGTCCGACGTGCGCGTATGGCGTTCTCACCACCGAGAGCAGGCTTCAGGCAAAGCAGCGAGGCAGGCAGGACATCAACGTCAATCCCACCGGTTGGCCTGAGAAGAATCAGAAGGTCACCATCGAGGACTACAAGGACAGCAGCGCATCATATTACGGATGGTTCTGGAACCGGTCACATATGATCGCGGATTCCCTGGGCGGCGATCCCATCAAGGAAAACCTGGTGACGGGCACACGTACCCAGAACGTCGGCCTCAGCAAGGACCACAGCGGCGGTATGGCATATGCGGAGAGCAAGGCGCGTGACTACCTGGATAACCCAGCGAATGCGCAGTGCCCGTTGTACTACGCCGTGACGCCCAATTATCAGGACAGTGAACTCATCCCTCGCACTGTCACCATTGACATGGAGTCGTGCGACCAGTCGCTGTCTGAACACATCACGGTGTTCAACACCGCCAACGGCTGGGCGATCAACTACTACAACGGAAAGATCGGCTAAACACCACTTCCCCCTCTCTATCAACAGAAAGAAGAAAAACAATGGTAACTATCTATGACAAGCCTCTCCTTGTCATACGTAACGGTAAGATCGGGACGGAAGCGTACTGGAAAATTACCGTCCCTGGGACCGTCGTCCTTGTCTCCGGCCAGCGGTTCATGTTCCTGTCGAGTGACAACACCAGGGACGGTTTCTGGCTGGTACTAGGTGAACAGACTCAACTAACAGTCCAGGAATTCTATGACAAGTTCGAGATGCTACCTATCATGGTTATCATCGACACCACCAAGTGAACAGATTGAAAGAATGACTACCAACATGCCTCATATCCCTCTCGACATCGACTGGCGACAGTGGGAAAAGGTCGGCCCCGATGTCGGCCTCTTTGAAGACTGCTACATGCATCGTCAGACGTGGTTCGATGACTGGAACCACGTCTACCACGCTGCACTGTGGGAAAACTTCGACAACGACGGGACTACCTCCCTCATCGTCACCCGCGTCGACAAAATGGGTGACAGCCCCTACAAGCAAAGCTCTCGCGCGATCGGTAATTCCGATAATCCCGAGTACTGGTCTGATCTCGATCGCTTGTTCGGTTCGCGCCGATCGTGGAACGCTGTGCTCAGCGGCTTTCACGACTACGTGAAGCACCACCCCTACAGTCGCTACGACAACAACTAAGTACAAGACGCTGAACACACGCCCCTTTACCACGCTGCTCAGTACCCAGAGTACACAGTGCAGCAGCTGGTAACGGGGCTCTCTCTGGTTCATTCCCCGTCCCCTATGCAATAAAATTGCATCGGTAGCGGTAAAGAGACCACTACACACAATCACACAACAAGAAAGGACACTCACATGTCTGACTTCGATTTCACAAACACGGAAGAGGCTCTCCAGAACCTTCGGAACCAGCTGAAGAAGGCCGAGCAGGCTTATGCTCGAAAGGCTCTCTCTGAGGCCATCGGCATCGACCTGAACAAGGTGGAAAAGCTCATTAACGGCGGTCAAATCATCTTCTCTCCCGAAGAGATGGCTGATGAAACCGAAAAGAACGAGCCGTCTGAGCAGGAAGAGTCTAATTCTGTGCTCGCAGAAGACCTGTTCACCGCTCAGGATCCCAACGGGCTTCAGAGTACCTACAGGGCAGTCGACCTTCCCTTCGGAACCGTCATCACCATCGAGGGCGACGAGTTCCTCCACGCTCTCATCGACCATGGCGACCACGGTCACAGTACATGGGTCAATACCATGGCTGAGCTACTCGATGATAACGCTGTGGCTGAACTCGCTCGTAGTGCCAACGGCAACGTCACGATCATCCACTTCGGCTGATCTGTGTTGTGACATCACTGGAACGGCGGTGGTTATCCACCGCCGTTCCATCACATCCCCAACAATTCGTCAGAAGGCCAACAATGAATACTGATAACGCCCAGAACGAACTCGTCGTAAACAATATGACACGAGTGCTAATCCTCAGTGGCATCCAATACGTCATTGACGAAAAGCGAGCCTTAGCATCATCTGACCCGCGATCGAAAAAATACCTTGAGCGTGATATTGATGAGCTCAATAAGATCATCGAATTCATCGGGAACAAAAAGTTCTCCATCGTTCTCAACGAGCACTGATCGCATAGCGTCACCGCACACTCGAATGATCTAAAACAAAAACAAACTCACACACAAAAGGAACAACCATGACCGAGACTCCTATCAAGATTCCCAGATGGCTGTCCGCGAGGGTATACAATCTGAATCTCGTACCCGACGCGGGAAGCTATGACGAAATCCGCCACTATTCGTCAGAAGACATCATCTGGCTTCTTAACCAGATCAGTGACGAAGATGAAATCCGCGAATACACCACCGTTGATTGCGGAGATGGCGTCACTATCAAGTTGCCCTCACGGATTCGCTTCAAAGCCAACATGCCTAACTTCGAATGGACATCGTGCCGACTCGACTACTATGACAAGGTCGAGCACAAGTATCTTGAGTCTTTCGGTGGATTCTACATCGACACAAACGATGATGATCCGTTGGGATTCCACCCTAATGGAATCCAATACCTGTATTACGGAGGTTACTGCTGATGAACACTCTCCTCGAATATGTCGTTGATAAGCTTGACCGAGATCAATTCGATAAGCCTTATACGGCAATTGGTTGTAACAAGGCCAAGTATTACATTGCCGAGTATCTCGACAATCTCACTGGATCTCACAATCATAGTGGGTCATTCCTTCGCTACAACAAATACAACGGTCTTGTGAAGGATCTATACGAATTACTTTTCGAGACAGAATCCATTTCGATTTGCGGATGCGATAACGATTGGGACATTCCTGATGCCAGGGTATACCCCCGTCAAAACCCCAACATGGACAAGGTCAATGAGTGGCTACAGGAGCTACTAAAGGAGTCAGAATGAGAACCTTCATCTTCAGAGGATGGAACGTCAAGCGAACCAAGGTGTTCACCGATGGCGTTTCATACCGATACGAAATCGGATACTCTAATCGACCCGATACTAAGGTCATTCTTGAATACACTTACGGACGTAGCATCCCTGTGAGTGTACGTGTACACAAGTCGGTTCTCCACGATGAACGCATCGCCAAGAACCTGGAGAAGATTCTCAATCGCAAGGTGCATCTACCCGATCCGATGGACGATCAGGATTGGTACGAACTACAGAACAAGAAGAAGCAAGAGCAGGAACAACACGCATGATTATCTACAACTGCCACGAAATCCAACACGAAGCCGATCTCGGCATGGGTTTGCGCTTCATCCGCAAGCACCGCCGGTACTACCGGCATCACTACGCCATTCGTGACAACTTCGATGACGTTATCAAGTTCAATCCCGAGGGCGGTGTTGTGCTTGCATACGCCGGTGAACGAGGAATCTCACAGGAGGTTCGAGACCACATCACCAAGCTGTTCCGTTCTTGGAACTCTGCGGTCGAACCGGACTGGGACTCTTACTACCAATCATATCTCAATCGGTACACAGAACTGCGAATGAAGCCAATCCAAACCGCCAATCCGAAATACGTGTTAGCTGACTAATACAGAAAGGCAAGCGCGCATGGATACTCAGACCTTCATAGGTAACGCAGAGGCATTCGTTGAATTTCTCAACGACATGCTCAACGAGGCTTTTCTCGATGAAATCTCTGAAGAAAATGAATCCGACTTCGATATCAAGGCCGATCTCGATCGCGCTCTCGATTACTTCTGCGACACCTTCAACGTCAACATTGATAAGTCTCTTATCACCGATAGAGACAATGGAGATAATCCCATTGATACCTCCGAAAAGACTGAAAAGGCAATGACAGAAGATAGGGATGAGCCAGAAGAGCTCACTGGCGACATGTTCGAAGCCGAAGGCCCTGACGGCACTCGCCATATCTTCAAGGCGAGTGACTTCTCCGCCGGTACGATTATTGATCCGCCGGGGTGTAATACATTCTATCACGTCCATCGACCATACAACCCCAATGAACCTTTTTGCGTGTGGGTGGACCCATGGAACAATTATTACACTAACGATGAGCTCGCAGAAATCGTTCGACGTTGTAATGCCGCACATAACCCTGATACCACCAAGATCATCCACGGCAGTATTAGGACAAGCTTGCGCTTTGTGTGGTAACAACACAGCCAAAAACTGATGACCAATAAGAAAGGAGAACACCATGGAACTCACCGACAAGCAGGAAGCCCTCGTCATGCGCAGTATGAAGCTGCTGCGCGATCAGCTGGAGAGCGAAAAGAGGGACGACAATGACCAGATCCTCACTGATGTTCTGAACGAGAACATCAAGACCCTCGATGAAATCATTAGTCTCATCGAGAACGAGGGATTCTACCTCAAATTGACAGAGTACTGACACATCAGCACTGTCCCCTAGAGTCAATCTAGGGGACACCACCCCTCGTGGCGAAACAGGCAGACGCGCTGGATTTAGGTTCCAGTACTCATCACGGGTATGTGGGTTCGAATCCCACCGAGGGGACGCAGAAACAACACAAAAACACAGCCTCTATAGCTCAGCTGGCAGAGCAACGGACTTTTAATCCGTGGGTCCAGGGTTCGAGCCCCTGTGGAGGCACTCTTACGTACATTCAACCAACGCCACACGAGACTCAAACGAAAAGAAAGAGGCAAGCCCCCTATGTCCATCACCCCACCCATTATCTTCAGTACCCTCACCACCCCGTTTAACCGTCTTGCGATCGGTACCATTGTCGAGAACATCGACGGCATCCGGTACATGAAGACGTACCGCGATGGCTACAACCTCTGGGTTAATAGCACTAACAACGAGATCGCATACGATGATGCGGAGATGTTCAGTCTTCTTCAAGCAAAGCCCGACGCATGGCTCATCTGGGTCTGACATGAACATCACTGACATCGCATATATCATCCCTGCCCACGTCGCAGGATTCGTACTCACTGTGTTGCTGTTTGTCACTCTTATGGCACTGCCACGCAACATGGCAGCAGCTGAGCCCACACACCGCAAGCGTCATATCGCATTTCTCATCAGTAGCTCTGTTCTCATGAGCTTCTTCCTCATCATCATCATGATCGACATCGCGGCATTGATTCCACCGATGGAATAACAAAAACAGAAAGGTTACAACATGAGTAACACAGCATGGGGAATCCTCTCCCTTATCGGACTTATTCTCAATCTGACAGCACTTCCTATAGAAATTATAGAGAGAAAACATATCTCCGCCGCAATAAGCGTCATCTTCTCTGTGCTCAGTGCCATGGCGATGGTCTATTTCTTCATGAAATAGACAACGCACCAAGAGAAAGAAGCAAAATATGGACATGACGATCGACGTTAACGCTGTCAATTTTGTCGAACACGCAGAACTCCTTAATGTTGTTCTCACAAAGATGCAGCCTGGTCACATCCTTCATGTTGATGTAGTCGATACGGAATACGCTTTCCTCAAAACGAACGACGAGCTATTCTATATCAACATCGATGATCACATTCCGCCCTATACGAAGCGGGATGTCATCGCTTTCATCAATGGTAACAACCCCTATGAGGAGGAGGCATCGCGAGCAGAGATTACAGCACCCCAAACAATTGATGACAACATCGACGAATACAATAAGATTCTCAAACGTCTCAATAATGCAAAAGACCTGGTGCGTATCCCAACCACACCTTTCATCAGACATGGGGACATTTTCCTCAATCTTGCACATAATTTCAAGCCAACAACGACACTTGAAGTTGTTCTATATCTACTAGAACAAAAGAAACAAGTTGAGGCAACGTCGCGCACAACCAAAAAGAAGTCGCGCAAAAAGAAGTAACACCCTACAACAACCACCACCAACAAAAGAAGGAACCCGCATGACTTTCCGACACAACAACGTCGAATTCAACAACTTCCTCGGATACGACCGTTACGAAATCACCGACCCGACCATCATGAAGGATCTACTTGAAGCGAAGATCCTCACCGACATCCTTGAGCTTCGCAACCCCGACGCTGAGCCTGTCGGCTTCACCGCCACGGTCGATCTTGTCAACGACTACATCGATCGCTACAACCGCCTGCACAAGGCCGGTTGCCGCACTGTGAGCGACGTGGCTGATTTCGAGATCATGCGCATCCGCTCTGGTCGAGAGTACTCGCTGAACGATCTCTGATCGCTGATTCCCGGCCTCTTAGTGATAGTCCGCCTCTACCCGTAGCACATACGCTTGCTATTGGTAGGGGCGGACTTTGCTATACCTCATGCAATGGTATTGCATCGGTTTTGTTCTTGGAATATTAGAACGAATCCCCACATAGGAGAGACCATGCAATTCCGAGGACGTTACTGGTTCTTGTCCAACTTCTACCCGTGCCCGATCGAGATTGACGGGCTACGATATGAGAGCGCAGAAGCCGCGTTCCAGGGACAGAAGAACTCACAGTACGCGCACATGTTTACCGGTAGCGTGACACCCCTTGAAGCAAAGCGGCTTGGGAAGCGTGTGCCCATTAACGTGGGTGAGTGGAATGCGCGCAGGCTGTCTGTGATGGAAAAGGTAATACGAGCTAAGTTTGAGCAGAACCCTAAGCTGCGTAAGCTACTCTTGGCAACCACTGAACCCATTGTTGAAGACAACAGTTGGGGTGACACCTATTGGGGTAAATGCCGAGGCATTGGCTCCAACCATTTAGGCCAGATTCTGCAAGAGGTAAGAAGCAGTCTGATTGCCTGACCGTAGCGAAAGAACACACATTGATGCACAGACTGTCCATTGGCCTGTGCATCAATGTGTGTTTCATGCTCTCCCAGACGTTTGACATGAACGTGTTCTCCTATGCATAATAAATACACAGAGATCTTCTCTATAGGTGAAACATCACCAACAGCGCAACCATAACAAAAACAAGGAAGGAATCACAACAATGCGCAAGGAAATTACAGACGTTCAGCTCATCGATGACATCGATGGCTCGCCTGCCACCACCACGATCGAGTTCGGTGTGAACGGCAAGAACTACGTCATCGACCTGTCTGATGACAACGCTGCTGCGTTCAACAAGGCTCTCGCGCCCTACATTGAGCATGCTCGCCGTGCTCGCCGAGCACCGACCAACAAGCGCAAATCGCGCAGCTCCAGCGAAGCGGCTCGTATCAAGCGTCAGAAGAACGCAGAGATCCGTGCCTGGGCACTGGAGAATGGTATGACCGTCTCCAAGCGAGGCCAGCTGGGCCAAGACACCATCGCCGCCTACGAGGATGCGCACGCTGCGCCCAATGCCGAGAACACTGCTGAGAACACCGAGAACTGATAGGAACGACACATGTCTACTACAGTTGCATTTCTCGACATGCTCGGCGAAACCAATCTGAGTTCTCTCCCGGTGGGAACACTGATCATCACTGTCGGTCCAACTGAGCAAGTCACTCATGAAGATCGTCAGTACATGAAGTGTCAACGCGACTGGATGAGCCCTGATGGCGGTCATTGGGATGATGAATCCCTCGCTGAGGATCTGGGCGAACAGATCAACATGGGTCGTCGGGCTATCGCCACGTACATCCCCATTTACCCTGCTCATCGATAATTTCATCGACAGTCAGTCAGAGTCAGTTTATGTTGCCTCCCCTGTGTATATATGTGTGTACCCCGTACATCACAGATGTACCGGGGGAGGTAATGTACACTGGTACATGTACTGAATGTACTAACCACTACCCCTTGTGGTGAAATCGGCAAACACAGCGCACTCAAAATGCGCCGCCTTTGGCTTGTGGGTTCGAATCCCACCGAGGGGACCACCATGCAGCCGAGCAATGCTGGATGATTAGGCCATAGCCGCCTGCCGCTCTGATCAAGCGGATGCATCGGTTGCCGTGATCGGGGATCACGTACGGGGTCGCACTCCGAGGACCAACAATTGCGCCATTGGGCGTTTGTGTGTGAGTTTCTGTTGGTCAAGTTCTACTACGATGATAGATAGTAGAACAGCATCCCCACATAACCCCTCTTTAACCAATCGTGGATCGAACCAATACATTGGGAACAAGAGGTAGCAGAATGATGAAGAATCATCCTCTTCATCAGATACTGCATTTGGTTCACCCCCAGGGCCTTTCTCTCAACAGAGAAAACAGGGATCATCTGGGGCCTCGGGGGTGAACCCGCTTCACGGAATGTGGCGCAGCTTGGTAGCGCACCTGCTTTGGGAGCAGGGGGTCGCGGGTTCGAATCCCGCCATTCCGACGATACAAGTGCGAGGACGCTTGTATTGCGGGTGACTACTCGCGGCTGATTATTGGTTCCAGCCAAAGGCCACCATACGTTTGATATCACCCCCGTATGGTGGCCATAGTCATAATCACCAGGGTCAGTGCGCTCAGTTAATGGGACAGCGAAGGCACCCGGTGGAGCGCTACATCGGACACGTAAGAAACATTGCAGGTTCAACTCCTGCCTGGCCCACAATGCATTGCGAATTCCAACAACCTACACAAAAAGGACAGACCAATGGTTGACAACATCGGTATCAAGTGTAATGACGATGGAACATTCACCGTCTCCGAAGCCTGGCTCACAGACGCACTGGAAACGGCCTTCGAAAAGGGCATGAACGACAATAATTGTTGCAGTGCATGCGTCGCTGAAAAGATCATGAATACCATCGTGAAATAAAAAGACAGGTAGGAACAGCAATGAACGACCTCCAGAAGATGAACATGCAAAAGACGATTGACGATGTCGTCAACGAATTTCGACAGAAGCTCGAAAAAGAACTTACCCCAACCAAATCCACGAAGTTCCTGTGCATCGGCACCGATGGTGAGGTTGCCATCTTGGATAGTAAGCAAATCCCATCTGGCACACTTATCGGCGGTGACTGTTGGGAAGCATTTCGCGTACTCACCTTCGACGACGGCGACAAGCCGTGGGTATTGAACACAGGTCTACAAATGTCCTATGAGACGTTTGCTCAGACGATGCGTGGCCGACGCTCACTACCGAAGATCATCTACTGGTCACTCTGAGGTTCAAACATTCACGTATACGTCTGCTAAGCGAAGGAAATCAAACACATGAACATCATGGGCTTCAATCGGCACATGGAAACCAAATTCGATCTTGATGACACATCATCCGGCGACATCATCGAGGTAAACGACGAGCTCTTCTTTGCACACTGCAATGCCAATGGCTGGCGTCGATTCACTGATGAAAATGGACGTGTCTACACGCCCGAAGAACTCAGTGAGAAATTCGCAGACGCGCCCGTACCAAAGCTTCTACGATACAATCGCGTGTGGTGGTACGAAGCCATGTAGTCTAAGGCTTACAAATCTTACTCACTCGGCCAAGTAACGCACTTGGCTTTATCCCAAATGGTGTAGCGGCAGCACACCGGATTTTGGTTCCGGGAACCCAGGTTCGAATCCTGGTTTGGGAGCTAGTCAACGCAGTTTCTTTCCTTTCTGGCGTTGACTATGGGTTGCCTGTTTCGTCACCTTTGTTGAGAGAGGTGTGGCAACCAGCTGCTTAGCTCAATGGTAGAGCGGCTGCTGGATCGTTTGATGGTTTCTACGATCAAACGATCGAGTGGCCGATACAGGTTCGATTCCTGTAGCAGCACTAAGGGCCGTAGACGGGTGGCTTAGTGTCTGATGACGAACATGGTAACGACTGATATTGCTGGTGCACAAGCAATATTACTGTGGTTACCTGTTCCATCAGAAATTTCGCAGGTTCGAGTCCTGCATGGTCCACAACGATTCGCACATACAACAAGACCCAAACAAATAAAGAAAGCGAGGCTCAGGATGCTCACTGAAGCTGACATCAACCTCATCGCAGACAAGGTCGCACAGCGTCTTGCGAACAAGATCAACGAAAACAAAAAGCAGGAATTCAACCCCGATAATAACGGTCGATACACGTTCCAGGACGGCAACGGAGATGTCTACGACCTCAACGACTACATGCGCCGACCGGCAGTCATTGACATGACCGAAGATGGTTGCGGTTGCTTCTACCTGATCTTCAATCGAGGAATGGCCAGCCACTGGATCGGTAGCGACAACGTTGTGAAGGATTTCGACGAAATGGTCGAATTTCTCACTGACGAGCTACAGAGCGAATTCAAGATCACCCAGTTCTGAATACCCCATCAAAGAAGAAAAGAGAGCAAGAATAATGGACGACATCACATACAACGGAAACAACACATTCAACGTGACAGAAGATCGCCTCAAGGAGCTACTTGAACACGAAGTCACGATGGAACTGTACAACATGAATGTTGACTCCCCTGGTTCATGCATGTTTGGCATCGAAAGCATGTACCCAGGATACGGCGAAACACCCTACGATGTCGCTGACAAAATGATCAGTGACATCATTGACGCAGCCCACTAACAATACCAACAACGGTGTCCCCGTCGTAGTTGTCGATAGCGTCTATCGACCGACCATACAATTGCTAATCAAGATCAGCAATGATCGCAAGAAGTCTTCGAGGAAGACTAAGAATCCTTTTCGTACATCGCAGATGTACTAAGATAATTATTGATAGAGGATCATAAGATCCACCACTCGCCATACGAAGGAGAAAATAAACATGGCACGTACTAACCCCCGCAACAACGGTATTGCGATCGGTCGCCTCGCGTCTGACCCGCGTTTCTTCGAGAACAAGGATGGTTCTCGTACCGTTCGTCTGACTGTCCTGGTTGACCAGGACTTCACCGATCGCAATGGCGAGCGTGGTACCGACGCGGTGCCCGTCGAGCGCTTCATTCCTGCCGATCGCGGTAACGGCGTCTTCGACATGATTCACCAGGGCGACCTCGTGCAGGTGTCGTACCGCACGACCGTTGACTCGTACGTCGACCGCGATGGCAACCACCGCTACGTCACCAAGCTGATCGTCGCAGACGTGCAGCTGCTTGAGAGCCGCAAGGTGACCACCGCTCGCCTTGCGAAGCGTGCCGCCGAGCAGGATGCGCGGAACCGCGCTGCTCAGGCCGCACAGTCTGTTGCAGCCCCTGTTGCTGCTCCCGTCCAGCAGGTTGCCCCTGCCGCACAGGCTGCTCCTGCGCCCGTTTCCCAGGCTCCCGTCTTCGCGGACGATGCGCTTGATGCGTCCGATCCGTTCGGTGACGGGTTCGATCAGGGTAACCCGCCCTTCTGAGAAGAGCATGGTGAGATTCTGATCAACAACCACAACCACAACTGAATCGCACAACAGGATATCGCAAACAACACCAATACCCCGTAGCACGGTTGCGCACCGTTGCTACGGGGTATTGCTTTATCGTTGGCTCCCTACTTATTTCTCCGCTCATAGAGACACAGGCACAGGCTCTGCCACCAGAAACACGTTCTGCTGGTAGTAACCGTAGCTATTCACACGGCCACCACAGGTCGTCAGCACCAAACGACGCGGCCCAGTAGGACTGAAATAGTCCTCCGGGAACGCCTGATGCTCAGCCACCCACATGCCGCTCACGCGCCACGTAGACAACGACCCATCGAAGCCTTTCACCCAGATCAACTCATTCTGAGAGACATCCGTGGCCATGGTGTACAGAGCCCCACGATGCCGCTTCGTCCACGCCACGTGAGAGGCGATGAACGTCGTTCCTTCGCCGCCTGTCATACTCACTGGGCTTGTCTGTGTTCCAGACTGCACGGTATCGGAAGAAGGGGCAGAAGAAGGCAAAGCAGAAGACTGCGGTGCATCAAACCCCGGACGAACGCCGGTGAGAACTCCAGTATCAGATGCAGTAAGGGGCGCTCCAGCTGAATACCAGACACCTCGGTGCACGTTGGTCGGCACATGGATCGTCTGAAGATCGCCATAGTTCGACGCCTCGAACGAATCAGACCCCTGAAGCTCCATGTAGATGCCGGACTCCGGGATGAACACAGATCCAGGTGCCATACGCGCGATTGACATCGTGTCAATCCTGTAATCCTCGGTGTTGATCTCCCACGTGTTCGACCCTTGATCCGAATCCGCGTTCACGACCGGCCACTCGTGGGTGAGCACATCATCAGTAGCCTCAACAGGCGCAGTAGAGATTTCCTCATCCTGATACGTCTGAGCAGGCACCGGAAGCTCTTCCTCGACCTGAGCCTCATCATGTGCGCGATAGATCAGGTAGAGACCGCCACAGACCAGGCTCGTGACGATAAGCCACGCAATCGCTGTCAGAGCAGTGCGCAGCTTGCTCCGTGTGTTCTTCTTGTTCTGCACACCTGGCTCACCTTGGGCAACCCCACCATCATGCAGCACCTCATCGAGCGTCGACGGAACGACCAAAGACCCGGCCTTAGACTGAGTCTTGTCAGGGCTAGTCCCATCGCCATGCACGATGTCATCGAAACTCGGCAGAGCAGCGCCGGTGGCGGCAACGGGCTCATCACCAGTTGCCGCCACATCAGACTCAGTCATGTCTACACGCTGCGTTGCCGTCGAATAACGACGCAAAGCGTCATCCCACGGGCTTGTAGACATCTGCTCACTCTCCGTTCTTGTTGTTCTTCGCAGCACGCTTAGCAGGCTTCGCAGCCTTACTGTGCTGCGCAGCAGACGCCTGAGCGATCGAATACAGACCCTCACGGTTCAGAGAACGAGAATACGACGCATCCAGGTACAGCACCGGCATTGCGTCCTCGGTGTTCATCTCCGCCACCTTGCTCAGCAAGAGCGGGTACAGCGCGTCCTTGACGGGACCAGAGCCGCCACCGAACACGAACACAACTTCGGTAGTCGCACCCACAACGCTGAGCACACGACCGAACTGGTCAGACGCAGCTCGGGCGAAGAACTCGATCTCACGGTCGACATAGGCGCGCACCTTGTTGTAGAAGTTACGCTTCAACGGCGAGGGCTCACGCTGGAGGAAATCCGCCAGCTGCTTCCGGCTGGTGAAACCAGTGTGAAAACCTTCTGCGTCCATGGACTCCAGCGCACGGGTGAGCACAGTGCCGTAGCCTTCACCAAACGTCACAGAGGCGTCGGCGTTGAACTTACCGTTGGTAAAGACCGGGAAGTTAATCGTTCCCTCACCGATGTCGATACCGATCGTGTTACGAGCCGCCAGGACATCTTCTGCTGTGACACCTTCCAATGCGAGACCACGAGAACGCACGTCAGCAAGCATCGCCTGCATAAGTGGCACACCCTTCTCCGTGATGGCCCACTGCGCAGATGCGCCTTCGGCCATCACCACCACATCGTGGAACGTAATACGCACCACAACGGGCGTCTCGAAGTTGTGCACGGTGACAAGGTGCGTACCGTTCATGAACTCAGCGCTGTAGCTCGTGCGATGACGCATGTACTCATCAATGGGCAGTGCAACAGCCACGCGAGCGTCGACAACAAGCTCAGATGCAGGCAAAGTCTTGGCAACAGCCACGTAGTCGCGCAGCGCCTTCGCAGCAAACACGCCAAGGATCAGCACCTTGGACAGCTCCTGCTCGGCCTTCGAACGCCGTCCCACGACGTTGAACTCATCAAACGCGCCGTTCGCGGTGAGAGCTCGCTTGCCGAAGATGTGGCGGTACGCATTGCCCACCATCGGAGACGAGAACGACACATCAAGAGCGTTGTAGAAGTCCTCGCCGCACACGACTTCGGCCTCGACATCTGGCTTTGGCAGAGAGTTAGGCCGCGTCACCAGCGTGACGCCGCTGGGCAGATCGATCGTGTCAATGATTGGCTTGCCGGTCTTATCGGTGCGCGTACCCCGCACCAGACCCTTCACGTAGCCGTTACCGACATCGATACCGCCAAGAAGCGACATCGTGTTTAGAGAGGCGGGGATTACAGAAGAAGCCATAGTATGTGTACTCACTTTCTCTTGTCTTGTTTCTCAGGTCAGCGCAGCGCGCCAAGCATGTCTTCAATAGTGTTTTCGTTCGCAGAGCCGGTCTCAGCACCTGCTGTATTAGCTGCCGTGTCATCAGAGTCATCGGCATCATCGAGAACCTCAGACTCATGCAGAGACTCACCTGGGACAACAGGCGCACCATCATGCGACGCAGGAACCATCAGAAGTTCCATCTTCGGTTCCACAAGCGCAGCAATCTGCTCAGGGATCGGATGCCCATCAACAGTCTCAAGTGGCTCGGCCTGGTCTGCTTGCACGGCCTGATCTAGTTGCTCAGCTTGCTTGGGTGGACGGCCTCGACGCGGTTGCTGCTGGACTGGATAACACGTCGCGTCACGATACCCGTGTCGCTCGATCGCGTCTCGGATCAACGTTCGTACGGACGCGCTGAGATCCGACTGCGCACCGATCCATGCGAGGACCGACTCATCAGCATCGGGCACAGAGACCCGGAAACGACGAGACTGGGGCCTGGGAACAGTGCCGGTAAAACGTCGTGGCATAAACAGGTTCCTCTCTTATCTGGACTAATAGTGGACCACATAACCAGATGATGAGTGGTTCTTATCTGGTCATCTATAGGCCATGATACACCCATTCGCCTCATACATCAAGCAAAACGGCGCTTACCAGGTCACGTTATGACCAGATAAGCGCCACATAAAAGCCGTCACTACTTACAAACCAACGGCTTGGAGAACCGCCGCATGCAAACCCTCGACAGTCCCGGTATTGCATATCACGGCATCGCACCATCCCAACAAACGAAGCGTATTGGCTTCCGAAATGTGATTGTCCGCATCGTGCTCGATGATGGACCCATCATCACCTTCAGTGACAAACCCGTCACCATCAAGCCATAGGCGCTCCATCGCTTCATTGAATGACTGCAAACTACCACGCCACACACCAATGTTCATACCCCCGAGACGCCGCACAAGATCAAACTCTTCATCGAAACGCACGTCTGTTAGCACAACGGGTTCATCATAACGAAGCAACGATTCACGAACGCGATCCTCAATAAGATCAGTCCACGTCGTCTCACCAATTGTTCCACGCACGCAGTCTGTGCCCAGTGTCTGCAACAGTGTGCGCACATCGGGAACGAGATCCTTTGCCTTCTCCATACCCAGAGCGTCGACCACCTCGTGGTACTGAGCAAAGCCACCCACCGCAGTAATAGCACTATCGAGACGTGCTTCTTCTGGCACTTCAACCCACACACCGCGTAGCTTCAAACTCATCCTCTTCAAGGCATCAGCAAACGCCATACGCCGCCACCCTTGCGTAATCAATGCTCGGGCAGCAGTATCTTTACCTGAGCGCTTTACACCGACAAAACCCACAAGAGATGTCACAGACGATTGCAATTCTGGATCAACTAGCGGAGCAGGTGGGATAAAAGTTTCATCACTCGGATAAGCAATAGTAGGAATACACGTTCTCATAGGTGACATAACCTCTTTTCTTGGTTGATTCGGTTGGTACACGAACCATTCTATCACAACGCAAATGCTGTGGATATGCGTAACCCCCGCAGCAGCATAGAGCTGCCACGGGGGTTACATTCACAGACTCACATCAGTGCTTCACAGCAACCTGAGCCTTGTTGCGGCGGGTCTTGTTCAGGTAGGTAGCACCGCCACCCAGACCAATCGCGGCCATGAGACCGCCGAGAATGGCCATCCAGCCGGTGTGTGCACCAGCAGCCTCACCGGTGATCGCACCCCTGCCGCCTTCCTCAGACGTGGGAGGGGGAGTCGGTGCCTTCGGGTCCGGGTTCTCTGGCGTCGGCACAGAGGCGTGGAAGTCGTCCTTGTCGGAGACATCCTGGCCATCGATGCTCTTACCGGTTGCCGTCGCGGTGTCGGCGTGCGGAGTACCCGCCTCGACACCACGCAGGATACCAAACACCTGAACGCTCTGTCCGGCAGCGAGATCGCCGATCTCGACATTACCGTCCTTGTCGACCTTCGCATCAACGAGCTTGCCCTCGGCATCAACCACCTTGAATTCCGAGACAGAACCCGTGGTGTATTCCCACGTCACGTCGTTGAGCGTGACGGTCTTGAGCCCGGCATCACCGGTGTTGGTGACAGTGAAGCCCACGACGGTGCCATCACTCGGCTTGAGCTCGGCCACAGCCTGAGGAAGGGCCTCGGCGACCTTCGGGTCGACGCCCTTGAGCGTGTCGGCAGGGATGGTGCCGTCAGCATTGAGCGTAAGCACGTCCTTGGAGGTGTCGTGGTCGCCCTTGGCACCCTGCTCCCAACCCTCGGCAACAGCGTACTTCTCCACGTCGATACTGGGGGTGGACGCCAGCTTGGCGTGCCAATCGTCGGAGTCCTTGACCTCAGTACCAGTGAAGACTGACTTGCCGGTCACGGTCGCCGTGTCGGAGTGAGTGGTACCCACCTCGACACCGATGAGCGTACCCACGCACGAGACGGACTGACCGACCTTGAGCAGACCGATCTTGTCACCAGAGACCTTGACGGTCTTAGTCTCAGCGGAAACACCGGTCGTCAGACCTGCGTTGGTGGGGTCGGCAGATGCCGCAGCCACCGGGACCTCGCAAGTCAACCCGATCACGGTACCCGTGGTGCCCTCGTGCGTGAGGTCGGTGAGAACCACGTCCTTCAGGTCCACGTCGCCGGTATTAGTGACAGTGAAGCCCACTGGAACTTCCTCGTGCTTGCTCGCCGTCTTCTCGGTGTCGCCACCAGGCGCACCCGACTGAGCAGCGTCATCAGACTGAGCCGTCTCGACAGAAGCAGCAGCCGGCGCAGAAGCCTCGGCGGAAGGAGACGCAGGAGACGCGGACTGGGCCGTACGAGCAGCCTTGGCCTGATCGGTCAGGCTCACGAGAGGCAGAGCCTGCTCCACCGTGTCACGGTCGCCCTTGGCACCCTGCTCCCAGCCCTCGGACAGCGTGAACTTCTCCACGTCGATCGAGGGGTGTTCCGGGGTGTGGGTCCACACCTCGTTGGACTTGCGGTTCACACCGTTGTAGGTCTCGTCGAGAGTGTTGACGATCTTCTCGCCAGGTGCGATACGCTCCATCTTGGTGTAGACGCTCCACGCCTGCGGCAGGTCGCCACGGCTGTTGACGATACGCTCGAAGGTCTCGTTCGCCGTCACGACGAAGGTACCCTTCTCGGCGTCCCAAGTCGCCGTGAACAGCGGTCCATAAGTTTCCGATTCATGACCAGCAGAATCCGTGAGCAGATCACCCTTCTTGAACACAAGCTTGTCGCCATCGTACACATCGGTATCGGCGTAGACGGCCCAGATGCCGGTGAACGCATCATGAGTGATGTCGAAGGTGTCGGTGATCGCCCAGTCGCGCACGCCATAAGCGCGGTTAGCCGGGATCTCCGACGAACGCAGACGGTAGTTGAACATCGAGTTCAGCTTGACCTCGGTTGTATCGATCGAGTTGTCCTTGGTGGACTCATCGATGACGACATCCTTCTTCGGGTCAATGTCCTTGAGCGGGTTCGAGACAATCTCGGTCTGGCGAGCCACATTCTCAAAGTTCTCACGAGCCTGGTTGACGATGGTGTACCCATCAGTCTCATTGCTGACCGTTGCGTCAACAACGATGTAGTAATCCTCGCTCAGAAGATCCTGATCAATGATCGGGGTCTCACCCTGAACAATCGGTGCAGCATCGTAAGCAAAGAGATCGTCTGGCTGCGGGTCACCCTTCACGAGCTGGCCCCAGTTGTTCGTCCAGTCAACCTGCTTGGCGAAGACGGCGAACTGGCCGTCCTTGACCTGGACGTTGAACCGATCGGTCACATCCTTGCCAGAGGTCTTACCGATAACATGGATCGCTTCGGGCTTGATGTCGAGATACTTCTCATCGTAGTCATCGACCATGCCGAGCTTGTGCACGTAGTACGCGAGCTTCGTCTTCGGCACGGCATCGAGGGTCAGACGGTAGCGCAGGATGTCGCCCTGAACCACGGTCTTACCGTTGATGTCGACGTTATCAGTGGACAGATCCTCCTTGTGAGGCTCGATCGGCGGGGTCTTGACCGTAGGAACCTCGGTCGCGAACTCCACACCGTTGACGATCTGCCACGCGCGGTTCTCAACGGTCGAACCGTCTGGGGTCTCACCCTTGACGGTGCCCGCAAAGCGCATGACGAAGGTGGCATTGTCCTTCCAGTTGACAGCTCCGAAGGCATCCACCACCGTGTTGTTCTGAATGAACTCATCGGTGAAGTTGATCGTGAACGTGTGGTTCGCCTCATCCAGCGTCAGAGTGTAGTTCTTCGCCGCAATCGGCTTGTTCGTGCGCGAGTCGTAGATCTCGATAGACTTCGGATCAGCCGTGAGCATGGGATCGAAGGTGTCCTTCACCCCAAGACTCTTGATGCCACGAGCTTGGTTATCTGGAACATTAAGATCCAGCTGAACGGTGTACTCGACCTTCTGGCCAGGCACGACCGACAGACCTTCGATCTCTTCGTAGGTCTTGCCACCGTCCTGCTCACCAGAGCCAACGACCTGCTTGTGCGGATCCGGGGTCCAGGTGAACACCGGGGGCACGTTGGTCGCCTTGGTCTCGTTGTTCCACGTCACGGAGCCCTTGTTCAGGAGCTGCTCAGTCATGCCGTTGGTGTCATAGTCCGTACGGAACGAACCGGTGATGATGAGCTTGACATCACCAGGAGCGGCGAGCTTGCCGGTCTTAGCCAGGAACTCGGGCTTGGCCACAGCCGTGGTCGTGCCCTTGGCCAGATCGACCGTGATGTTGAACATCGAAGTCACGTCAGCACCCTGGAAGTAGACCTTGGCACCGGGCATGGTGATGTACTTAAGACCGTCTGACCAGTCATCGGTGATCGAGTACTGCTCCAGGTTGTACTCCAGATTCGCTGCAATGCGGTCGTTGACCACAGCAGACACACCGTCGCTGGGCAGGAAGACCTTCTGATCAGCAGAGACCTGGTTGGTGTGCTGCGGATCAGCGGCCTTCAAAGAACCATTCTCATCAAGCGTCCACACCTTGTCCGGGGTCGGAGTCACCTTGCGGGTCTTCTCAGAGTTACCGGTCAGGCAGTGGTCCTGAGCCTCGGTGTAGCAGACCTTTGAGTCATCCGGGATGTCATAGTCCGCACCGGTCGGCTTGGCATAAGTCGGCACAACAAGGAGATAATCTCCCTGATCAGTGATGTCACGCGCCGTTGCCGAGACGACAGTCTTGCCGCCGGTACGCGACACGGTGACATCAGCATGAACCGGCTGACCCTTCGGATCGAGCACCTGAACAGCACCCGTATTGTCAGTATTCTTGTCGCCGATCACCACATCCTCGGTGTTCACCGTATCCGTGATGGTCATCGAGGACATATAGCCGTTGGAGTGCGCGGTGATACGCGCATTGTAGAACATGCCCGAGGCCAGAACATCGGAGTCAGCGAGAACCGTACCGGTCTCGCCGTTGGTGATCTCCTTCGACGGGTTCTTGGGTGCCACCGACCACGACTCGGAAGCCTCATGATCAGCAGTATCAACCGCTTCGCTCATATGACCCTGCTTAGCAACCTTCACATCGAACCAGAAGTTCTTGCCATCTCCCGTTGCAGGCCACGACGACCAGCCGAAATCAGACGGGGTGAACTCGGGCGACGTCGTGTCGCCGCTGTTAGCGATCGACGCAGTCTTGGTCACCGACTTGTTGCCCTCTGGACCTTCATAGGTCAGAACAACCTCAGCGTCGACGTTCTCAGTGATCGACGAATCACCACGCGATGCGTGGATCGTGTCGTAAACGGGGGCGGTGCTACCAGCCTCGGTCACAGTTGATACGCGATCCGTTGTGACAGTCAGATCATAGGTAGGTGGCGTGGAGAGACCCTCTGGCTCACCGCTGTTCACAGCCACACAGACACTAGAAATAGTGCCGTCGCCAGCAGCCGCACCCTTAGCAATTCCTTCCTGAGCCAGATTATCGATGAAACTGCCGAGTCCCGACGATTCGTTGTACAGACCGGGGTAACCTTCGTTACGCCACTCTGTTACCTTGTTGGTGAACGCTTGAGCACCACGCGCAGCAGCCCCACCGTTCACGCCATTATTGGTGGCATACATGAGACCAACCACGCGGGCCTGTACATCTTGCAAGCCAGCAGCCTGACCACGGGCAATGGCCTCATTGATAGCAGCAGTACAAGAAATCTGGATCTGATTGGCCATGTAACTGTTATTGGGGATCCCGGCCCACCACAACAACGAGTCAATACTGGTCTGTCCCCATCCCTGCCAGACCTGACCAAGGCCACCCTGAGGATTCTTCTTGGCTTCATCAGAGAACACATAACGGATATCAAGATTACCTGCGGCACCAAGGTTGCCACCAGGAGTGCCACTGGCACCGCCGTTCACGGCAAATGTCGGATGCGCACCCAAGAGAGCCACACCGGTAAACGCCACCAACGCGGCAGTGGCCACAGCCTTGTTGCGGTTGCGCATCTTGTTTGTACGAGAATTAGTCATCGTACCTCACTTTCTGTTATTGGGTTGAAAGACAATACTCACGATAGCACATGTGTGCGCAGTAACGCGAGAAATCGACTCGATTACCAGTATAACGCACATCTCTTTACTGACTCTTGGATCTCTCTCTTGAAACAATTGATTAGATGTGGCGCTGCACACAGCGCCGATAACAAGAGTGAACCCTTCTCTGGTTCTACTGACTCCCTCCCACGTCACCCATAGTTCAAGGAGACCCCCATGTATATCGACTGCACTGAGTGCGGCGCTCACGTCTATGCTCACATTTCCGACCGTGCGCTTGCCTGCATGGACCTCACCGAGGCTGTGTACTGCGATAGCTGCTCGAACGACTGAACGGAGACATGACGATGACTGGATTCTATGCACTTGGCCCGACTGGGACTGCTATCGCGGCCCTATTCGCTGGCTTCCTTCTCGGAACTTACACCGGTTATGCCCAACGAGGTCTCAACGATGCCGAAGCTGAAAAACTGCATTATGGTGAATCGAGAATTTTCACATCCACTACATGCGACAAAGCGGCACTCATTGTCGTGGCTTGTCTTAGTGTGACTGTGTTGTTCGCTTTCATCTATCACATGCCGTAAAATTAACCAGGAAACTAGCAGAAACAGTAACACCATGCACACTATCCCTATTACCAACCTCTCGCGCATCATCCGATTCGCTCTTGCGATCATCATGTCAATGGTAGCTGGATACTGGATCGGAGCAACCATCGATGATGACTACGTTGCGACCGCATTGGCTCTCGTGAGCATCGCTGTTATCGCGGCTGTCATCCTTGCGCCTCTTGACACAAACAAAAACAGCAAGAACAGCTAATTCCCCTATCCCACCACTCTCAAAAAGAAGGTACCACCATGTATGTCAGCTGCTATGGATGCGGAGCCAAAGTTTGGATCAACTCTGCCGACGATGCCATCCAGTACCTACGCCCGCTCTTGTATGCGTACTGCGACAACTGCGTGGAGGAATAGCAATGATTGACACCATCCTCATATACCTCTTCATAGGATGTTGCGTTATCGAAGCGATCTCTGTTCTATCGCTCATCGCAGCCGCCGTCACATTCGTCATCTACCCCCCCACCCTCACGTGTCAGAAGTAAGAGCACAGATGACAACAAACAATGAAGCATTAGCACTCGCCACGCACGCTCCCATGCTCAGCCGAACACATCCGCGTTCAGCCGATGATGTTGGCTGCGCATGCTGCAACCCTGAGCCCACCGGCAAAGCGCGTATCGCAGCACGGCGTGCGGCTAAACGACGTAAACGCCAAGAGCTCCAACGCGCTATCCGCGACAACTACAACTAACCATTCTCTCGCAACCCCCCAATCTTGAAAGGAGCCCAATCATGGGCAACCGCTCCAACCTCATTGTCATCACCGATCGCGTATCGATCGAGCACGTGATCAACAACACGCCGCTGTGGGATCGCGATCAGGAGATCGCCCCCGATAAGCAGCTGCTGCCTCACAGTCTTGATCTGGTGACCGGCGTTATCATGTACTCCTACTGGGGAGGCATGAACGCAGTGCTCGACGCACTGCGCGCGTGCTACACGTACGGTCTCAACCGCGTAGATAGCGCATCCTACTTCGTAAGGATTCTTGCGCGTGCCTTTACGGCAGGCGACGACGAAGAGACCGGCTCGGGCATCAAGCCTGTGTCGTTCGTTGCAGCTCACGATGGGCCTCTCTTCACGAACAATGAGCAGGTACAGCCGGTGCTGATTGACAACGACTACCCGAAGTTCCCTGTCATCGACCTCACGACGCGGGAGATCTACCTCTTCGAGCACAACTTCTTCGGTAACGGAAAAGGCTCGCGCGGTGAGACCTACCCGCTCGACAAGAACGGGATTACGACGATCGCACACCAGCTCATCAAGCTGATCAGCGAATGAAAACACCCATATCTACACAAAGGAGAAACAACCATGGGACTTGACATGTACTTGTCTTACCGCCGTAACCTGGACGGTATTCCCGAGACGATCCAGCGCGCGATGCGCAAGCAGGCATACATAGATGCCTGGCCTCACATGACTAAGATCGCTATCGAAAAGGGAAAGCTTGACGCCTCCATTGATTACGAGATCGAGAACGGTGAACCCTACGAAGAGCGACTCATGTACTGGCGTAAGGCCAACGCAATTCACAAGTTCTTCGTCGACAACGCTGCGGGCGGTGTCGATGACTGCCAGCCCGTCCAAGTCACGATCGAGGTTCTCAAGGATCTCGTTGATCGTTGCGAGAAGATCCTCCAGGGGGAGGTTGACGATAAGGGTGCGCTTATCGACCCAACGACGGCAATGGAGCTCTTGCCCACGCAATCCGGCTTCTTCTTCGGTGACACCGATTACGATGACTGGTACATCGACAATCTCAAGGAGACCGTCAAGGCTCTCAAGCCTATCGTTGAGCACGCAGAGCTCTACACGGACCCGATCATCTACGAAGCATCGTGGTGATCTAACCCTCGCATACAAATAGGAGACACAACCATGTATCTGTCATACCGTCGCAACTTGGATGGTATCCCCGAGACTGTCCAGCGAGAAATGTACAAGAAAGCTTACATTGATCGTTGGCCGCAGCTCGCCAAGCTCCACGCTATGGGAGGTAGCCTTGACGAGGTGGTCGATAAGGACATTGAAGCAAACGAGCCCTACGAAGAAGTCATTATGCGCTGGCACAACGCGCCCGCAATCCACGAGTTCTTCCTCGACTACCCTGAACGTATTGTTGGGCACTACGTAGCTGTCCTGGTTACGATCGATACTCTGACGGATCTTATCGAGCGCTGCGAGAAGATTCTCGCAAGCGGCATCGACGAAGATGGGGAACTTGTCGACCCACAGGTGGCAGTGGGACTTCTACCCACGCGGTACAAGTTCCTCTTCAATCCTAACGATTATGACAGTCGGTATGTCGACTACCTCAAAGAAACCGTCCAGGGTCTCAAGCCTATTATTGATCACCCGGAGCTCTACCCAGATCCGATCATCTACCGGGCATGGCAGTAACCACCCCCACCAACACCATAACCACTCCAGCGCACGAAATCCTTGTGCGTTGGAGTGGTTGTTTCTCTTTTATACATCTGGAGCATCTGATGATGCTCCGATAATCACACTGAGAAGAATTCTCTCCCCTCCACTTTCCCAAAAAACAGAAAGGCGCATCGTCATGCACGCCATCAAGATGCAGACTGAAAGCGGTCGTGAAATCTCCGAAACCGGGATTGTGCCCCGGTTTGTTTACCTCGGTCAGTTCTGGGACGGTGACAAGCCGCTCTTTGAACGTGTCGACATTGACCTCGACGAACTACCTGATGGCACCATTCTTCGCGTCGACCGTACGACTTTCGACCAGAACACGCTGTACTTCCGCAAGGAGCCTAGCAACACGGGCGAACCGTGGGTAAAGCTCGATCGAGACGGCGAAACACATCACTACATCAACAATGAGCAGCCTCGTGTTTCCAGCCAGTGGTCTGGCTTCGAGCACGCATCTGAGCTCATGATCATCTACGTACCTGAAAGCTAAGAACCATGACACACATGAACATCGATGAGCTGCCAATCGGCACAGCCATTGAAATCATGCATATCGATGACACCGGATCATATGTTGCACATCTCATCAAAGGATTCGACAAGCAGTGGCGTCGAATCACCGACGGTGCCGTGGTCAGCGCAGATCTGATCCGTTCCTGGTCCACGAGGATCTCACTTATCAAGTAAGACCGAAAACCCACAGAAAGATACAACCATGCGACTCCACCACATGTACGATCGCCCTCTCGATCTCTCGACTCAAATACAGGAACTGACGCGAAGCACGACCAACACGCTCCTGTCACCGCTCCAGGTGGTCACTGGTAACAACAGCAATGAACCTTACTTCGACGTAAAAAGCATCATCGACATGGACTGGGATGACACCACACACGAGATACACACAGAGTTCATCCCAAGCAACGGAGTATGCGACCCCGATCGTACGCTCCTGACCATCCTTACGAAGGAAACCATCAAGGCAGACCTGGGACCGAGTAGGTCAACACTCCTATCAGTATCTGTGCTCCTGGGTCACTACCGCACTCAGTACCACACTCGGTACATTCCGTTGGAATGGAACCTCAATCTCATCAAAACGGAGATCTACGATCAGCGCGAGTACCACTTCACGGGTGGTGCTGCTATCGCTACGATGCGATCCCTCGCCATCCAGATGGGTATCTCGTTGGCTGTTCAGAATCGCAGGCTCAATAGCACCACGATCGATGACATGCGCACACACGGCGTCCCCCAGAGCCAGGAAACGTCCTTCCTGCGCCTCGGTCTGGATCGCATCATTGATCTGATCAAGAACGCAATGCCTAGTGACACTACCAACTGATCCCCACACCACACAATCGTAGAAAGGAGCGCTCATCAATGAACGGCGCACAGCTTATTTACCTTCGAGACATCTCGGAGGTTCCCTACGACACGCAGATGGAACTGCGTCGTCTCGCACTTGCGAACATGTACCCGTCTATGACAACGCATCTCGCTGCTTCGATGAAGCTGGGAGACATGCGCAACGTCATCGAGCAGATGCCTTACGAGGAGCTGCTCGCGCAGTGGAATGGCGCAGAGGCTGACACCCTGTCCCGTTTCTTCAAGAAGACTGCTGCGAACTACACGGATGAGCCTGACCAGGCTGATCTGTACCAGGGCTACCGGATCAGCGATCTTGGTCAGCTTGGTGATCTCATCTCCAGCTGCCGGGCAATGCTACGAATGCTCGACAACGCGGCATACTCGGACGACGACAAGTCTGCTGATGTTATCTCACGTGCGATCGAGATAAATCTCCCGGTTCCTTTCGAGATGCTCAAGCAGCCTGATTTCAGGGATTACCGAGCGTTCCTGGAGCGCACGGCCCAGTTCGTTGAGCCAATCGTGAAGTTTGATCGACTCTATCCTGACCCGATCATGTTCAGGCTCACATGGTGAGAGCTGATCAAGGGTCATAGGGCAGGAGAGGGGGAAGGATGGATAAATGCTACCCTTCCCCCTCTCATAGAGGAAAAGGAAAAGGAAAAGGAAAAGGAAAAGGAAAAGGAACAATGACTGACAGCAACTACCGAGAAGTAATCGACGATGTGCAAGACATCCTCATCGAACTGCTTGATGACCCCGAACATGGAAGGCTCACATTCAAGGGTCTCCACGGTCTTGACGATCTCACCATCACCGGACCCAATGGAGCACACGGACTGAACTGCCTCCCATTTGGAACAGTCCTTGCCATTGACAACCAAGAATGGATGGCCATCGGTCGAGCAGGTGTTGGCCGATCCGGTGAGTACGTGCAATGGCAGCATTGCGGAGGTAATCTGCGCTTCACAAGCGCGGAACTATACATCCGGGCCCTCAAGAGCCACAATAACCTGCGTCACTGCCACAAGGGACTCCCGGTCTGAATGGTACGCACATAACATCAGACGTGCAGACCAATAGAACCAAAAGGACAAGAAAGCTCAATACTCATGACAAACATTGACACCTACCGTGAGCGTATCAACGCACTCAAAGCCGGTATCGAAACCCTCAAGAGCAACGAGACATTCAATCTCCATAATCCAGACGGCACCGTGCTCATAGTACGCGATGGTCACGACCTATTCCTACCGCTCGGAACTGTCATCGTCGGAAACGATGAACACGTGTACCTACGAGTCCCACACGGAAACACCTACTGGACATCTTCTGATCGTGACAATACTGAGCCATACGGTTATGACCTCGATCAGTTCTACGAGTTCCTACGTAGGCGTATGGAAGACGGAGAGCAGTTCCGCATCGTCTACCAGCCGAATTTGTAACAACACAGAACAGAAAAAGAAGGAGTACACACCATGGGCCAGCGCGGCGTACACGCCACGATCAACAAGGACGAAACCACAGGGCGTTTCGTCGTCCACCTCACTACTGTTCAGTGGAGTCTGCACATCGCCGAGATCATCAAGTTCGCGTTGCAGCACGCGGGCAAGGACGGATACAGCCAGACTGAGTTCCTCAACTGTCTCGAAAAGACGGTTCGAAGCATGTCGCACATCAGTGCGTTCGATCTCATGGACGAAGACGACAGGTTCTACAACCGTTCTCGCCCCATGGAAGGCGGCTACAGCATCGTGGCTCACAACCACGAGGACAGCAACAAGGAGTACCGTCTGGGTCTCGACCACGGTGACGGTACGTTCGCACTGACAGGCAATGCGAACACGTTCCGTACGCGGCGCTCTGCTGAGAAGTTCGTCAAGGAACACCGACATGCACAAGATGCAGTGTCATACTTGTGGGATCTCGATAGCAATCTGTTCACGTTCTTCGCGGGCTGGGGCTCGCTCAGGGCTTACGACTTCGCCAGCGATGAAATTATCACGTGTCAGGAGATCACGTACAGTATCGCTCAGTTGAAGCACCCGAAGGCGTCGGTCGAATACAACGGTGCTATGTCATCGACACGGATCATTGATCTCTACGAGGGAAAGCTTCCGGCATGAGTGTACCCATTCTCATGATCCTCAAGGAAATGAAGAAGCTGGACGAAGAAATGGCTCAAAAGGCCAAACAGGCTCACATCGAAGCAGCGCAATGCCAGCCCCTGGATGACAAGGATCTCAAGGCGGTTAATGCCACGATCTTTGTCGTGATCATCGTGACACTACCTATCGTGACGTACATGGTCTTGTCCCTGCTCATCTGATGCACGCTCAACCACCCCATATCCCCAGAAAAACACAGAAAGGACACAACGTTATGAGCTGGCTTCCTGCCATGATGTGGATGCACATGCTGGACGATGACGAACCCGAAGAGCAGTATCCAACCAGATGCAACGCAGGGTACACACCCGTCGTCACCGAGATCTGCCCACCCGTCACCGACGACACCCCCGCCAACAACAGCAACAGCAACGTTGAGCACACACCCACCGTCGCAACGCGCACATGGCGCCACACTGCCGTGTCAGCCGCCACGTTCACGTTATCAGCACTCCTGGGCTACATTGCCACTGAAACGATATTCAAGCGTATCCGTGGTCGCAACTAAGCGCACACGTAGCACGCCAACGCCGATAGCCGCCACCATCAGACCACAACGATAGAAAGAGTCATCATGCTCATCATCCGAGAACCCGAAGCATTTCCCGGAGCAACAATCACTCTTGCACCAGAATGCAAGCCTCGTAACGAACAGGAAGAACATGACCTGTTCGTCGCATACGCGGACTGGTCGCATATCCGGTTCGCCATGTTCCACACGAAGGTAAAACACCCTGATCACACCGAGTACCAACATTACGACAATCGTTGTGGCTCTCTGCTCGTCTACAAGGACCACGCAGAAATGAGCATCCCTCAGGGTCTTATTCGTTATAAACTCAACTCCGAATTCATTGAGAAGCTCAACTGGATTGATTGGGAAGCAACGAAGGTTGCGCGAGGCGAAAAGATCGCACAGATCATTGCTGACATGAAGAACCAGCCTGTTGCTGATCTGTCACAGCTCAAGGTCGGAAGTGTACTACTCACGGGTAAGCCCACGTACGGTTACAATCAGTACAGTTTTCTTCGTGACGAAGCTATCGTCTTGGGTGTCACTGGATACCGTGTACGCGATAACTACTTCGAATGCATCGGTTTCGAGAACTTTTTGCCAGGAGAACCGTACGGTACATACTTCCCCAGCTGGGGCAGTATGTTCGGTGGTTGCACTCGCTGCAACACGTATATGGACATCCCGACTCTTCAGAAGAACGCGAATCTTTACCTCGTGCAGGAAGGCACGGGCAAGACCTGGGCAGAGTACAACTACGAGCATGATCCCTACGTCCCCCGTGACGTACTCTCTCGTGCTCACGCAACGAAGAACATGGTCGATGACTATCTGCGCGGCGTCGGCATGCCGCGCAACAACCGCAAGGTTGAAAAAATGCTCGGCATCGGGTACTGACCAGACAGCACAGGACAGGAGACAACATGATCAACAAGATCACCGGCTGGATCTTTGGTGACATCGAGCGCCTCGATCCGGCTGAAGCAAGCAGCCTGACAGTGACGAAGCAAGACATGATCTGCATCGCCAAGGCAGTGCTTGTTGCAAGCGCGATCATGGCGATCGTCATGACACCTGTTGTGATCGGCTTGTCGCTCTGATCACAACCACACACACCGCACACCCCTTTGCTGGGATTTCACTCAGTGAAGGGGTGCGTTCTCTGCTCTTTCTTCTCCTTATATATAGGACATCTTCGATGTCTCGATCACAGAACTGATAGAACTCTGAAGTTTCTATCCCCACTCTCTCCCACTCACAAACTAAGGAAAATCATGAACGTCAATCATGAACTGGTCCATTCTTACATTGCTGCGCTGTCCTGCACCAAGGAGGGCGCTGAGCTGGTACAGGCTCTTGAAGCCGTGCGCTACTACCACTCTGAGGGCAGAATCGCCCAGCTCGGTGGCGGCAGCATGCTCGTCACGGCTGTCGACGCCTACGATGACGGAGATGTCAAGGGTCTTGTCCTGCTGCCCGGCACCAAGGACCGGCTGGCCTACCAGAGCGCTGACTGGTGCGACGACACCATCCGAGGTGCGCTCTTTTGGAAGGACTACCACAGCTACCCCGTGGTGATTCCCTACGTGCTGGCCGAATGGGCGGTGCAGTGCATCGCTGAACGCAGTGAGTGCGAGCCTGTGCCCATGCGATACACGAAGCCGGTGCTCAACCGTGTTGACACCATACCTGGTATGTACGTCCGTCTCCCTTGGGGTCTGAAGCTCCCCGGCCTCACCATCGACAAGTACGCACGGCGCAAGGCAACGCAGTCTCACTACACCCAGTGGTCATGGGATGCACCTGAGATGCCTGGGTACTCAGAAGACTGCCCTATCGTTTACAACAAGACAGCAGAAGATGTAGTTCATGCAGCCCGATGCGCAGTCGGGGACAGCTATTACGACTACAACCCCACCACTGAAAAGCTGATGTCGCCGCACCACTGGCCGCACATCCCCGAGGATGAAGCGCGAGCCGCATGCCAGTTTCTCAGTGATTACAAGGCATGGACATACTTCGACAGCTGCTCATACGAACAGCTGATCAGGCACCTTCAGAAGCGAATCTTCAAGGGTGTCGACGTGTGACAGTCTCGTTGAAGGGGTGGGTAGCGATCACGCTGCTCACCCCTTCCCTAGCTACCCTCTATTCTCTCAGAAAGAAGCAACCATGACTATGCCATGGACCTCTTACCTTGTGTACCAGCACAAGGACATCCTCGATCAAGACGATTGGATGGAGCTGTTCGAACGCTACGACGTCATCATGGAGGGGTTCATCGCGCCTCAAGTGAAGCTAATGACCGGCCACGGCACACGTCGATTCAACATGGCTGCATTCAACCGCACCATAGAATCGTTCGCACCAGCAGCCCGAGAAATGGCGATTCGCGATCAGGAGCATCGCGCTCCTTGCGAAAAACCTGTCATGATGTGGAATCACGTCACTGATCTTGCACGCGAGATACTCAGTGAGCATCCCAGTAAGAAGCAGATTGAACAGTTCCGTCATCGATGCGCAGATCTGTATGATCCGCGCTTCCCTCGTTCCTCTTCTATCGATCATGATGCACGACGAGAGATCGATAAGACCGTCTACGACCTCGATACGGTATTGCAACAGTGGGATCTCACTGAGGCATTCCCACTTCGCTTCTACCCATATAAGCCCGACCGGTTCGATCGCTACAGCATCTGATCCCACGCAACTCAGGCGCTCGCCTCTCTTCTCTTTTGTCTGTGTATATAGGGCGTCTCCCGACGCCCCGATCACAGAATTGATAGATAACCTCTCTCAGAAAGACCCAGAACAATGAATCAGTCATCTATTGTAAACGACATCAACGCCGCAGCGCAGGAGCTCGTGCGCGATCAGCCCACGATCATTCCAATCGCAGGGGACTTCACCATCGTACAGATGACTCGCCTCACACCCACAACGATCGACTACAAGGTTTTCTCTCACCGTCACCATGTGGCAGCGGTAAGATTCACGTTTGATTTCAGCGATACGCCGTGCGGGGCTCCGATGGTTTCCATCATGGCTGACGCTTTCAACCACGATGCAGCGACCTCTGAGCATCTGCGTCAGTTCGTCAACGCGCTGTACGCCGCTGCATGCGATAGCTCAAACCCGGATACCATCAAGGATCTTCGTGATTCCAACGTTATGTACTGGGGCGACGATCCCATCGAACTCTGAAAGAAAGAAGCGCCACCATGATGCATTGGACTTCCTACCTTGTTCTTCACCTCCCTGGGGTCGACGCGATGCCTGACTGGATGCAACGGTCTCACCGCGCAGATGTGATCATGCGCGGCTACATCTACCCGCAGGTCGACGAAAAGCTCATCAACGATGGCAAGGCTGGCGATGACGATGCATTCGACCGGATCATCGACGAGCTGACGCCTGCTGTTCACGACATGGCGATCCAGGACAAGCACGATCACATCCGCTGCGAGAAGCCCATCATGATGTGGGATCTACTCTCCGATCTCGCAAGTAGAACGCTCAGCACACATCCCACGAAGCGGGAGATCAAGAACCTCCGCAAGATGTGCCTCAACTTGTTCAGTGGAACTATCACAATTGATCGCGACATGGAGGCCGAGCTTTGGTGGACCGTGGGCGGGCTGGAGCTACTGTTGAAGCACTGGGACAAGAGCACAGCACAGCGGCTCAGGTTCTACTCAAACACCTCCAGCAAGACCGCCCGGTTCAACCGCTACGCGATCTCGATCTGACAACCCAACCACACAACCCCAACAACCCACACATTCCCACATATATAAAAGGAGGTTGCGATGCCCCGTCGCAACAAGCGTTCCCACAACACTGACATGTCGGCTGTACTCGATACCCTGGATGCTCTCGCTCTGGCGAGCCCCACTCACGTGACCATGATTGGGTGCACGTGCCCCTACGGCCCTGGTGGCCGTGACTGCACGTGTTGCGGTGATGCACCGGGCAAGCCCCGAGCTGCTGCTCGTCGCGCCAAGAAGCGCAGCAAGCGACAAGAATTCAAGCGTTCGCTGGGTCAGTACAACTGCCGTAGCTACAGGGAATACCTGGCCTACGAAGGCGAAGACTGAAAGGCTGAGCGCATGACTATGACTATTCGGGACACCCTCACAGAAATCTACCCTGATCTGCAATTCATGGGAACCAGGCGACTTGGGACGAAGTATGTCCTGAGCCGTGGAATGCGAGGTTACTTCGTCAGCAACCGACTCACGGGCAAGATTGTGTGTACCTGGGATACAAACGGCATCCTGTACGCCACCACTGATGAATTGTCGCCATACGAAAAGCGGCTCATCACGATGATCCTCAAAATCTGGCGAATGCTTTGGAGACAAAGCTCCTGACATTGAGTGGCTTCACTAAGGAAGACACAACCACACACGCAGATAGCTCCCCTATCCCTACCCTCTCTGAGAGCAAGTACGGCGACGTACGCTCAACAGAGAATGAGGCGGGGTGGGGGAGCTATGTTTTCTTGAATCTGTCGCTCCAGCCTCTCTGTCTCTTATGCACAAAGCGTCTATCGACGCTCCGGATCTTGAATTGATAGAAACTTTCTCTACCTCCCCCCTCTCACAAAGGAACCGAACCATGCTGAAGAACAAGCTCACCAACCTCTATGAGTGGATCTACGCTGACACCACGCCTGGCCTCAGGTTGTTCGGTGTCACGCTCGTCGTGTGGTGTGCAATCTTCCTGATCACCAACACCATCGCTTACTTCGTGGGCTGATCGCTCTGATAGGAGTGTTCACCTGCGTAGATAAACCCACCTAACCCCCCTTCCCTCTCTTAACCCTTCTCTTAACTTCCACCTAAACCCTGAAAGCCCCTGCGGGTCTTCGCTGCTCAGTCTTCATGACGCAGCGTTGACACCCGTAGGGGCTTTCTTTTTCACAGAGCCCAAGCGCTCAAGTGACCACGAGAGCAACAAGAGCATCGCGCACCAACAAACCAGCAACCACACACAACCCCCCCCC